AGATACCTCCCGCCCGCCACAACTCAATATAAAAAATAAAAGAGGAGGCAAGAGATTATGGCAGTTTTTAAACCGACAAATTGTTCGCCGTATTTAACATCTTTTGATATTACATATTTGGACGAAGGACCAATTTATTTTCAATGCAAAATAGATACGTCAAACACAAAGATTGACGGGTATGCTATAACTGTTTACGATAGTGATAATCATAAAATTTTTCCGCATAGTGGAAACGCGGTTGATAATATATCATATATCAAAGATCTTTATTATGATACAACGAAGATTGGATCGATTATTTCTGATGATGGAATTTCTGATTTAAACACTGGTTTAAACGGAAGTTATTTAAAAATTCCTTTTGTCGTAAACAACGGTTAGAATAGTAAACTAACAAACACAACGAGAAAAAACGTTGTTGTGTATAATAACAATAAAATACAAGATAATTCTTCGAATACTATTGAGTTACACAATGGAAATCAGTATAAATGGACAATCAGTTTATATCAGCTCGGACAAGACGCTATTAAGAATAATAAGAATAGGCCAGAAGAAGATAAATATTATGATATGACTGTCGCTTCTGGTAAAATTCTTGGATCTACTAATGAAAGAATTCAAAGCTATCCGAGCGATCAAATTTATAATGATTATTTTATACAATTATATAATGCCCCAGATGTTCAGGTTGATTTTAATTTTTAGATTACAACAAAAATTACAGGAGTTGAAGGGGCTGCAAAACAAGTTGGAACAAGAGTTAGAATTAAAGATTACGATTCATATCTCGGACACATGTATTTACAAACTGGACAAGATGGTTTGTCTGAAGAAAATTTAAATATATCAAATGTTTTTCAAATTTTTAAAATGAGTAACAACCCAGATGATTTGAGCACAAAAGACAAAGTTGATTTTTGCATTAACAAAAAATATTTTGTGCCAAAGTATTTTCAAGGTTCCAAATCCGATTCGTCAGCAGCATATTTAGCCCAAACATTTGTTGTTGAAAATGTTACTGGTTCAAGTGTTTCTGAAACTTTAGAAAAAGTGAAGAATGTTTATAACAAACCATTTTTTGCAAATACCAAAGTTTTATATTCTTATCAATCTAATCAATATTGCTTTAAGAGTTTTAGTGGTTATGATAAAGATACATCACCCACGGTTATATTTGGTTAGTCAAGAGTTTTATTAAATACAGAAAATGATAACCACGAATTAAATGACAATGGAACTGTAGTTGATTCTAAAAATTATACGCCGAACGAAAAAGAAGATAGCTATTCTAAGTTGAACGGTATATGGATTCCAAAAACACCGACTGTTGAAAAGATTGTAGAACATTATAATGAAGGTAAATATACTGGAGCAGACTATAAAGTAACAATTCAATGGTATCGTTCTTCCGATGCTGATACTTGGGGAGAAATTGTAAACAAAGTTGTTTTAGATACCAACAACTCCAACAGTGATTATGATTAGTTTGCTGGTCAAAATATTCAAGCGTATACTTCAGCGCAAGAAGGTGAGCAAGTTACAATCGGTACTATTAATGATGCGCCTATAAAATTTAAGCTTGAAAAACCTGTTGAGATTTATCCAAGTAATTCCTACGAACAAAATTATGGGGTTATTTACAAAAACAACATGTAGTTGAATGAGACAACACATGGAACTATAAATTTCATTTCTCCTTCTATCGCTATATCTGTCGGAGATAAAATATTTAATAAAAATAATTTTTCCTCGGACATTATATTTTTAAATAAAACTGTTTGGGCGATTGGACTAGATCCATCTTTAAACTTCAAAACAAACGATTTATATTCAATTAAAACATTCTTCCGTTCGAGTAGCGAAAATCAATTTAGTTTATATGAGCGTCCAACCGTTGATTTGGAATTATATGGTGTTTCTGGCGGAGCAAAGATAGAAATTTACGGCGATAATACATGCACAACTTTTGAAAGAAGTATTTTTGCATAGGCTATTTATAATCAAACAAATTTGGTTCAATGGAGAAATTATCAATGGTTTCTTTATGATGTTCCAAATATTTATGAAAACGCCGATGCGTATAAAACAGCAGTTGGATCCGCTTTGACGAAATATTTAAACCCGAATGATCTTGTTTTGCAATCGGAAGTTGGTTATGACAAAGAGATAAAATATACGTTTTATGGTTTAGCTGAAGAACATCATTGGTATATTATATCGCTCGTTTTAACAGACCAATATGGTACTATTATTACAAAGAAAGTTGCTGTTTATACAGGATTTGATGTTTCCTTAGAAAAAGATAAAGATTGGGCTAATTATGGGCTTCGGTGCGATTTAACTGGTGTCGATATGTGGTTCGAAGATAAATACGGTTATATATATCCGAATTTAGGCGATAGAAATTATTTGATAGAAACCGATAATAATTATAAAGACAATCCAAAAGGCGTTGAATATTTTAGTGGCGTTATGAATATATTTGATGAATCTGACGGTGTTTTATATGACAGTGTGTATAGCAACGACGGATTAAGCTCTTGGAATCCTCCTTCTAAACAAAATTTGACTTTTGATCAAACAAAAGGTATTGAGTTTACCACGAGGGTTACAATAGATAGTTATCAATACTCGGCAGAATTTCTGAGTGTTGTCATTAACACAGACGGCGGAAATACAAAAAACCTGGTTCTGAAACCGGAAGACCTATATATAGGTTCAAATCAGTGGCCAGACGGTTATAAAGTTGGTTTCCCGAATTACGAGTGTTATAAGATTGGCGATTATGCTATAGGGAAGAATCCGAACATATATGTTTATGGGAACGCGACAACTGATTTATTCCCCGCTTCCTATAATTCTTATATCAAGTCCAATAATTACTATATGTCTTATATTCCTTCAAACATAGTTCCACTTGGAGCTAATAAACCCTCTATAAATTATCCAAATTCTTGGCATTTTATCCATTATGATGAAGAAAATATCGTTAAAGATATAATAAGCGATAAACCGATAAAAATAAACAAGATGATTTATACTTTAGACGATCCCGATGGATTGTAGAATAAGGATGTATTTTATAATTTGCCAATATTTATAAGGAACGATTTGTCTTTAAGCGGGAAAACAATAGAAAATTTACCTGCTGGAAATAAGGTTTATAGTCTTTGGATGGATAAAAACGATGAGATAATCATACCAACAATAGTTGCTATAAATGAACAAGCTAATACTGTTTATTATTGTTATAGAAAAGTTAATAATCATCAAGAGGATATATCAGATAACTTTTGGGAAGATACAAACGAAAACGGTGAAGATAATATCTGGGAAGATGAAATAACGATAGAAGATATTCAATCTGACCATTTAAGAAATCAAGACGGTTCGTTGAATACGATTAGAAATCGTTTGTATAGCAAAGTTTTATATTTTTATGTTCAGTGGAGTGGAAAAGAGAGTGATAATATCACATACGGTATTAACGGGAACGTATCACAAAGAGTAATAGATGTCGATTCAGAATTATCGTTAACTTCCGTTAATCCAGTTGAGAACAGGGTAATTACAACTGCTTTAAATTCAAAATTAGATACAACAACGTTATCTAATCAGAATACATTTGGTATATTTAAATGTTATACAGATAAATTTGGAATATTAACTTTTGTTACTGGGGAGGATAAAAATGGCTAATATTAAGATAGGTATAAGTAGTGGTTAGAAACCACAAGATTTTGGCAAACCGTCAAGAAAATCAAGAGTTTCTTATTTATATGCTTATAACAAAGATGAATCTTCTCCGTCAAACAGAAATTTTCCAGCGATTTTTTCAAAGAAAAAATATTCTGAAATTATGCAAGATAAAGATTTTTTATTTGCGTTGAACTACACAAGTGATGAAGAAGTTGATGGTTTGCCAATACCACCTCCAGATGGAATTGTTTCAAAAGAATTAAAAACGTTTCCACAAAGGTCTATTTATAAAAGAGAAGTATGGAGAGATAATAACAACCAAGTGTATTATGAAAAAATATTACACCCGGTTGTTTTACAAAATAATGTTTCTCGTGTTATAGACTATAATGTAACAACAAACAGGAATTATGAATATATAATTTATTTAACGGATCAAAGTGGAAATAAAACAATTCAAAGAGAGATACATTTCCCGATAACAACAAAATGGGATTATTGGTCTATTTCCGAATTACACAAAACAAGCGAATAGAATGTTTATACAACATCTGAAAACGAAACCTGGTTATTTAAATTTAATGTTGAACCGGGGGAACAACAGCAAAATGTTTCTAAATCGCAACAAGATACACTTGGTAAATATCCCGCTTTTTCTTATGGGAAAAAGAATTATACTACAAGTTCTGTTTCTTGTTTGCTTGGCTCTGAAATGCTTCCTTTTGATTTTTTAACAACAAATTATGTTCTTACAAGAAACGAAGATGGTAGCGTTTCATGGGGTTTGGCGAAAGATGCCAGTGAAGTATATGGCGGATATACAGAATCTCGTTGGAAGAAACTATTAGACCAATGTGGAATGAATGAACGCGTTGTTAATATTTTTGACACAAAAATCACATCTAATGATAGCGTTGACATGTTGAATGAGTGGAAAAAAATATGTAATTCTGGAAACCCGAAGCTTTATAAGAATTCCAAAGGTCAATCGTTTATTATATAGATAACCGAATTTTCGAATTCGATTAATGAATCTTGGGATAAGCAGCCGATAACCATTAATTTTAGTTGGACGGAAATTGCAGACGCAAGCGATGCAAGAATAATACAAACAACCGAGTTCACTACCGATACAAGCGGAAGTGTTTCTGGTGGAGGAGATGAGCCAGTGATGGATTATAATATTCTTTCTAATAAACCACAGATAAACGGCGTTGAATTGGTTGGAAATAAAACGGATAAAGATTTGTATTTGGAAGCAGAGGGTAATATTAAGTCTATTTCTGGAACAAGTCCTTCTGTAAAATTAGACAACAACATCACCTATAATCTTGGTTCTATTAATGGATTAACAACAACATTTGGTAGTATTAATGACGAATACTATAAAAATCGTCAGTGTTCACAGGCAGAAATCAATTTTACTGCTGCAAGTAATTTCACATATACACCGCCAGAAAACACAACTATTATAGGCGGAGATGTTGATGGTGGAAAACTTAATGCTAAAAAAGGCACTTCTTACAACATAGGGTTTGGATATGTTGATAATGTTATGTATGCTGTTTGTGGCATTAGATAAAATATAAAAAGGAGAGGTAAATATGATTTATAATTCGTCTTAGTTTTCTTTACAGGGAAGCGGAGAGGTAATTTCTATTACCTCTCCTTATTTATTTGATCAATATTATAATTTTTATTATATAGAAGATTATATTAAGAATAAACATATATAGCCAAGATTTAAAATTTATGTTTTGAACGCCGATGAAACAGAAAGATATGAAATTCCAAATGAAGACATTATCGGCGGAAGTTATTCCGAAAATTATCAAAGTGGTCAGAGAAGGACATTATCTTTTCAATTAAATAATAATAACGGAGAATATACGCCTTCGATTAATCATTTTTGGACTGGATAGAAATTTTCTTTTTATATTGGATTCAATATGAATAATGATGAAAATAGTGTTATTTGGTTTAGAAAAGGAATTTATTCTTGCCAAAGTCAAGGCGTTGACAATTCTTCTGATACAAAAACGGTTAGTATAGAAACAGCTGATAAATTTTCTGTTTTAGAAGGGAAAAGCGGAACTTTAGAATATTCTTATACAATTAATGTAGGGGAGGATATTGAAGAAGTTATAAACAACATACTAAATACAGACAATGGTTCTGGTTTTATGTTGGATTCTAAAGATATTATTTATCATTCTTTATTCAAAGATAAAAAGGTGATTTCTCAAATATCAGAATCTGCTGGCGCAACTTATGGTTCGATTATTTTAAAACTCGCAGAAATGCTTTCCGCAGAAGTTTTTTATAATGTCAACGGTAATTTAACATTAATTCCAAAACAAGAAGTTATCAACGATTCCGATAAACCGATTTTATTTTCTTTCAATGCGGATAACGGTGATTTAATGACACATAATTATAGTTTTTCTTTCGAGGATATTGTAAATAAAGTTATTGTCATTGGTTCAAATGTTAATGGAAATACGTGTAGAGCAACGGCTGTCAATAATGCTGCAGATTCTCCAATCAGCGTATCAAGAATTGGTTATAGAACGGGATCAATAATTAATGATTCTTCAATTAATTCGGATTATCTTGCGTAGGAAAGAGCTGATTATGAATTAAGAAAAGTTAGTGTTGCTAAAACAAGTGTAAGTAACACTGCGTTATTGAATCCTTTAATAGAAGTAAACAACTTGATAGAAATTACAGATAGTTTTTATGGCATAGAAAATGAAAAATTCCTTGTTCAATCGATTTCTTTCTCGCTAGATTATGGCGGAACAATGTCGATTTCAAGCTCGAATATAAACAATCTTTCATTTACGAATAGATAAGGAGAGGCGTATGGATAAAATAGAACAAGCCAATAGCTTTTTAAATATAATACGTTCCATTATCAAAGAAGAACAAAACAAACGCGACAAAGTTGAAATTTGTCAAATTGACAGCGTAAATGAAGATGGGACAGTAAATATAAAAATGCTTTCAGATTTTGAAGCTGTTAGAATAATTCCAAATATTTCAAATCAATCGATATATAGCTTTAAAGGTGGAGATTTGGCTATTATTTATATGATTCAAAATCAATTATCTAACGCGTTTATAATTGCTAAATGCGGTCCGACAAATGAAAGTTTAAGGATATCTTCGTCAGATAGTGATATCACTGGAGAAGGCACTGTTATACAAAATATAACATACCAAAATGTGACTGCTGGTGGCGTAACATCCGTTAATGGAAAAACAGGAGAAGTTACTATTACCGCATAGGATCTTGGAGCAATTACTGAAATTCCAGATGTAACACAAATACAATCAACAGATATTTCTTCGCTAGTTTATGATACAATAAATGGTGCCGCTTTTGAAATAAATAACAGTATCATCTTTTCAGATGGAACAGAAAATAACCCGCTTTTAAAATTCAATTTGCCTATTATCGGAATTAATGGTATTAGTATAGATAAAGCTAATGGTAAAAATGTTCTGGAAATTTCAGGAAAAGATTTGCAAGATTTAATTAATTCTATATCTTTGACTAGTGGTACGAATAATGGAACCTTAAAACTGACTGTTGGTACAACTATTGTTGATAATATTAAAGTTACTGGTTTTGATAAAAAGCAAGATTAGCTTAGTACGAGCCAATTAAACGCTGTTAATTCTGGGATTACGTCTGCAAAGGTAACCACCTATGATGGATATCAAACTCAGATTGATGGTAAATACACGAAACCAACTGGCGGTATTCCAAAAACTGATTTGGCGAGCAGCGTCCAAACGTCGCTTGGGAAAGCGGATACTGCGTTATAGTCTCATCAATCTATTACAACGGGTAGTGCGAACGGAACAATTTCAGTTGACGGAACAGATGTACCTGTAAAAGGACTAGGTTCCCTTGCGTACAAAAATTCTTTGACAAAATCAGATGTAGGTTTAGGTTCGGTTGTTAATGCAGGACAAGATTCAACGCCAACCGCTAACTCCAGTAATTATATTACCTCTGGCGGTGTTAAGAATTATGTTGATACGGCTATAAGTGGGGTATCACAATTCCAATATGAGGTAGTTGTATCTTTACCGACGGCAAGTGCAGATACAATGGGAAAGATTTACCTTGTAGCACACTCTCATTCTTCTGACGATGGTTATGATGAATATATTACGTTGGAAAGTGGAACAACGACAAAAACTTATTCATGGGAAAAGATTGGCAATACTGATATAGATTTGTCTAATTATGTAAATAATTTATCTGGAACCGTAGACAGCGGTGTTGTGACGAATATCACAAAATCTGGTAATACACTTACGGTTACATCGTCCAATTTATCTGGAACGCAAACGGCATCTAGTGGAAAATATATCTCTGGCATAATATAGGATAAGACTGGAAAAATAACTTCCATATCGGAAGGTACACTTCCTTCGAATACAGCACATAGTCATACTGTTGGAACCGGTTTAAGTATTTCTGGTTCTGGTGGTGTTTCTGGAACGACAACGTATAGTTTAAAAGTTGCTTCATCTTCCGAAATTGGTGGTGTTAAACCTGGTGCGACGAGCGGTAAAACCTACGGCGTTGATGTTGCTGATGACGGGGCAATGACTGTTTCTGTTCCGTGGACGGATAATGATACAACATATAGCGCAGGTGCTCATATTAGTATCGACGGAACTATAATCAGTGCGTCGTGGCCAACGGTTTCTGATAGCGGCTACGCAGGTATTAATAAAACTGGTACGGTTACTGGCGTAAAAGTAAATGGAACGACAAAATCTCCCGTAGACGGAGTTGTTGATATCGGTTCTGTACCGTCGGTTGTTCAAACAACTGGAACATCAACGACAAGTGTTATGTCTCAAAATTCTGTTACAGATGAATTGAGTAAAAAAGCAGATTTGTTTGTGAAGGAAACTGGGATTAATCAAATTAGCTCCGGTAAATCTTATGAGCTTGGAAGCGTTTCATCAATGGTTAATCTCCCTACGATAAACGCTGCTGAATTTACAAGCATAAATGATGTTTCGCAGATTTGTTTTAAAGCAAGTGCAAACTTTGTGATAAACATGCCTTCCACAACGTATTTGTGCATCGGAGATGGATTAAGTAGTGATAAAGCAAAGTTGACTACTGTTTCAGGAAAATCTTATTGCATTACGGTTGGTTATACTCCTTTCGGAATTCAAATTGTTAGTGCAATAGTAGATGTTTTATAATATAATTTAAATAATATATATTATATATAATATTATAATATAAATATAATAAAATAAAACAAATAAAAAGAAATATAAAAGTTACTTTTTATTTTTGAAAATAAGGCGAAATCCCTTGACTTTGGGGCGATAATATGTTATAATATTTTCCAAAGCCAAGGGTGAAAGTCTTTGGTTTAGAAAGTTTTAAGAAAAGAGGTCAGTTTTATATGAGAAGTTTTGAAGAAGTAAAACCAGAATTTAAGAAGTTTCCCAATGTAAAAACTCGTTTGCCAGAAAGAAGTGATGCAAAGTCGGCAGGTTACGATTTTTATAGTAAGGAAAATTATGTTATTAATCCGAAAGAATCGCACGTTTTTTGGACAGATGTGAAAGCACAAATGTACTTTGATAACGTGCTTAATATATATGCCCGTTCAGGGCTTGGTTGTAAATACGGCGTAGTTCCGAAAAACTGCACCGGCATTATAGATGCCTCCTACTATGGAAATGAAAAGAATGACGGTGGAATCGGTGTTTGTCTTGAAAACAAAGGCGATGAGCCATACTCCGTGAAAGTTGGTGATCGCATCGCACAGGGTGTTTTCACGAAGTATTATATTACCGATGACGATAAATATGTTTATGGGAAAGAAAAAGATAATGGCAGAAAAGGTGGCTTCGGATCTTCCGACGAGGTGAAATGATGAAAGTTGTTTTGTATACTGTACATTGTCCAAAATGTAAAATTTTAGAAAAGAAGTTAGAACAATCCAAAATCAAGTATGATGTTTGTGAAGATTTGGATTTGATGTTGGCAAAGGGATTTCAAACGGCTCCAGTTCTCGATGTTGACGGTAGAATTATGGAATTTAAGGAAGCCGTTCAATGGGTTAAAGAACAAATTGGGGGTTGATGTGTATGGAAATAAGTTTGAAATTAAATAAAGATTTTGAGCGTTGCCTTGAAGATTTAAAAAAGAAATATGGTGAAGATTTTGAATATATCAATGGTGTTCATTCAAGTCAATTAGATTTTTCTGAATTTTTAAGTAAATTTATTCAAAACGATACAATGGCGGATGCAACAATTGATCCAAATGCTAATGCAAGACACAAAGATATTCGTAGCTTTATGACGGAGAAAGGGAAAAGCGAAGATAAACTTTTTGGTTTGAATAAAATTTTTCTTGAAATTAAAGAAATGTGGGGTTTGAGAACTGCGAAGCAATGGCTTGAAGCAGAGTTCAGTAAAGCTTTATATCTGAACGATTCTTCTACGGCGAGCTATTTCGCTTATTGCTGGGCTAATGATTTAACAAGATTGGCAACTGAAGGACTCTTCTTTATTTCTGACTATAATAATCAGCCACCGAAGCATTTAACTACATTTTTTGATGATGTAATTGAGTTTGTATCGTTTTTAAGCAATAGACAATCTGGTGCGGTTGGTCTTCCTAATATTCTTATTTGGGCATATTATTTTTGGAAAAATGATGTTGAAAGTGGATATTATCTTAAAGATCCAGATACTTATTTAAGACAAAATTTTCAAAAACTTATTTATAGATTAAATCAGCCGTTTTTAAGAATTGATCAATGTGCATTTACAAATATTAGTATTTTTGATAGACCTTATCTTGAATCGCTGTTTGGTGGTATTGAGTTTCCAGATGGATCGTTTGTAATCGACCAAATTGAAGAACTCATTAAATGTCAAAAAGTATTTATGGAAGTTGTGAGCGATGTAAGAAAAGAACAAATGTTTACGTTTCCCGTTGACTTAATAGCGGCATAAGACAGTAATGTCTTATAGTAAACCTCGTGAATTCGGGGGAAGTCTGTATAATGAATATATTTTATTTCAGAGGTGATTTTATGGCTCAGAAAAAGAATATACCATTATAGGATATAATAGATTTACATAATCAAGGATTATATGATATCGAAATAGCGGAAATCCTTGGATGTAAAAGAGAAAATATTGTAAAAAGATTAAATAAAATAGGAATTAAAAATCGTAAAAATAAAAGTGATGATATTACACTGAGAAATAGGATCAGCGAATCTTTAAAAGGTAGATATATCGGAGATGAAAATCCTAATTTTAAAGGATACAATGATGAAAAACAGATTGCGCGTGGACTATTTAAAACTATTTCAAAAGAAATGATAAGAAATAGTTAGTATACCTGTCAAATATGTGGGCATCATGGTGGTGATTTATGTACACATCATTTAAAACCATTTCATATTATATTTGATGAATTTATAAAAAATGCCTACTCTGGTAATATCAAAAATTTCGCTCATGAAATCTTATATTATAACGATTTTTTAAATAAAGACAATTTAATTGTTGTTTGTAAAAAATGTCATTACAATATTCATTATACAGATAATCCTGAACTAAGCCCATATAGATGGGAAAGTCAAACGACTATCGAAAGCATAGACGAAAAACCTATTTTCGTTGAAGAAGCAAGTAGAGTAGACTCAAGCGAGTCGAAGTGCGAGGATACCTAAATAAAATGGTATTTAGGTATATGATATAGTCTGCTTCTCTATAGTGATATAGAGCCATTTGAATAAATGGGTATTGATTTAGCGAATCAATATAAACATAAAGGTTTAACGTATTCTCTTCTTTATAAAGATGGAAAATTCCAAGATGAAGAATTTGCTCGCTGGTCTTCAAATCATAATATTGAGTGGTCAGATTCTAATTTCTTTGTAAGCGGTGATGTTGGCGTGTTGAGTAATTGTTGTAGACTTCTTTCCGACACCAAAAAAATTAGTGGGTTTATTAATAGTATTGGTGGTACGGCATTGAGCATTGGTTCCTGTCGTGTAAGTACTATTAATCTAGTTCGTATTGCTTATGAGTCTAAATTCAATAAAAAGAAATATATTGAAATATTAAAAGATAGAGTTTTGCTCGATTGTAAAGCATTGACTTCTATGAGATATATTTTAAAGAGAAACATTGAAAAAGGTCTTCTTCCAAATTATCAAGACGGTGCTGTCGAATTAGATAAGCAATTCTGTACAATCGGCGGTATCGGAATGTATGAGGTAATGGATTTATTTGAATTGATTGAGTCTGACGAGTTTGGAAATAAATCTTATTCTGATGAAGCAGTAGAATTTGCAACACAAATTCTTGATACAATTAATGATGTTAAAGATCATTTTGAATGCGATTTTACATTTAATGTGGAGATGATTCCAGCGGAAAATTGTGCAGGGGTTATTTGTCAAGCAGATAATTTAATTTACGAACAAGATAAATATTATATTTATTCTAATCAGTGGATTCCATTAACAGAAAAATGTACTATTCAAGAAAAATGTAGATTGGGAAGTTTGTTTGATGCAAAATGTGGTGGCGGCTGTATTGCTCATATCGACATTGAAAATCGTTTCCCCAACGAAGAAACAGCGTGGAAAATGTTGAACTATGTTGCAAGTAAAGGTGTAATTTATTTTGCGTTTACAACAAAGATTAATGTGTGCCAACATAAACATTCTTTCATTGGGACTAAAACGTGCCCTGTTTGCGGTGAACAAATGACAGATCAATATGCTCGTGTTGTTGGTTTCTATACTCCAGTAAGTGGATATCAAAAAATAAGAAAGAAAGAATTTAATGCGAGAAAATGGTATGATGTTTTGAATAAGGATAATATTATATCATGAAATTAAAAAATATTATATATGAAGATTTCGTTAATTATAAAAAAACTTCTATGTTTATTTTAACTACGGCTTGTAGTTTTAAATGCGAAAAAGAAGCTAATTGCATTGGAATGTGTCAAAATTCAGATCTTGTTAAAAGCAAAACAATTGAAATTGATAATAAGATTTTAATCGATAGATATTTAAATAACGGTACTACGGAAGCCGTTGTTATTGGTGGATTAGAACCACTTGATACATTTGAAGATACTTTGCAATTCATTAAAGACTTTAGAGAAAAATCGGATGACGATATTGTTATATATACAGGTTTTAATGAAGACGAAATCGAAGATAAAATAGTTATTTTACAAAAGTTTAAAAACATTATAGTGAAGTTCGGGCGTTATCGTCCGAACTTCCAAAAGCATTTTGATGAAGTTCTTGGAGTGGAATTAGCTTCTCCAAATCAATATGCCAAAAGAATAAGTTAATTTTAAACAAGGAGGTTGTTTATGGAAAACGTATTGATTGAATTTAAAAAGAAGGCTAAAAAGCAAAACATTGTTAAGGCGGGGTTGTGTTCTGTAGCAATCTCCTTGTTATTTACTATTCCGTTTTTGATAGCTTTTTGGATCATGGATTATAAATATAAATTTATAATTTGCGCTGGAATTTTTATCGTCGGAATTTCCGTTTTGTTTCCAGTTTTATATTTCAAAAAGTTTAAATATACCGAAATTCAATTAGCAAAAAGAATTGACGATCTTGGTTTAGAAGAACGTGTTTTGACAATGATTGAATTAAAAGATAATGATTCTTTTATTGCAAAGAAACAAAAAGAAGATACGTTGAACGTCCTGAAAACCGTGGAAGTAAATGACTTAAAAGGAAAATATAGAAAACAATCGTTTCTTTCGATATTCTCGACTACATTGGCATCTTTGGTAATTGCCTTATCTTTAATGTTCCCAAATATTAAAGAAATTATTATTGCTCATGGAGAGCCAAAATATACAATTAAAGTATCTGCGGAAGGTCTTGGTTTTGTAATTGATTATTCTAAATACGAAAATCAATCTTTGATAAATGCTGTTTCTAAAAAACAGGAGCAAGATCAGATTGATAAAATTAATAATAAAGAAATAGTTGAATTAAAACAATTCCCGACTGCATTTTCAAATAGAATTTCTGTTAATTATAGATGTTTTGGAGATATTGATGCAACTATGGTTTTAGATGGTGCCAACTTTGAAGATATTTCTTACAAAATCAAATCTGATGAAACACATATTTTAATGGCACTGCCTTATAAAGGGTATGTGTTTATTGGTTGGTCAGACGGTTTCGTTTCTCCGTTCAGAGAAATTGATAATTATTCCACCGACTTGATTGCGTTGTTCGATGAAGTAAGTTCCGTAGGTGAAAATATGCCAGATAAACAAGAAGAGCCGGGAGATAAAGATGGATCTGCTGACAGCGAATCTGATGGAATTGGACCAGAAGGAAATGGAACTGGCAAAACAAATAACGATGATAGTTGGGGTGATGGAGCGAAGGGCTCACCAGCAAATCAAGTAATCAATGGCGAAACCTACTATGGTGATATTTTTAATCAAAGCTATCAAGAAGCTGTTGAAAGAATAAAGAATGATACAAATTTAACAGATGCACAAAAGAAAGCTATAACTGATTACTTTGAATCAATAAGAAAAAATTAAAGGAGAATTGTTTATGGCAATAATAATTCAAAATAAAACTATAGCTTCTGTTGCTAGAAAATCAACAGAGAATAGAAACCAACTTCCGCATAAGGGCGATATTTATATTGGTACTGGCAATAAAATAGAAGAGGGTAGTAATATTCCAGATACAAAGGGACAAAATATTATTGATGCAATTAATGAGAATGCAACGGGCAAAACATTAGAGGCACAACAATTTTCTGCTTCTAATCCCCCCGCAACGGATACGCAACTTGTTAGAAAGATTGATTTAACTAATGGCGATGTTAAAGTTAAAGATTCTGAAAATGCTGATTATTTAAAATTTCCAAAATATATTAAAGTTGATATTAATAGTACTGGAGAAATGTATACAACACTTCCAGATGGGTGGTATATGGTCGCATATTATCCAGACTTTATAGATGATGGAAGTTTTGGTGGAGGCGTTTCTTATTATTTTGCTCCAATTTATTATAATTTCCATTATATCAGCGCAGAGAAGACGGGAAGTAACATAACAACGATTGGTGGCGGAGTGGATCCAAAAGATTCTATCTATAATGGTTATTATGAATTGTCTATAGTTGATGTACATCCCGCTTTGAATAACGGAAATAAAACTAAAATTACATTACGCTCATATAATGTTCCTGGAAATGTTTATAATCTGGTCAAAAATACAGACGGTATAATAGTTTTCTTTCCAATATCTAAATAAATTTTAAGAGGAGTGTCAAAATTACTTGACATTCCTCTTTTTTTATGGTAAAATATCTTTGTAATAAAACACAAGGAGAATGTTATGACAACAAAGCCAGTAATCAAAGAAAACTTTATTGAATTTCTCAAAACCAATTATCCAGAATGTTTTGAAAGTGGAACGCCGATAGCGGAAAACGCTTTAGAAGCTTTGATTATATTAAAAAAGAGAGAGTATACAAAACAATTTTGTGCCTCGCTTTCGAAAGATGTTATGCAAGTTAAAACGAATAAGAAATTCAAAGATCAGTTAAAAGAGATTGAATATAAAATTCGTAAAAATCATATTGATTTAGGAGAGAATTAATGGAACAATTAAAAGAAAGACCTGTATTTATAACCGCAAAACATGTTAAAAATACGTTGAATGGAAAGACTTACGGGGAGATCAGAGAGATTCTGGAAATCGATCCAGGAGAACATGAATTACTACCGAACGGAGAAGAAATTCCAAACGACGTAGTTTGTACTGTTGATAAAGCCGAAGAGTGGGCTTATACCAGGGGTGTTGTCACCGTAGAAATTCGTTTTACTGTGAACAATAAAGAATATGGGCAAATGCTTCTTGCTCATCTTGGGCGTGTAACTTGTAGATTCACCCGTCCGCCTTTGGAAGCTTTAGAAGGTTAAAAATTATGTCATTTCGTGAATTTTATAATGAAGATTGTTTTGTAAATATGAAAGGGTTTAAAGATAAATCAATAAACCTTATTTTGACTTCGCCGTTTTATAATACGAATAAAAAAGCGGGGAAGAAAAATACGCTTGAAAACACAGAAATCAAAAAGGGAACATATTCTTATATTAGATATGACGAACACGTTGATAATATGACAGATGAAGAATATGAAGATTTTACAAAAAGATTGTTCAATGAATTTGATAGAATTGTTGTGAACAACGGAGTTATTCTTTATAATCTTTCTTATAGCAACGAAAATCCAGCGAATTTGTTTTCATTGGTTGATATGATTTGTGAAGAAACGAATTGGACGATTGCTGACATAATCGTTTGGAAAAAGAAAAGTGCTTTGCCGAACAACTGCTCGCCGAATCGTCTAACTCGTATTTTCGAATTTGTTTTTGTTTTCTGTAGAAAGGGCGAAGAGAAGACTTTTTATGCAAATAAAAGGGTGATTTCATTACGCGCAACTGGGCAGAAATCGTATGAAAATATCTTTAATTTCATCGAAGCGAAGAATAATGACGGTCCGTGCCCGTTGAATAAAGCGACGTATTCAACCGATTTGTGTAAGCAGTTACTTCGAATTTATGCAAATCCAGAAGATAAGGACTTTGTTGTTTATGATCCTTTTATGGGAACAGGAACAACTTTGGTTGCTTGCAAAGAAATGGACATCAATTGTTTCGGTTGTGAAATTTCTAAAAAACAATGTGAGTGGACACAAAATCGCTTGACAAATCAAAACTAATGTGATATAATATATATGTTATAAACGCGTGATGTCAAATCTAAATTTGACAAAACGTGATTATATAAAATTACTGCACAGTGGGGAATAGCATAACGGTAGTGCGGTGCTCTCTAAAAGCACTCTGTGTCGGTTCGAGCCCGACTTCCCCCGCCAGTAACGATTAAAAATAAAATGGAGGTAATGCTTATGTCGTAGATACGTGAACCTTGTTATTTTTATACTTAGAAAGCAGCATCTTATATTAAAGGCGGAGATTATGAAGTCAAACACAATCCCGTCGTTTTCGTTGTATTTTCTGAAGATTTTTATCCTTTGGATGATGATAAATATCAATCGTGTTTATGCAGAAGTTTGAATTTGGCAAACGAATATAATATAGACGTTTCTTATTCAGACAAAGAAGATTTAGCCAAAGCAATTTATTTCGATTTATATCAGAGGCCAGATGAAACTATTTTTGTCTGTGAAAATGATGCGATTGCCGATGTGGCGAATAGATATTTTGGCGAAGACAGTATTATAAACATTAGAAAGATATATTGAGGAATTTGATAAAAATGAACAGAGAGTTTGTGAGAAATTTTAACAGAATCAATAAGAGCAATTATTCCAAACAAGATATTCAAACGATGATTGCACTGACGAATATTATGCAGGGTAAATTGTCGAAAGATATGGAATTCGGTTTTCCGAGTCTAAAACATTATGATAATCCAGAGTTATTTCCGAATGGAATGTTGGTCAAATTGAATTATGAAAAAATTAAACAACGGAATCAAAATGATTTGACAGAAGATTATAAAAAGTTTGTCGAAGAAAACAAAGATAATGAATTTCATCTAATCAGAGGGAGCGAAGATACGGGGTTAGTTTCTCTTGAAGAAGATAAAAGAAAAACCGTTCTCGATGGAAGAGAAGTTGATTGTCCAAAGTTTTTGTTTGATATGCTTTCAGATTTGCTTGTAAAAGATGAAAATAATGATTGGATACCAGCGTACGAGTTTGAGAGAAAATTTTTAGAAAAAAATAAGAAAAGCGATTAAAAACATTTGACAAAAAGATTTTAAAGTGATATAATAAAGAAAAAATGCAATCCGAAAGATTGCAAGATTATAAGGAGAAGAAATTTATGGCAATGAATTTTACCTTTGTAGGTAAACTGAAAGCAGTCAAAGACAATGAGAAGTTTAAAGGTTATGAAGTAAGAACTTTTGAATCTGGTTGGGTGCAGACGAATTTGAAATTTAATGCGACGAACGGAAACAATCGCCACATGTTTCAAATCAAAGCTGGTTATTGGGGCGATAAGAACGGTAATGTTAATGAGAGCAAAACCGTAATTTACGCACCAGTAACAAACGAAGAAACACACAAGACAACGAGAACCAAAATTGCTTATGTGGACAGGGAAGACGAAAGTGTTTTGAAGTCTGTCAGCAAGGGCGGTAAATATGTTCTTGATCTTCGCACGGACGAAAACCCAGCTGGTTATAAGGAATATATCTTCGAAAAAGATTTTATCGATGATGTTAAGAAACACATTCTCGAAAACACAAGAGTGTCAGATGTAAGATTTAGAGTTCTTGGCGAAGTAGAAATCACTTATTCCGAGAGTAAAGGAAACTTTTATAAGACGTTTGTTCCAAAGAAAATTTATCTTGCAAAGGACACCGAAGAAGATAAAATGCAGATCAACGCAAAGCTTATTTATGGAAGAACCAGTCTCGAAGATGTTGCAGGAACTGATAATTTTGTGCTGAACGCATATTCCAGATATTATGATAATTCTTACAGAGTCGATAATTGCAAGGGATATTGTTTCTGTCCCGTAGAAGTAAACATTGTTCCAAAGAATGAAAAGCAGAAAGATTTGTTCGTTAAGAGATTTCGTGAATTCGAAACCGATTCCAGCGAATACAGAGAAATCGGCATGGTTATTGATGTAATTGACGGACAGGAAATTGTGCGCGTTACAGAAGATATGCTCGGCGAAGAAGCGAAAGAAAATATCGAGTATGGTTTCTCGACTTTGGAAGAAGAGTTGAAGAAAGCTGGTGGAACGACTTATGGACCTCGTATTACAGAGTACAGATTCAATAACTGGGGTTCTCCGAGCGAAGATACTGTTTATCAAGATGAAGATCTTCTTCCGCCTCATCACGATGATGAAGAGAAATCTGATGACATTTTCGAAGACGATGAAATTTAAGTGGAGATAAAAAATAATGGCATTTGTTAAACCCCAAATTAATATAATTAAAGCTGATATTGCAAACATTTCGATTTATCTTCGTTCAACGAAGAAATTCGGTAAAACCACGCTTTTCAGAGATGTAATTCTCGAAAAGTACGGAGATCCATCTTATGGTCTTCTTGTTGGTTGTGGCGCAGAAGTTGGTTATAAACTTCTCGACAATTTGAACTGTGTTCAGGTTACGAGCTGGGAAGATTTGGTAGAACTTAAAAAGTGGCTTATCGAAACCAACGGCATAGAACATCATATTAAAATTGTCGCGTTCGATACTGGCGATGAACTTGTTTTGCTTGCAGACAAGAAAACGATTGCAATCAGCAATAAGGAAAATCCTCAGAAACCTTGTCGTTCGATTAAGGCGGCAATGGGTGGTTATACTGCTGGTGAAAAGTATTCCGCGAATAACTTGATTAAGCCTTATCTTTCCGATTTGCAGCAGCACGGTTTTGCAACGTGGGTAATTGCGCACACGAAGTTGAAGACGATTAAAGATAAAGGTGCGCTCGAAGAAGATGGATATCAGCAGCTGACTTCCAATCTTTCCGCCGATTATGAAGCTGCGTTCGGCGATGTATTTGACGTATGTCTTACTGGAGTTATTGACAGAACGCTCGAAACAAAGCAGGTCGGCAATGATAAGAAGAATGTTGTTACCGATACAGAACGTAGACTTTATTTCCGTGGAACTCCAATGATTGATGCTGGCGGTAGATTTGCAGCTGGTACGGTTCCCGAATATATGGTGTTCGACAAAGATAATATGGCGGAAGACTTTATTAAGATTGTCGAAGGCGGTATGGAAAAGTCAAAACTTTCTGGTTTTAAAGTAAAGGCAAAAGTAGAAGACAAACCAGTTGTTGAGGCAAAGCCAGTTGTTAAGCCCGTTGTGAACACGGCGGCTGAAGTCGAAGAAGATGAACCACCTTTTGACGCTGACAGTTCTGAAAGCGAAGATGAAGAAGTTTATTCGTTGGCTGAAAGACTTGCAGCAGTTCGCGAAGCGTTTAAAAACGCTGGGAAAGAATTGAAGGATCAAGTTAAGGCAATTCTTATCGCAAACGGAAACGGTCAGGAAAAGGCGAAGCTCGACAATCTTCCTGTTGAAGAACTTGCAAAAGTAGAGGCTATCCTTGGTCTGTAATTAGAACAATTATAAGGGCGAGATTTTTCTCGCCCTGTAATAAACATCGGAGAGAATATGGCACTTGGTTATTGTAAATGTGGTTGTGGGCAAATGTTGGAAACAACAACGAGTTATTCGATTAAAATGCCTACAAATAAAAAACTTTATTTTGTAAATGCGGATCATTATGGAAGATGGAAAGAAAAAGCCGCAGTCGGAAAAACAAAAGTTAATGAAGAAGAGCTTTCTCCGATTTATGATTTAGTTACAGATATTATTGGCAAAAAATTAGATACCAAAACAATGTTATGGAAATATTATGTGCAATGGAAAAAAATTGTAGATAAGGACACGTTGCTTTATTATCTTAAATCTGAAAAGTGGAATTTGCAGAAAATATTCCAAAAGAAAGACATTTATACTGCTTATGCGAGTTTGCAATATTTAAACGGAATTATCAATAATAATTTGCCGAATTATAAAGTAGAAGCAGAGGCACTCGCTCCCAAGCAAGATGATATGGATGTAAAAGAGAATAAGGGAAGTTATGCAGAAACTAATTCTAAACGCAAAAAATCACTTGCTGAACTGGAGGAAGAGGCTGAATGTTAAATAAAGAGCAGTTTGTTGTTGGTATCACAGAAAAATACCCCGAAGAGTTACTCGAAGGGCGAATGACAATCGAAGGGAATTATCTTGCGTGTTTGTTTTCTGATTTAACTTATTATGATGATATTAAACAATGCGTAACAGAAAATAATTTCATTACGCAGCAGGGTAGATTTTTATTTTGCTTAATTCGCAGTTTGCGCGAAAAGGGTTTCTCGGTAACGGACGAAGTAACGATTTTGTCTAACTGCGAAGAAACCGTTAAAGACCGCCTCGATGGAATGGGTGGCTTTAGAGCAATTCAGAAATTGATGAGTGTCGTTGATATTAAAAACTGGGATGCAATTGCAGATAAGTTTAACAAGAGTAATGTAATTCTAAAATTATACGACAATGGATTCAATCTTTTCGAAAAGGTAACGCTCGATAAAGGTAAGGAAATAACTCCGATTAAGTTGTTTAAGAACTTCGAGTGCCAAAACGTAATTGATTGGTATGAAGAAAGACTTTCCAAAATTTCCATTGACAATAATAATTCGTCGAGTAAAATTACTGGCGAAGAGTATATTAGTTTCGATGATGATTTTGTAGCCGATCTAATGAAAGGCGAGGGAGCAGGAATTTCGTTCGGCGATGCTGGGAAAGATATAAATGGCGATGATATTTATATGTACCCATTTTTATCTAAAAACATTCTTGGTTTAGCGCGAGGAACAACAACAGCTTTGGCAAGCCATTCTGGCAATGGCAAAACAACGCTTATATTAAATATTGTATTTTCATTGATAGCTCATGGACAAAGAGGAATTTTTGTTACCAATGAAATGACGATTAAAGATTTGAAAGTTATTATGCTTTTAATCATATTGACAAGATATTTTTGTTATTGGAAGATTACTAAGAAAAAGTTGAAGACAGGTGATCTTACAGATGAAGATAGGGATATGATTAGGAAGGCAAATCAATACTGGAAAGAGAATATGGCAGATGCGTTAAAGATTGTTTCGATGTCTGACTCGGATGCGAATTTAAGTAATCAGCTTATTCGAAAGGAAGCTTTAAGAAACGGAATTGATTTCTTTGTTGTTGATACTTTTAAATTAAGTTTGGGCGAAGGAAGCGCAAATGACAATTTCTGGATTAACCTTATTAAAGACGCTCGTGCTTTAGACTCTATTGCAAAGAAACAAAATATGATTGGTCTTTATACGATTCAGTTGACAGCCACGAGTATTGGAGATTTGTTTTTAACGGAAAGTGCTTTGAGCAATTCAAAGCAGATAAAGGAAGTTCTTTCAAATTTGATTATTATGAGAAAGATGTACCCCGAAGAGTTTGAGCCTGGAAGTCCTTACGATTGCAAACCGTTCCGCTCGCAGTTGCAAGAGGACGGAACTTGGAAGGAAGAAGATTTTGTTCCAGAAGAAGATAAAACTTATCGCTGTGTGCTCCTCAATAAAACGAGAAGCGGAGCCGACAGTTCTGATACTGGCGTTGGTTATATTTTTAAATATGACGGGGATCATGCAAAGTTTTCTGAAACTTGTAAATGCAGACCGAAACACAAGCGTATTGGGCAATAAAAAAATGTAAATAAAAGACCGATTTTATGCCGCAAAATTAGTTGACAAATAACTAGTTTTGTGGTATAATTTTCATATAAAGAATAAAAGGATAAAAATATGCTTTCGGATCTCAAAGAAATGTTAATCGAACAACCGAATAAATTAGTCGAACTTCTGGAAAAATATGACTACGCAAAATTCAAAGTCAATTCAAAAGAAGTCCGTTTTGCGCGCTCCGATGATTCGGAGAGCGGTTTAAACATTTCGATTCATCTCAACAACAATCCGAATATTTTCGTAACTGATTATGTTTATAAATTCAATGGCGATGTTATAGCTTACATTATGAAAAATCGCGAAGTCGATTTTCGAACTGTACTATCGTCAATCAAATCGGTTTTGGGTTTGGGTGAAGATTGGCAACCAAAAGAAAAGCAAACTTTGTTCGGAGGCTTTTATGATCGGATAGGTGAAGATAAATCGCCAGAGATTAAAACTTACGATGAATCTGTTCTCGATGATTATATAAATGTTACAAACCTACTTTGGATAAAAGACGGCATTGATATAAACACACAGAGAAAATATGATGTCCGTTTTGATATAGATGATAATCGAATTGTGTTTCCTTGGCGCGATGCAAACACAGGAAGAATAATGGCAATCAAAGGACGATATAACGGAACTCCGCCAGAAGGTGTTCCAAAGTATATATACCCGCTGCCTGGAAATGTAAGCTTGTCTTTGTTCAACTACGCGGAAAATTATGAAAGCATAAATGGTTGCGATAGACTATTTATTTTTGAAAGTGAAAAATCGTGTATGCTTGCTGATAAATACGGTTACGGTTCTTCTGTCGCACTTGGTTCGCATAATCTTTCAACACAACAGGCGAAATTGATTATTCAGGCGAACCCGAAAGAAATTGTTTTTCTTCTTGACAAAGATTTGGAAATAGAAGAAACGATGAATGATATTGAAACGTTAAAAGATTATGCGGTAATGCAAACTTTAAATATTAAATATTGGAATTGGAAAAAAAATAAAACGATACCACCAAAGGGCGCACCGATAGATTGTGGTAAAGCAATTTTTGAAAAAGTTTTAGAGAATGAATTAGAGGAAGTATAGAGGTATAAATAATGGAGTTAATTAAATCGATTTCATACTCGCAAGATGAAATATTAAAAAATATTTTATATTTATACAATCAATCAAAAACATTTCAAGTAGATCCTTGTTATAGTAAGGGAAATTTTTACAAAGAAATAAACCGACCAGAATTCTGCTTCGATATCTTTCCAGCTTATGACTACGTAGAGAAATGTGATTGCCGCCATTTACCATTTGATAGAGAAACAATTAAGAGTATTATATATGATCCTCCATTTCTTGCTACCACTGGTAAGTCATTAACAAGTGATGATAATAATAATATAATTAATAAACGTTTCGGAGTTTATCCAAGTGAATTAGAATTATTTCGTTTTTACGAAGATAGTATAAAAGAGTTTTCTAGGATTTTAGTTGAAAGTGGTTTATTAGTTATAAAATGTCAAGATAAGATAAGTAGCGGAAAACAATATATTTCTCATAAGATAATTCTCGATTATTGTGAAAAGTACGGATTTTATTGTGAAGATTTATTTGTTTTATTAGCAAAGAATCGTTTAGTCGCAGACTGGCAAGCTAAAAATCAAAAACATGCAAGAAAATTTCATTCTTATTTTCTTGTATTAAGAAAAACAAAAGAGACAAAGATAATTGCATAACAATTTTAATGTTATAATTAGAGGAAGTGTAATGGGAAATTATACAATATATCATCTTCATAGCGATATGTCAAATGGCGTTACTAATATTGATAGTGTAACGAAGTATCAAAGCTATATCGAGCGAGCAAAAGAATGTGGTATGTCTGCGCTCGGATTTAGCGAGCACGGCTCTGTTTTTGCTTGGGATTTAAAAAAAGAAGATATTGAAAAGGCAGGAATGAAATATATTCATGCCGAAGAGTTTTATCTTACAGAAACATTAGATGAAAAGGTAAGAGATAATTATCACTGCGTTTTAATAGCTAAGAATATTAAAGGTGTTAAAGAATTAAATCTTCTTTCGACAAAATCGTTTAATAGATCTGATAATCACTTTTATTATGTTCCAAGGATTACGATTAATGACGTTATTAACACATCAGACAATATCATTGTTACAAGTGCTTGTCTCGGTGGCCCACTTAACCACGGAACGAATAACGTCCAGGGCAAATTTTTGAAGTTTTTCTGTGATCATAAAGACCGTTGTTTTTTGGAAGTTCAGCATCACAACGTTGGTGATCAAATTGCTTATAATAGGAAACTTTATCGAATTAGTCTTGAAACTGGAATTAGACTTATCGCTGGTACTGATACGCACTCATTGAACGAAGAAAAAGCAGAGGGCAGGTCGGTGTTGCAAAGAGGTAAAGATATTTTCTTTGGAGACGAAGAAGGCTGGGATCTAACCTTTAAAACTTATGATGAACTTGTAGAAGCATATCATAAACAAAATTCAATTCCAGAGCAAGCATATATGGAAGCCATAGAAAATACAAATGTTATGGCTGATATGATTGAACCGTTTGCAATTGATAGACATACAAAATATCCAAAAATTTATAAAGATCCCGAAAAGACATTTAAACAAAAGATAAACGAGGGATATAAAAACAATAAATATTTGCACGAAAGATACACAAAAGAAGAAGTTGTTTCGAGAATTAAAGAGGAGTTTGAGGTTTATAAAAAAGTTGGCGCAATTGACTTTATGCTCCTCGAAAGTTATATAAGAGAGTGGGAAAGAAACAACGGAGTGCAATCTGGGTATAGCAGAGGTTCTGTGTCTGGAAGCCTTATTGCGTATGCTTTGGGAATTACTCAAATGGATAGTTTAAAATTCCATTTAAACTTTTTCAGATTTATGAATCCCTCTCGTGTAACTAACGCAGATATTGATACTGACTATTGTTCAAAAGATAGAGATAAAATTAAATATTTCCTATTACACGACAAAATGGATCTTCTTGACATTAATCCTAATATTCGTACTGCTGAAATTATTACGTTTAATACAGTCGATACAAAAGGTGCAGTTAAAGATATTTGCCGAGCTTTATATAGAAAAGATAAGGAAGATAAAGAATATTTAACAATTTCTGATTCCATCAGCAAAAGTATTGATGCTGGTCGCGAAGAAGAAATGCGAAAGCAATATCCAGATGTTTTTAAATATGTTGATATTATCAGCGGAACGATTGTTTCAATAGGAACACATCCGAGTGGCGTGTTGGTGAGTGATAGAAATATTGAAGAAGATATTGGTTTGTGTTCTATAGCGACTTCGCCATATCCAGTTTCCATGCTTGATATGCACGGATTAGATGGACAAATGTATGTAAAGCTTGATATACTCGGTCTTGATAATATAGGCGTTATTAACGAAGCATGTAAGCTTGCTGGAATTGAAAGACTTACTCCAGATAATGTAGACTTAAATGATGAGAAAGTGTGGAAAGATATTCGAGATGACACAACAATGATTTTCCAATGGGAATCTAGTTCTGCACAATCTTATTTAAAGAAGTTTATGTCCGATGAAACAATTAAAATTGCAAAAGAACATAATAAAGATTTTTCTTATATCAAATGGTTTAGTTTTGGAAACGGGTTGATTCGTCCAGGTTGTGCAAGCTTTAGAGATGATGTTGCTAATGGTGATATTCTTATTACTGGATTTAAAGAATTGGATGAATTTCTCGCTATTACGTTTGGTCGAGTAACTATGCAAGAAGATATCATGCGTTTTTGTAAACAATTTTGTGGGTATAACGATGCTGAATCTGATAACGTTCGTCGTGCTATTGCAAAAAAGAAAGGAACTGCAGGATTGCTTGATGAATTACATGACAGATTTCTTGAATATTCTAATAAAACGTATGGTGTTGACAAGAATAAATTGGAAGAAATTTTCCCTCCGATTAAACAAGGTATACTTGACGCTTCGGCATACGCATTTTCATGGAATCATTCGGACGCTTACAGCTGTATTGGTTATATTTCTGGATATTTACGGTATTATTACCCATTTGAATTTTTAACTGCAGCATTTAATATTTTTACTGGAAAACAAGATAAAATAACTGCGATTACGAATTATGCTAAAAAATTTGGAATCACGATTAGAGATATTCAATTCGGACACTCAAAAGCAGATTACAGTTTTGACAAAGAAAATAAATTTATTTATAAAGGAATGGAATCTATTAAGTATTTAAATGCTGATGTTTCCGATAAACTTTATGAATTATCACAAACAAAACAATATAATTCGTTCGTGGAAATTCTTAAAGACTTCCCTGGTGATTCAAGACAATTGGATATTTTGATTAAACTTGGTTATTTTTCTGATTTTGGAAGTATCGGAAAACTTTTAAAGATTGTGGAGATTTACAATCAATATGGTTCGAAGACAATAATTAAAAAAGATCAATGTACGATTGATAAAGATATTATGTTGCAATATGCAACGGAAACAGAAAAACAATATCGTTTGAAAGATAAAGATGGTTTCATAAATTATCTTTTGGGGGATATTACTTATAAAGAATATCCGATTACACAAAGAATTAAAGACGAAAAAGAATATTTGGGTTATGTATCGTTAAAAATCGAAGGAAAATCAAGTACTTGGTATGTAACAGATATAAACACAAAGTATTCGCCGAAAGTATCTTTATATAACGTTGGCACTGGCGAAGAGAAAGTCGTTAAAATTGAGAAAAGAAAATATCAAATGGCACCGTTCGATAAAGATGTTTGTTTGAGAGCAACTTTTGAAATGAAGAATAAATGTAAAAAAGATGAAAACGGAGACTGGGTAAAACTCGAAGAAAAAGAAGAGTGGATTAAATATTATTCCGTTGTATAAATAGAGGTGTATATGGAAGATGAAAAGAAAGTGAAAGAAAGATTGGAAAATTATAGTTATTCGAAAATCGAAACTTATGAGCAATGTCATTATAAATTCAAATTGAAATATAAAGACAAAAAGTTTTTAAGTCAGGACACTCCAGCAATTGCAATGGGTTTACTTATTCATAAGGTAAATGAAATTATTACCTCGCAGATTCTCGGTGGTCAGAAAATCGATTACGATATGCTTAAAGATTATTTTTTGAACGTAAATTTGCCAAAAAAGAATCCGAGAGACCGCGATGGTGATATGTTTGGAGCAAATATTTTGTCGCAAAAATTTGGATATAAATGGGTAGAATTAGATAAATACGGCAAATCTTTTGCAATGAAATCACAGCAGTTTTTGGAAAGTGGTATTTATAGATTAGAAAATTACTTAAAAGAAAACCCGAATCTCGAACTCGTTGCGGCAGAATTACCATTTAAATTTAAACACAGAAAGTACGAGTTTCACGGATTTATAGATAGAGTTTTAAAAGAAAAAGATACTGGAAAATATATTATTCACGATTTAAAAACGTCATCGGAAGCTTATTCAGACGATAAATGTATTACTCCGTTGCAATTCGTCGTATATGTAAAAGCATTAAAGCAGATGTATGGGGAACAAACAGAAGTGGATTGTTTTTATGAATTTCCGATTGCCGAAGCAATTAAACCAGCTGGAACAAAGGGTTTTGTTGACAGAGGGATGAAGAAAATCAACAATTTGCTCGATTCGATTGAAGCCGAAGATTATGTTCCACGTCCGACACCGCTTTGCTATTGGTGTGAATTTTGTAACAATAACCCCGATCAGCCAAAAGAGGGAAAAAATTGTTGCCCATATTATTCATTGTGGAAGCCAGGAGCAAAGAGCTTCGCTACAAAACTGCCGTGGATCAATATGGAATCTGATGAAATGCAGCGAAATAAACTTGTTATGTTAGAGAATTTGTCGGATGATGAAGACGATGAAATCTAAATTTTATGCAATTTAAGAGGAAAATTATATGGATAATTATGATTTTTTTGATAAAATTAAGGATATTTTAAATATTCAACGAGATTTTGATTTTTATGAATTTTGCTTGTTGGATAATATGTATGTAGGAATTTTAAACAAAGAAGAGGGTTTTAAAATGGATAATTATGAATTTGTTGAAGAAATTAAAAAAATTTTAAAGATTGATCGCGAACTTGATTTTATAGAAATTTTTGATCTCGGTGCACTTTATGAAAAAGTGTGGTACGATGGATATGATGGCGGTATAGAAGAAGGATATACAGCGAAATAATTTCAAAATTCCAGTCAAAATTACTTGACTGGAATTATTATTTGTGGTATAATATATCTATCTAAAAGTAAGAGGCGAGTTTTATGCAATATGAAATTGAAGATGCCGATGTTGGGTTCGAGGGTTATGTAACAAAAATTCGTTTCCCAAAGAAAAAAGAAGATTATAACGGTTGGTGCGCTTTTGATTTTCAGGTTGATTCTGTGTTTATTGGAGAAATTCGAAAAAACACTATCAAAAACGGTATCATACCTTTATGTGGATACGCGCCGCTTGCCAAAGAAAATATAAAATATCGTGTATATGCAAAGTACGAAATGAGCCCAAAATATGGACACACATATCAAGTATGCTATATGAGTTCGATTGTATCTTTGAAGACAGAAGAAGACGTAAGGAATTTTCTTCTTACTATTTTACCACAAAAGACAGTTGAGAATTTTATGGAATATACAAAAGATCCGATCGGTCTTATTAAATCTGGCGATATTAGTGAAATGTGTAACATAAAAGGTATCGGGTTTACGAGAGCCAAAGATATTGTCGCAAAATTCAAAGGAATAGATGACCGTGCAGAAGTGTATTCAATTTTTACAAAACTTGGTTTAACAAAGAGAATGGCAGACGATTTGATTGAGCAATATAAATCTGCTGATAGCCTGATGGCAGATATTAACAAAAACCCGTATATTTTGATTGAAAAATGCGACGGAATTGGCTGGTCAAAAGCGGATAATTTGGCGTTAAAAATGGGTGTAGCAGAAGATTCGGAATTCAGAATTAAAGCTTATATAAATTACTTTTTAACGAAAATAGCCGAAACAGAAGGGCATACTTGGGTTACATTGCAGAATTTACTTTCAAGTATTCTTGGTCTTTCTAAGGTCATAACTAAAGATAGAGCGAAAACCATACTTCGTGAATTAGTTGACAAAGAAAAATTACACTACGAAGAACAAACAAAAAGAATCGGTTTGAATAAATATTATAGACTTGAAAAACGAATTTGTGATGAACTCGTTCGTCTTCGAGATGCTGAAGTTTTTCCTGTAAAACATATTGACGAAACGATTGCAGATTGTGAAAAAACGGTTGGTTTTGAGTATACGCAAGAACAAAAAGATGCGATTTATAAAATATTTAAAAACAACGTATTCCTTTTGACTGCAAACGCTGGTTGTGTAGACAAAGATACTGAATTTTTTAACGGTGAAAAATGGAAAAAGATTTCAGAATATAAAAGCGGCGAAAGGGTATTGCAATATAATGAAGATGGCAGTGCGAGTTTGACCAAACCGCTAATGTATTTTAAAAAACCTTGCGACAAATTATATCATTTTGAAACAAAATATGGTATCAATCAAACGGTTTGCGAAGAACACGATGTGTTATATTGGAAGAACGAAAACACACACGATTCTTGTAAAATCAAAGAGATAAAAGAAAAGCAAGAGTTATGTCGTTCTGGTTTTTCTGGAAAAATTAAAGCTGGTTTTAGTTATAGCGGAAAAGGGATAAATTTAACAGATGAGGAAATTCGCGTTATGTGTGCAGTTATCTGCGACGGTTCTTTTGATTCTTCTGTTGAGTTTAAAACAAATTCACACTCTTATAAGTATTGTAGATTTCATATTAAAAAAGACAGAAAAAAAGAACGTATAAGAAAACTGTTTTTAGATGCTAAGATAGATTTTAAAGAACACGATTCTATCGCAAAGGGATATACCGATTTTTATATCAAAGCACCAATGAGAACTAAAATATTTGATGAGTTTTGGTATCATTGTACAAATAAACAGCTGCAGATTATATGCGATGAAATTCTTTATTGGGACGGCAGTATTACAAAAACCAAAAACAATAAAGAGAAAAAGAAGTTTTCAACTACTGTAAAAGAAAATGCTGATTTTGTTCAGTTCGCATTTACGTCCTGTGGGTATCGAGCGACAATAAAAGTTGATGACAGAAAAGGAAAGAGATATTTCATTTCTGGAAAACAATATATTAGAAAAAGTGTTTGTTACGAAGTGTTTATTTCAAACAATGTGTTTGTTGGTCTGGGAAATGATAACAGAATTTGTCATAAAAAGACAAAAATCGAAGAAGTGAAATCAGAAGACGGTTATAAATACTGCTTTATGGTAGAATCAACAATGCTTGTTTTGCGTAGGAATAATTGTATTTTTGTTACGCATAACTGCGGAAAAACAACGATTATGTATCCAGTTGCCCGCATACTTCGAAGAAACGGATATAACTTTGCTTCTTGTGCATTGTCTGGGAAAGCGAGTTTAAACCTTTCGGAAACTATCGGAGAGGAAGGGAAAACAATCCATCGCCTTTTGGAGTTCAACGGGTTTACGACACAATTTGACAGAGATATGAATAATCCGTTGGAACAAAATGTTGTGATTTTGGACGAAGTAAGTATGGTTGGCGGCGATTTGTTTTTGCATTTATTGAGAGCCATGAAAACTGGAACAAAGCTCATAATGATAGGCGATCCAGGGCAGCTCGAATCGATTGGTTTATGCAATCTAATAAGCGATATCAAAGGTTCTGGAAAAATTGCGCAAGCATATTTGACAAAGATTTTCAGACAGGCACAAAAATCTGGCATTATTACAGATTCTTTAAAAGTATATCACCAAGAACAGATATTACCGAGCAACGGTTTTATAGGTAGTGAAATTCACGGGGAATTGAAAGATTTTGAGATAATTTCAAAAAACACTACGCAAGATTGTTTAAATGAGATTATCAAAAAGTTTAAAAAGCTTCACTATGAAGACAAAATTTCAATCGACGATATTATTATTGCTGTTGCAAAAAGAGCGGTTGGCCCGCTTTCTGCAAGATGTGTAAATCAGATTATTCAAAACTTGTTAGAGCTTCCGAAAAATAAAGTACTTACGCACAAATATAGTGATCAAGTTCTTTATGAAATAACGTTCCATGTAGGCGATAAGGTTCTTGTTACAAAGAATAATTATAAAGCAGAAACAATTGAAGGCATAAATTATCCGATATTCAATGGTAATATTGGCACTGTATATGATATTTGCGGAGATACGTTATTGTTAAAAATAGACGATAAAATTATGCTTTACGGTCCAGGGGAAATAGGTGATTTACAGCTCGGATACGCAGTTACCACGCACAAACTCCAAGGCACTGGCTACCCTTATGTGATTGCGGTTTGCGACCAAGGTTCTTTTAATCTTTTGAGTAAGGAACATCTTTACACTGAAATAACGCGTGCTAAAAAGTATTGTGCGCTTATAGGAACGCCGAAAGCGATTACAACCGCAATTAAGACAACTCGTGTTGTAAAAAAGCAAACTTATCTTGGAGAAATGCTTGCAGCCACTTAAAATTAGTTGACATTGCAGTATTTTTGTGATATAATGGTTATAGAAATTTGCATAAAGGAGAGAAATATATGCAAGAAGTTGATGAAAGATATTTAATTGTTGAAACAGAAAACGATGAGGCGATAGAGATTTTTGAAGACACTATCGATACAAAGTTTGTAAAAAGAGAAGCAACCGATGATAAATGGTTGTCAGATTATCTTACAATGTATAATCTTACGCCAGATCATTTCTGCGGATATTTTGTAGAAGGTGTTGAGAAACCTTATATGATTATGGATAAGACGGTAGATAATTTGTTTGTCAACGAAGAATTGGCTAATAAATATTTAACGTTGAATTATATTGATAATGAAGAAGAGGTAAAGAATGGTTAAAAATAATAATAAGAAAATTGAAGATCTTGATTTCCTTGATGGAATTCCCCTCGCGGTTACACTTCCAGAAGATAGTACTCTTCCCGATCCAGGAAGATTGATGTATTATGATGGATTAAAAAATCGTACTTTGTATCTGGAAGATGAAATCGATAGAGAATATTTAATTGATTTTTCAAAAATGATTATTGCTTTCAACAGAGAAGATGATGAAAAGAAAATTCCTGTTGAGAAAAGAAAGCCAATTAAAATTCTTGTCTTTTCTTACGGTGGCGAAATTGATGCAACGCAGCATTTGCTCGATATGATTGCTATTTCAAAAACACCAGTATATACGATTAACTTCGGCGTTGCAATGAGCGGCGGTCTTTATGTTTTGCTTGCTGGACACAAGAGATTTGCTCTGAAAAACTCACAGGCTTTAATTCACGAGGGAAGCAGCGCAATGGAAGGAACTGCAGAGCAGGTTCGCACTCATCAAGCACAGTATATGAAGCAGCTTAAACTTTTGTCTGATTTTGTTATTGATAGAACAAAAATTTCTAAAGAACTTTATGGTCGGAAGAAAAAGACGGAGTGGTTTATCAATGGTGCGGAACAGGTTGAATATGGTATCGTAGATAAACTTATTGATAATATTTCGGAGCTTTATTGATGGAAAAAGATTTATATGATATCGTTATTGTTGGCGGCGGTCCAGCAGGAATGACCGCTGCCATATATGCAGCGAGAGCCGATAAAAAAGTTGTTTTATTTGAAAAAGATATTATCGGCGGTCAAATGGTAAATTCTCCGTTAGTAGAAAATTACCCCGGATTTGAAAAGATTTCTGGAGAAGAGCTTGGTTTCAAAATGCAGGAACAAGTCGAAGATCTTGGTGTAGAAATTATTTTCGGAGAAGTTGTAAAGATAGTAGATAATTCTTCGGAGTATATTGTTTGTACTAAAGTAGACGATGAAGTATATGCTTGTCGTGCGAAAACCGTTATTCTTGCAAACGGCGTAGAGCATAAAAAACTTGGTGTTGCTGGAGAAGATTTGGCGAATTATTGTGCTATTTGCGACGGACCTTTTTATAAAGGGAAAGACGTTTGCGTTATCGGGGATGGTAATACCGCCGCTCAATATGCTCTTCTTCTCGCAAATTATTGTAAGAGTGTTACAATGATTACACTTTTTGACAAGTTCTTTTGTGAAAAAGTTCTGCAAGATAGAATTTTAAACAATACTTATATAAAATGGGTAAAAAATTCTTCGACAAAAGGGTTTTTGACAGAGAGAAACAATGAAAGAAGCAAAATTACCGCTGTTGTTACTGACAAAGAAATGATTCCGACTGATGGTGTTTTTGTTGCTATCGGGCAAGTTCCCAACGAAACGTTTACTGATTTAGCGGAAAAAGACATAAAGGGTTATATTATTGTTAATGAAGCAAAAGAAACTTCGCAAAAGGGTATTTTCGCTTGTGGTGATATAACAGCGAAAAAAATTCGTCAAATTGCGACAGCAATAAATGATGGTGCAATTGCGGCAACTTCAGCTATTGAATATTTAAATAATTTAAATTAAGGATCTATATATGGCAGCTAAAAAAAATTCAACAGAAACAACAGTTAAGAAAATTAATGTACCCGAAAATATCAAAGATTATATCTTTTTTAAAAGACTTCCGTTCAAACTTGATGAAGAGCAATGGAAATTTATAGAAGCAGTTTGGAATAAAAACAATATTGGTGTGTTTTGCAATGCTTGCGCTGGTTCAAGTAAAACAACGCTTGCAACAGCAATGGCACTGCTTATGACAAACGAGTTTAAATTATATGAATCTATTTATTATATCGTTTCTCCTTGTCAAGAGTCAACATTGGGTTATTTGCCTGGAAATGTAGATGACAAAATTTCTTACTATATTGATCCAGTAATCGATGCAATCACAACTTGCGGATATGATCCAGAAAAACTTATTGTTTCTGAAAATAATATGGAAAATGTAAAAAATGGAACGGCAACAATCAACGCTATTCCGTCAACGTTTCTTCGAGGAAGAAATTTCCAGAACGCATTTGTTATTATTGATGAAATTCAAAATGCGACAACGCACGAAATCAAAAAGATTTTGAGTCGTTGCCACGATAATTGCAAAATTCTTTGTCTTGGCCATACTGGACAGATCGATTTGAAATTCCCACAGGATTCTGGTTTCTTTAAATATATTGAGGCGGCTAAAAAACAGGATTTTATAGAAGTTGTTGAACTTACCAAAGATTATCGTGGTAAATTCTCGCAGTGGGCAGATAGTATCTAAAAAAATTTTAAAAACCATTTAAATCTCCTTGACTTTATTTTGTGTTTATGATATAATATACTTACAAAATAAATTTAAGGAGATAAAAAAATGGAAGTTCAAATCACAAATCACGCACATCAGAGATTTAAGGAAAGAGGATATTCCAAAAGTCAACAGAAAATTCAAAACGCTTTTGATAAAGCTTGGAGTTGTGGAAAGACGATTGAAGATTTTAATGATCATAACCAGAAAAAGTATTTAAAAAACGTTCGAGATGCACATTCTTCCGAAGGTGCAAGATTTATTCGGGTTATGGGAAACAGAATTTATCTTTTCGGAAACGATTGTGTCGGAATTACTGTAATTGGAATTGATTCAAAATATTTCGGTAAAAGAGCAAAATGGAGAGAGGCGAAAGAAGATGAAGAAGAAGATCGTGTATCAGCAGGATATTTTTGGAAAAGAACACCCGTATACTGTTGATGAAAATGGCATTATGCACGCGAAAGACGAAAATGAAACACCAATTTTATTTGCAGACAAAATCAAAGCATACGCCGTTGTAACGTGTTCTAAGTGCTATAATAGCTGCCGTATTGCGTTTACCGATGTGGCAAAGGCTAATTCACGTGCGTTTAAAGTATGCTGTCCTTGGTGCGAATATGAGAACACAGTAGATTTAAAATATTTCAATGATAAAGCAAAATTTATTTTCGAAAAAGTTTAAAAAAGTTTGAAAAACTGATTAAAATTAGTTGACTTTATTTTAAAAATATGATATAATAAGAATACAAAATTGAGTTAGGTGCCACGAAGTTCTTATTTGAAAAAATAAGAAATGCGATGATACTATTAACAAGTAGAGCTAAAGTAGCTGTGGTAAATGGAACGGGATGAACAGCCTAAATCGATGACTGATCACCGAGTGCATTCGTAGCGCGGTGGCGCAACATCTCTGAAGTTGTAAAAATGTCGGGGGTAGCCGTATAAAAGCGGCTTACGGAAAGATCCTTAGTAATAAGGACTGCTACTAACATAGCAATGTGTTAGTAAACAAAAACCAGGTAGCTCGAATGGTACCGCTTTCGCTGAAGATATTCGGTTAGTAAAGTTTTTCTTCGAAGTACAAGAAGAATAGAGCTATCTATATATGCTCGGTGCTAGTATAATTTGGAGTACGGCTCTTGTAGACAGTATGGTGCAAATCCATTATCCGAGCAACCAATATGGTCGATTGGTGTAATGGTAGCACATCCCGCTTATGGTTGAAGGTAGTCGTTCGAATCGTCTAAGGCCTACATTTGTTCGCTATCTACGGGCGGTTAATAAATAGAGTAGAGTGGTATCGAGGAAAATTGCGAATAGTGTAGAAAATAAGCAATTTACTGCAAACTATGTCCTCACAAAATGGTCTGTGATATTCCAGTGGCTGCGCAAAATATCAAATCATCTCAATGTAGAATTTGGCAATTGTTGCAACGATTTGTCGAAAGAGACTCAAGTGAAAGCAGAAATCCCTCAAAATCAAACCTACGAGGAATATGATCACCTTGGGCGTGAAATCCTGCGTAAATGTAGCAAGGGCAGGTAAAAAAGAGTCGAAGAGATGAGAAATTATTTCTATCAATATATCGTAATCGTATTAACGGCTTTAATTAGGGTTCGACTCCCTCGGTTACGTAGGAAGTATGCGATAAACTTCCTAAATTATCGCAAAACTTGAGTTAGCAAGTATAAAATACTAACTGTGACTAGACTGTCAAGAAGAACAGTCCAAAGCTGAGTTTGGCAATGGTCAGCAAGAAGGTTGAGCAGCCTATACCTTCAAAATTATTATGTGCCAGATACGCGTGAAGAAGTCATAAAGCTGGTTAAATATGTGGTATTCAGGAGCAAGCCTAATTAACTCTATAATTGCATAGCGGATTATAGATAAGGCTGCCGTAGCAGGTAACGGAAATCAATGCAGTTATGTAAAGGACTGACAGATTACTGAGAATCAGAAAATCTCAAAGCTGTATAAATATTGCTTCTTAGCTCAGCTGGTCAGAGCGCGTGACTGTTAATCACGATGTCCAGAGTTCGAATCTCTGAGGAGCAGCCAGAACTCTACGGTAGGTATACATACGCGTAGTCCGAAGCTATTGGCGGATAGAGAATTTATACACGATCGGTATAACGTGTGAGGTCACGCTCGACATTAAGAACCTCTCTTATATTGCCGAGTAGCCAAGAGGTAAGGCAACAGATTTTGATTCTGTGTATCGTGTGTTCAAATCACACCTCGGTAGCCATTATGCAGAGTATACTTTCATACCTCTGGGAAGAAAGAAGAGAAAGCGGAGTTTGTAAAATCATTACATCGGCATAATTACTCTGGTTAAACTTAAGATTATGCGTTTTGGGGGTATAGCTCAGTTGGTAGAGCACCTGCCCTGCAAGCAGGATGTCATCGGTTCGAATCCGATTACCTCCACCACAGGCCGAACATTGCCTTGGGCGTATCCAAAAATTGTTTCCGCGTTAGTTGCGATAGTACAAGGTGCGATATCTATCAAAGATACGCTGGTAGAATATCGGAAGTCCGACGGACACCTGACGTTCGAGGTGGCATCAGTTAATTGTCATTATAGGAGATCGTTTTGCAAGACGGTTTTCCAATTAACATGGAATATAATAGATATTATATAGTGTTTAGGCTTTATAAGGAATGAGGCTTTCGGTGAAGTCGTTGAAATCGACATACCTATATTTTGAACTATTATATTCTGAACCGTAAAATAATAAAATGGAGTTCTTATGAAAATTTACTTACGCACTTTTAAAGATGTAAATGATTTCGCAAAAATTACTGAAAATCTAGATTGCGAAGTTGTTGTTGAAAGCGAAGATAGAAAGTATCGAGTAGATGGAAAAAGTATTCTTGGTATTTATTCCCTCGATCTTTCAATGCCGCTGATTCTTTCTGTTCCAGAAACAGAAGAAGATAAATTTTTCAAATATCGCTGGTTTGAAGAGGAAGATTAAGCCGAATCAAACCTTTCTTTCTGCCAAAAGGAAAAGCGTATTTATATAATCCAAAGATTAGAGGTGATTATTATGAAGTTTTATAGTGAAAAGACGAAGAAGTATTACGATAAGGCAGACGATTGTGTTGCCGACGAAGCTAAATTCGATAAAGAATTGGCTCAAAAGGAAGAAGCCGCAGCCCTTGCGAAAGCAGAAAAGGAGAAGGCTGTCGCTTTGAGAAAAGAAGAAGCGAAGAAAATTGAAGAGAAAATTGCCGAAAGAGCTAAACTCGATAAGGAAATTGACACTTTGATGAATGAATTTACAAAGAAATATGGTTCATTCCATTATACCTTTAAAGATTCTGATTGCAGTTTCTCGAACTTTTTTGAATATCTGATTAACCAGTTCTTGCTTTAAAAGTTCAAAAACAAAATGGGGTATGGCAGTGCCCCAAATTTTCGTTTATAGAGGTATATTTATGAAATTGCTTGAAGATTTATACTCACGCTGTTTAAATGCTCCGTATATTCATACAGAAAACGATGGAGATTATTTTTACGAAATTAAAAATAATATTCTTTATTTGTATTTTCAGTGTACGCATGGAGGAGATGATTGGAAAAATAATTTAGATTTTCCTGCTGTACCGTATTCAGACATGGGAATCAAATGGAGATGTCATCGCGGTTTTCTTCGTGTTTGGGAATCAATCAAACCTTTTTTGAAAGATGTGATTATGGACGAAAGCATTAAAGGCGTGTATATTGTTGGTTATTCCCACGGAGCTGCAATCGCTACGCTTGCACATGAATATGTTTGGTTTAATCGTCCAGATCTTCGTAATAATATGAAGGGGTTTGGGTTTGGTTGTCCAAGATGTTATTGGGGTTTCAGAGTTAAAAAATCTTTAAAAGAACGTTGGGAAAATTTTTATCCAATCAGAAATATCAATGATTTGGTTACACACGTTCCCCCTGTGCTTTTCGGCTTTAGACACGTTCACAAAGTTGTTGAATTGGAAAACCCAGATTTGAAAAACGTTCATAGAAATTATCCAGCGATTGATGCACATTATGCCGATAATTATATTTACAGTATTCAAAAGGAAAGCGAACATCCAGAATTTTATGTGAAAGAGGAATAAATTATGATTGACAAAAAAGAGCTTGTTAAAAAATTAGATGAAGCAAAGAAAATGCACGCAGAGGCGTGTGAGCGTGGAAATGGATTGGTTGCAGAATATTATGAAGGCGTAATTGATGCGCTTTCCGATATTATCAATTCGTTTGGCACGGAAGATGAATAGATTGCTGCGGTGAATAACGTTTACGTTGAAATGGTGAAAAACATTTCTGGCAAACAATTCGATCCGAATATTAAATTGTTCGTATTAGACGCAATTTCTGAATCTTGCGATAAAATTAGAAAAAGTTTTGAAAAATAATATAAAATCAGTTGACTTTTAAAACCATCTGTGGTATAATCTAAATACAAAATTTAGAGAGGTATTACAGATGGTTTATTTAATTATGATTATTGCTTTGGCACTTGCACTCCTTACGGTGTTTATCTTTGGAGATAAACTTGGATTTCCGCAGGTAAAGATGATTAGCGCAAAGTATCGTGTTGTTATTTGTGCAATCATTGTTTTGGCGGCAATTGTTGATTTTTGTTTTGTTAAAACCGTTATTTTGGGGTAATAATTATTCTGTTTAGATTTAAAGGAATTAAAAAAGTATATGAAAAATGAAGTTGTAAATTGTAAAGAAGAAATATTGAACAATTTGTTTGTAAAGTGTTCTTGTGGCGGTGAGATTATTGAATTTCAACACATCAAAAACTCAGACAATGAGCAGGTTTGCAAGATTAAATACTACGGACTTTTAAATAATCTGGAAGATGATTATGCTACTTCTTATGGAACAGAGTTTATTATGTCTGTTGAAAATATGGTTCGCTTTTGTCATTCCGTATATCAGATGTATTTGTTCTTTGAAGAAGAAGAAAATACAGATAGTATAAAAACACTGGAATTTAATGACGAGTACGAAGGTTCTGAAAACATAATTCGTGTTTATTATTGTGAAAAAGATTCTTATATGTTTGTTCAGTGCTACTATAAGGATGCTGTTGGTAATAAAGTTGATATGTGGGAAATCGGGGTACTCGATAGCGATAATATCGTTGACTTTATGGTAAGACTTTTAAAATTTGCAGAAGATATTTCGGAGAGTAAACAAAATGTATTGTTGGAAGATTAAAAAGTGCGGCGAAAAAGATTATGAAAAATTTATAACCAATAGAAAATTCACGCTTAAATCGTTTAAAAAATATATTTATGATTTGAGAATGGATTTGTATGAAGGAAATTGTTGTATTCATCAGGATTTAAAATATAAGGAGAAAAGAAAATGATTAGCAATCATGCTTTTTGTGAAATTGTGAAGGCGGTTAGAGCGCAGGATAAATATATCGGTAAGATTGAAAATGCACTCGGTGTAATTCTCGAAGATGCTTGGAAGCCGATGACGGACGTTATCAATGTTCTTGAATACGAAATGGATTGCGGCGTTTGGGAAGATGAAGTTTTTGATAAAATCTTCGACACTGATGAAAACCCGTCTGATATTTATTTTTATATATTGAATAACAACAAACAGGAGAAAGAGGAAGATGCCGAAGAAGAGTGAGTGTTTGCTGACAAAAGAAGAATTTTGCAAATACATTAATTTTATCAAAGCTCGCATTGAAGCGGAAGATAAGATTAATGATTTGTTCACCGAAGAGTTTACCGATAGCATTTTTATGCCTTATGGAAAATGTATTGATAAAATTGTCAGTTTATTATCGAAAATAATGCGTTGTAACGCCATAGACGCGTGGGGAACGAACGATATTGATTATTTCATCTACGAGCTTGACTTCGGCAAGAAATGGCCAGAATACAGTGCTTACGATGAACATGGCGCGCCGATTCCAATGAGGACACCAGAAGAACTTTATGACTATTTGATTAAAGAAAACTTTGAGGATTGATATGAAATTACAACTATTAGATTTTATTAAGCAGAACAAAGAGAACTGGAAAGAAGTTTTGCAGAAGCCACCTTATTCTCTTATTGTAAAAGAAGACGATGATTATATTTTGTTAAAATATAATCAGTTGGAATCTGATTTGTCGAATTCAATTGTTCAGGAATGCCGTGGAATAATTTTGCGTAAATCAGATTTAAAAGTTGTTTGCTTTCCTTTTACAAAGTTTTTCAACTACCACGAGCCGAACGCCGCCGATATAGATTGGGATGGTGCACGTGTTCTTGATAAGATCGATGGGAGCCTAATGAAGCTTTGGTTTGATAATGGAGATTGGCATTGGTCCACAAACGGGAACATCGATGCTGATAAAACAGAATTCGCAGTAAACGACTTATCGCAGATGTATTGTCCTTGTAAAACTTTTGGAGAATTAATTCGTACGGCTGTAAATTATAAAGATTTAGATTTTAATAATCTAAATAAAAATTTTACGTATATGTTCGAACTGGTATCTCCGTATACTAAAATTGTAATTCCGTATTCAGAAACAAAACTTTATCATCTGGCTACTCGTGATAACACTACGTTCGAAGAACTCGAAACAGACATCGGTGTTGAGAAACCGAAATCTTATGATATTTCGACCGTTGATGATTGTGTGCTTGCGGCTGAAAAACTTTCTTCCGATTACGAGGGTTTTGTTGTTGTGGATAAGAATTATCATCGTATTAAAATCAAAAACCCAAAATATCTTATGATGCACAGAATGGCAAGCAATAATTCTTTGAGTATCAAAAATATTATAGAGATGATCAAAATAAACGAGTGTAGCGAATTTCTTTCTTATTTTCCAGAATACGGGAACGCATTTAATATCGTAGATCAAATTCTTAAAAAATATTATTTTGAGATGGCTAAGGAATATTCTGAGTTCAAAGAACAATCTTTGTTTTTATCACGGAGAGAAATTGCAGAAAAGATAAATAGCAATGCCAAATGGAAAGATTATCTTTTTGGGGCAATATACAAAAACGAAACAGACGAAGAAAAGTATTTGTTCGAAATGAAGGGCGATAGGCTTTTAAACCTTGTTCGCGAAGACTATAAAAAAATAATGGAGAAAAAAGATGCGGATACCTATTTTATACATAATGTGTGGACTGCCAGCGTCGGGGAAGACAACTAAAGCCAAAGAAATTGTTGCAGAAGAAGGTGCGGAATACGTATCATCTGATGAAATCAGAAAAGAATTATATGGCGATGAAAGCTGTCAGTCTAATAATCAAAAAGTGTTTGAACATTATTACCAAAGAATGAATCAATATCTTTCCGAAGGAAAAGATGTTGTTGTTGATTCAACAAATATTACGTTGAAATCGAGAAAAAGAATTATTGCCGAATGTAAAATAAATTGTGTAAAATTACTTTATGTGATAGCAACTCCTATTGAATATTGTTATGAAAATGATTTAAAAAGAGAGAGACACGTCGGAAAGGAAGTTATTGATAAATTTTGGAAGAGTTTTCAATTTCCGCAAGAGTTCGAAGGCTTTGATGGGATGAGTATTGTAAATTTATATAGTAATAAATCAAAAATATCGATTGAAAAAACTATTAAAGATATGAAGTCTTTTGATCAAAAAAATCCACATCACAAGTTTACTCTTGGAGAGCATTGCTTAATTACCAAAAAACTTTTAGAAAAGTCTTTAAAATATTTAGATATTCAATATATCAAAGATAGTTGTTATTATGCAGCCCTCATTCATGATGTTGGTAAAATGTTTTCACAATCTTTTGGAGAAGATGGCGTCGCACATTATTATAATCATGCAAATATTGGTTCGTATTATATAGTTTCTCATTTTGATAGTTTTTTCAAATATGAAGATCGTAAAAACATTCACTCATTACTAGTAATATTTTTAGTAAATTATCACATGCTTGCACACGAAATTCATACCGAGAAAGCTATAAATAAATATAAAAATCTTTTTGGCGAAGATTTGTTTAATTTATTAATGAAGTTTCAAAAGTGTGATAGTTTGGCTTCTGGAACGGTTGGAGAAATTGAATTATGAAAGATAAAGCAAGAGAAGTTTGTATATATCGAAAAGAAGACAACGGAGAAATCAGACCGCGTATTTACAGAAGGTGTGATAGAGATTGGAAATACGAAGATGAAGCCGATTTTCTTGCAGCGATAATGTGGATGCTTATTTTGGATTTTCTGCTTACACTACCGTTGATGCAAATCACAGCTTGGTTTTTGTTATTTTTAAGCCTTCCTTGTTTAATGTTTGCCGTTCTTTTTGGATATTTAGAGAAAAGAATTCTGGATAGATGTTGGAACGAATTATATGTAAAATCAAAAACAGCAGAACAACAAAAACTCAAAGAAGATTTTATCGCTCAACGTGAAAATTGGATTACAACTTGCGAAGGTTTGAAAAATACTCCGATTGGTAAACTCACCACATCACAAAAAGAAAGAATGGAAAAGTTGGAATACGATATTAAATATTTAGATTTTCTTTAAAAATTTTAAAGTCAAGTGCGTAAAATCGCTTGACTTTTTTTTATTCATTTGATATAATATACGTACAAAGATAGCGAGGTAAGAAATTATGAATAGCAGATTTTTGCAAGAAGTTTCCGATTTGTTCAATGAAAAAGTAAAGAAGAAGGATTTTACTATACCAAGAACAGAGAAGGATGTCTGGGGGAATGAAGTCACTGTTATTAATGGTGAAAATGTAGAAAGATATAAACTTGAAACATGGGGGATTTCTGTTGACGTAAGGGACTTTGATTCACCAGAAGATGTTGCAAATAGAGCTTTGAAACAATTAATTCCGGCGGAAGAGTTGCATTTACCAGATATTCCCATTCCCATATATGATCGAGATTATAGACATATTGATGGTTATAAGATATATCAGTTGTGTGAGTGGCAAATGTTAGCAAATGATAGCGGATATTTTGTCGGCAGGATTTTTGATGAAAAGAGTCTTAGGAAAGGTTTTACACATTATATAGCGTTTGTTAAATATGCAAAAATATTGGAGGATAATGATGGTTGAGTTAATTATCGGAATCATATTCTTGTTAATAGGATTTTTAGGAATATTTGTAAGGTTTGATTGGGTATGTAAGAAAATCTATCAGTATGAAGGAATTTTTCTTTTCATAGTTTTTATGATTTTTATAATTGGATTTCTATTTTTGATAGATGGAGTCGGAATTATTTTGGCGAGGTAAGCGGATTATGTTAGGATTAGGGTGTAAATGTGAGCATTTAACAAAAGAACAGGTTTTGTACAATCTTCTTTATATTATTAGAAATAACGAAGGCGAGAAGTTGGAAAATCTTGTTTGCGATTTTGTGAGAAATTATTTTAAAAACGAGGGCGAAAAATGAAAGATTGGAGTGGAAATACTAATTCTGTTTTCAAAATTATTTCTGCAAGTAATCATACGGAAGAGGAACGTGAAGAAAATGATTTCTACGCCACTTCTCCGATTGCCATAGATAAATTATATAAAACTGGCGAATTAACTTGCAAAAATATTTGGGAATGTGCTTGCGGTGAAGGACATTTGGCTAAAAAACTTGTTGAATATGGTTATAACGTAAAAGCAACAGACCTCATTGACAGGGGCTATGGAGAAGGCGGTGTTGATTTTTTTGCTTGTAAAGATAAGTTCGATGGCGATATTTTAACTAACCCGCCTTATAAATTTTCCCCTGAGTTCACACTAAAAGCACTTGATTTAATTCCAGATGGAAATAAAGTATTTATGTTTTTAAAATTAACATTTCTTGAAGGGAAAAAGAGATACGACGAATTGTTTTCTAAATATCCACCTAAAAAGATTTATGTTTTTTCGCAAAGAATTTTATGCGCGAAAAACGGAGATTTTGATAAAACTAAAGCCAACGGCGGTTCTGCAGTAGCTTACGCTTGGTATGTCTGGGAAAAAGGATATACTGGTGATACGATTATAAAATGGATTTAAGGAGAAAAATAAATGAAACCTTTTATTATTTTTAAAGAATTGAAAGACAACAAAGTTGAATTGACAAAAGAAGAATTGGAAGATTTGATTACACAAGCTTACAATCAAGGTTGTACTGACGGGAAGAAAGACAACAATTGGGTTTATCCTGTAACTCCAAATTGGAATGAACCACATGTTAAAAATCCGTATGATGTAAAAACAACTCCCTTTGTCTATCAAACGCCAGTAACGTGCAGTACAAGTGATGATAGTAATTGTAAAAATATTAAAGCAGAGGCAGCTCCAATACTTGGGTGTCTTTAAAGAGGTATAAAAAAATGACAGAAAAGACTAAAAAGAAAATCAGAATTAAATTCCGCAAGGAGTTTGCGGCTGGAAAACAAAATCGCCACATTGATCCAGAAGGGAATATCATTGATGACGAGTTGCGTTATTATTGGGAACAAAGACCGATTTATAACATCACGGGGTGTTTGGTTGGATCTGCTAAAGGATATTTAAAAAGAATTACCGAAAAAAATTTCGATGATCTTGATGAAATTATTTACGATGACAATGGTTTAGTAGATATGCTTATCCCGTGTCAACAGTCTTATAATGCTTTAAAAGGAAGATATGCAGAATATGTAGACAAACTTTCAATTGGAGAGATTGTTGTTGAGGACGGTTCGGTTGATACGGACACATTGGCGGAAGATGGGTTGGCACCCGGTAAAATTCTGGTGTACCGACAGGGTTCGGTGCCGCCAACTATTTCATACACCGATCCAAAAGTATTGGAAAGTATTAATGAACAATGTAATGCGATTTATAATGAAATGCTCGAAATTGTAAGATTGTTTATTTTACGTTGCTGCAGTAATGATATTATGCCGAATTTGGCAAATTGGAAAAGATGAAATTATTTATACTATTTGTAATGATTTTCGCCCATATTGTAGACGATTATTATCTGCAAGGAATATTGGCAAGCCTAAAACAGAAAACTTGGTGGGAGAATCAGAAAAGTTATAAACCAATGTATAAATATGACTATATCGTTGCATTAATTATGCACGCGTTTAGTTGGTCGTTTATGATTTCCTTGCCGATTTTATACCTTGGTTTTACGAAATGGATTGTTGTTGCAATAATTTTAAACACAATTATTCACGCTGTTGTAGATGATTTAAAAGCAAATAAACACAAAATCAATTTAATTATTGACCAATCGATTCATATTACGCAGGTTGTTATCACTTGGGTTTTACTGGTTGCAATAAAATAAATGATTTATAAGGAGAAAAAATGAAATTAAAGATTAATTTAGAGCAAGAAATGACAGAAGAGGAACTCGATGTTCTGTATGAAGAATTTGATATTGACGGAGAAAACAAGGCGGCGCAGTTGTGTTTTTTGCTGAAGTCGGTATTGGTGGCGCAATTGAACGAGGCGTTAGCAAAAGCACAAGAATGGGAAAACGAAAGCAAAAAGAAAGCCGAAGAAAAGATTTTGGGAGAAAAGAAATGAAAAAAGTTTTGTTAATTGTAATAGGATTTTTAAGCGGCGCATTTCTTTGTGGTTGCGCAAGTTTGGCAAGAACGCAGAAAAGTTGGAGTTCCGATATGAATGGCGGTCTTGATAGAATTTTGAACGTATATACAATCGACGGAAAGTTAATTGCTACCTATGAAGGTAAGATTGATATTGATGATAATTCTAATGGAAGCGTAATGTTCGATCTTAACGGGAAAAGATATGTATATTATAATGCCATTATTGAAGTTATTGAAAAATAAAAACACAGGTGTTATTATATGAAAATTTATGAATATCTTAATAGATCACGTAGAGAAGAGTGTATGATTTATCTTGGTGAAACAGATCAAGAAATTGAACTTGATACACTTTTAAAAATTGATCATAAATATTACCGTTGTTGTAAACAGGATTTAAAAAAAGACATTTTATATGTTGAATTTGTAGATTATCACATTCCAAGAATGGATGATGATTATTGCGACGATAATTTAAGATGTCCTTTTTGCGGATATGAGGAAAAGGATTCTTTCGAACTTTCAGACGAAGACGATGAGTATATTTGTCCTCTATGTGGTAGCACACTAAAATATCATAGAGAAATCAAAATATCTTATGATGTTGAAGTGGTTGAAGAAAAAGAGCCTTTGGAAGTGGAGTTTAAATAATGAAAATTTTGGATCATTGTGTAATTTATACTGCAGATGATGAAGAGCCAGATTGCTTGATGTGTGATAACTGTCAAAGTAGCGACCTTTGTAGCGAATGCGGATCTGAACATTGGTGGCACTATTATGAGAGAGAAGAACAAGATTCTAAAATGAGTAGACTAATCATATCTTTAGAAAAATTAGGTTTAAAGAATCATAAAAAGATTTAATAGTCCAGTAATTAAGGAGAATAGTATATGTTAGTAAAAGATTGGTTGGGCGTAGTTAGTAGTGCGCAAAATATTCAAGTCGTAGACGGTAACACCACAGCGTATGGAACAAAAGAAAGTATAGAAGAAAATTATGGGGATTTCGAACTGAAGAAAGTCGAACAGGTAGATGATACAGATTTGTTGATTCTTTATGTTTCAACTAAATGCCCTCATTATATAGTTCGAACAATCAAGCATTGTTTAAGCGAATACGAAAAGGGATATTACGCTGCATTACACAATGGTATTCGTATTGATTACATAGACGAAGAAGAATCTTATTGCTTAGGGACGAAGAACCGTGAAGTTTGTCATTGTGGTGGAAACAAAGCAAAGTGCGAGTATTGCGTTAAGTAAAGAAGGAAAATGGATATGAGTGATTATGTAAGAAATAAACAGGTATTATACCCAGTAACAAAAGAACTGTTAAAAAAACTTAACTGTAATGATGTTTATGATCTTGAAGATGATATTGATAAGAGACTTCCAGTCGAAAATAATTTTACTGCAGAGGTATTTATAGATTATAGTGGTACAAAAAACCCTAATGAATACTTAGCATATACGCTTGATAGTGATTATGGAGTTGAAAGCGGTGAATTTGGCAGATCAAGATTTCTTAAGCCTTCTGAGCAAGAAAAATATAAAGAACTATTTAGCGAAGTAATTCCAGAAGATCTAATAGATCTTTCACTATTGAAATATGTAGATTACTGTTATTATAATTGTTGTGAAGCAGATGACTACTATGTGAAGAAAGATAGTTTTGAAGAGGAAATATGATTAGCAAAAAGACTTATGATACTTCTATAAGATACGCACACGATGGATATAGTTTTGGAGCACCAGAAACTAAAGATCTTTTGAAAATAATTAAGTTAGAAAGAAAGCATAGAGATGTTTTAGATGTGGTGGAAGATAAATTAATGGAAATTAGAGATACAGATAAAGAGTATATCACCTTTGATTGCCTTAAAAAAGATTATAATGAAATAAAAACAGTGTTAAAATATTATAGGTATGCTTTCTATGATGAGGACATAAAGAAGAAAGACAAAGATGCTATTACCTATGAGGTAAAATTATATGTGTGAGGTAAATAATGGAATATTCAGGAATAAATCTTCCAGAAAACGTGATAATTGTAGAAAATAAGTATGGTCAAGGTTATGTAGTATCTGAAGGTAGTAGTCTTGATAATGCAAGAAATTGGGCTGAAAGAAGTGATTGGGAACCTAAAGAATATAAGTATAAAAATGGCACTTTTACTTTAAGGGTTACTAACGCTGCTGGTCATTCGTCTCAAGGTGGTAAACTATCTTTCTGGAATTGTCAAATTAGAACAGAAGATGAAAAAGAATTTCTAATTGGTATTTCTTCGGACTGCCTGGCTGAACTAATTATAAATAATACTTTGATAAACGGTAAGTGTCAGAATAAAATATATTTTGCAAGATGTGGAAATTCTACTTGGGCTATAACAGAAAATATGCCCTCATATAAAACTGCTTTAGAAGATAAAAAGATTAAAGAAACTAAAACAACTACTAAATATGAACCAGGTGATCTTGTTGGAAGTTTAACTTGCACTGAATTATATCTTGGTGAAATTTTTGAGTATATAAGTGTTTATCAACTTAATCGTTATGATAGATATTTTAAACACTTTGAGGTTAATAATAGAGCTTATGATAAACTCATAGTTATAAATAATAAACCTAAAAAATATTATTGGCTTCCAAGTGCTTATGATATAGATATAGATGAAGATTTCAATAACGAACCTACGTTCTTCCATACTTACTATTTATCTAAAAATAAGCCAAAACGTAGAATTATAAAGAAGAATTATGCTTCAAAAGATTATATAAATAATGCCCTAGAAGAATCTATAAAGTATACTGCAAATAGATCAAGTGAATTTAGTAGTGATAATCCTGTACCTGAAATAGAAGTTTATCTAAGACAGTTTATAAATGTCTATAGTCGTAAAGAAAATTTACCTCAACCTAATAAAGAGTCGATTCAAGAATTGCTTACTAAATATTGCTCTATAGATCCATATAATTATACGATTAGACACAATTGTAGTTATATTATATATGAACACGACCTAACTCCTGAATTATTAGAAGATATAAAATCTGGCAAACTTGTTAAAGTTTAAATTGTAAAAATTATAATTGAATAAATAAATTGAAAAAGTCAACGAAATTAGTTGACTTTTTTTCTGTTTTAGTATATAATAGTATTGTAAATCAAAAAGAGAGGTATTTTATTTATGAAAACACTTTTGATTGTAAATCTTATTGCCCTTGTAGTTCTTGTAGTATTTTTGACTATACTTTTAATTAATTATCTTAAAACTAATAAAGCACTATTTCACACTACAGCTGAGTTAGATAGTGTTAAAGATGAAAAGGATAAGATTGAGTCAGAGCTTAATGTTTATACTAAACCAAATCTAGCAGATATTTATCCTGAAGTCTATAACATAGTAGCTGCATGGTGTAAAGAAGTTGGAATCTATCAGGTAGCAATTAGGAATAGATATGACTCTAAATCAAATTGCTATAAGTTCACTTTGTATACTGAAAGACCTGGGGCTTTTATCGGTAAAGCTGGAAGTACAATTGAGAAATATAAAAAGATGCTGCATGAATGCAGAGTCGGTTGCATGATTGGACAGATTGAGATAGAAGAAATCTCTGGTATAGTAAATCAGAATCAAGTTGATGTAGAAGATTATTATAATTCTTATATGTCTAATTGGTTCGATTACGAGGAGGCGGGAGAGTATTATGAATGAATTAGAAGAAATGCTTAAAAAATTATATGGTCTGCCGCCTTATGATAATTGGTCGAATATTTGTTACGGTGATGGATATTTTGCTAAATCCATTGAAGACAAATTTTCAGAGCAAGAAATTAAGCAGGCAAAAAAGAAATTAAAAATTTTTTGAAAATCTTGTAAAAACACTTGATATATATATGATATAATATACTTGTAAATAGAAAGAGGTATCTAAAATGAAAGTCGAGGAATTATTTAAAGTTATTGATACGAGGTTTTTCTACCCTGATATTCATATTGTTGACGATGCAAACTCAAGAAGCGTCAAAACATTTAAATATCTGCGGGATGGCGGAACTTACGTTAAAGAAATGCTTAATCAATTTGGAGACAGAACAATTGTACCACATGGTGTTGATTTTGGTACTGATGAATATGAAATTGATTATCTTATAGTCGAGGTAGAATAATATGTTTGTAATAAGTATAAAGAAAATATTTGACTGTTCAGGAAACAGATTAGAGAAACCAGAATATGAATATTTTAGTTATGATAAATATGCGGGTTCTTTTAGTACTGGCTATCCTACTTGGGATGATTTTTATCATGCTGAAACTTTTAAAACTGCTGAACAAGCTAAAAAGGTTTATATGGAAAATTTACATATTCTTTATTGCAGTTGGAAAGACTATGACAGGGAAAGCATAAGAATTTGTGAAGTTAAATTTAAGCCAGTGGAAAAATTGCCCTGGAAAGAAAGTGAAGACTAATTATGGAAATTAAAACTTATTATATAGAATTTAACTCTTGTAAAGATGGAGTAGTTTATTCTTTAGAGCAAACTGTAGAAGCAGCAGATATTTATAATGCTATGGAAGTAGTAGAGAATTATTGCCATGATAACTATGGGACCTGTGAAATTACTAGCGTGAAGAAAGTAAATAAAGATACTTTTACATGCGAAGTTTGTAAAAGAAAGTATCAATGGGCTTCTCCGTGCACACAAGATGACTGCGAGGAGAAATTTAAAGAGTTTTGTAAGGAAAGAGAAGTAATTGAATTTGTGAGGATGAAAAATGATTGATGTTAATACAGCTGTAATGATTGCCGAACGCAAACAAAAGAAACACGAAAAAGATACTACAGAAAAAGATTATCAAAGATTTTTAAAATATTTAAGTAAAAAAATTATCAAGGCGTGTAAAAAAGGAAATTTTAATTATTGTTTTGATGCTACTTGTAAAAGGGAGATTTTAGATAGATTAAAAACTGATTTGAACAATAATGGTTACAAAATAAATATTAGTGGACCTTTTTATGGTTTAGATGTTTATTGGGAAATAAGAGTCAGTTGGGAAGAGTGAGGAAAGATAAAAAATGAGCGAAAATGAAATTGATTACAAACAAAAATACAATGATCTAATTGCGCATATAAATACAGTACCGTTTATTACTAGCCCGATGGGAGACCTGCCAGTTACGTCAACAACTGTTAGAAATCTTTTAGACAAGTTGATAAAAACAGAAGAAGAAAACCATAGTTTAAGCAAACAGCTTTATGATTTAAATCTTTATATCAATACTATCGAAGAAATTCAAAATAATAACACAAAACATCTTGTAGATCTAATTAAAAAGGATATTCCAGAAGAATATCACAAACAGATTGATGAAACAACTAACATATTTCTTGGGGTGCAAAATGGAAAGATCTAAATCTATTTCTGTGCGAATCATAAACAAAATCAAAAATTTAAAGATGAAGATTTTTGAATATGAAGACGAAGAACCAGAATATGTAAACAGAAGGGCTGTTGCAATTTGCGAAAGATACATTGAAAAATATCTCGCAAATGTTACTCCTTATGAATCAGAAAGAAAAGAATTACGAGAAAATATTAAGTGGACTTGTGATAACTGCGCAGAGAAATTAGAAAAACTTGGTTGGGAAGTTTATGGACAAGTATGAGTTTGAAGAGTTTATAAAAATTCTTAAGTGGGAAATACAAAAATATACCGTGAATCAAGAGATGAACAGAAAAGAGATAGGTTCAAAAGATATTGTTGATTTAGTTATCAAATGTGAAAATAAAGCAATAAAAAAATACTTTAAAGGTGAAAATAATGAACGGAATTGAAGTTTACAGAGGAAAAGTTGTTGACGAAGACGAATACGTACAAGGTATATTGATTGGAGAAGATAAAATCTTTCAATATACAGAAGACGGTGAATGGTCGGTAAATTGCGGCATTGGTTGTTTTTCTATCGTACCAGAAACGATTGCGTATTGTGGAAAAATGGATATTGGAGATTTGACGGTTCTTCCTAGAACGGAAGAAGTGCAAGAATATCTTAAAAGCCTTCCAAAATTTTATCTCGTTGCTTGTTGGGCAAGATATGGAGTTGTTGAATTTCCGTATAGTGGGAAAGATGTATTTGACGAAAAAGAGGGACATGTTCCGTTGATATGGGAGTACGATGACCACAATGGGACTGCTGACGAATATTATTTAAGAAAAATAACAGACACCACAACAGCTTCGATTTGGAATTGGTATAACAATAAATCAGTAGCAGAAGATGTAGCGAAAAAACTTAACGAAAAATTCGATAAGTGAAAATAATTTCAAAAAGTCAATCAAAATCGGTTGACTTTTTGTTTTGATTGTGTTATACTAATTATAACAAATCTTAAAGGAGAGAGTTTATGAAGAAAGAATATGGTTTCAGACACGCAGAATTCAATTGCGAGTATAGACATCCGATTATTTTTCATCCAATTCATAATTTTAAAGAATGGAAAGCTTATCGGTGGCGCAGAAAATATCTTTTAAAAAATGGTTTCGGGCCAGAAGCATTTTGGGACACAGATCATTGGTTTGTTGAAGTTATGCTTGAGATTTTAAAGAAACATTATGAATGGAGCAAGGAAAACTTGGATTCCAAAAACAATGAAGGCGTAGCAAATTTTCAAAAAGATCTTGCCCGCATGATTGAAATTTTGGAATTTAAAAAAGATGAAAATGAAGCAGATGTAATTACTGACAGCGAATTTTTTAAATTACTTCAAAAGAGACTTCCTTTTTTATGGAACTAAAATAATATGACAGAACAAGAAATTTTTAATAGAGTAAAAGAGCACCACGAAGAAGCTAAATCATTAGGATATAATGTCGTTGCAACTATTCTTCAAGGTTCACAGAATTATGGTCTTGAAATTGATTGCAAAGAATATCATTCTGATGTAGATACAAAATGTATCGTAATTCCTAGTTTCGATGATTTTTGTTCTAATAAAGGTAGAATTTCCACTACGTATGTTCGAGCAAACAATGAACATATTGATTTAAAAGATGTTGGAACGTTATTTGAATTGTTTAGGAAAGCAAATGTAAATATTCTTGAAATCTTATTTTCAAAATATTATATTGTTGAATCAGATTATAAAGACTGGTTTGAAAAACTTCGTAGTTACGGGGAGCGTATTTGTAGTGCGAATAAGTGTCAAACATTCAGAACCATGTCTGGTTTGTCAATGGAAAAATACAAAGCACTTAAGCATCCTTATCCATCAATTATTGATAAGATTGAAAAATATGGATATGACGGCAAACAGCTTCATCATATTTTGCGTATAGCTAATTTCATCGGAAGATATTATCGTGGAGAAAGGTTTAAAGATTGTCTGAAAGTCAATAAAAATTCTCGTGAAAATATGGATAAAGCAAAGCTGAATTGGTTTTCTCTTGGTACGGCAGAATCTCTTGCAAAGATGTGGGACGATTTTACGAAAGAAATCAAAGACAAGTATTGCGAAGAACACAAAGACGATCCTATCGACGAAAAAATGTATAAGATTCTAAATGATATGAAAGTAGAAGCATACAAAATGGCATTTAGGAAAGAATTATCTTTATAAAATTAGGTGAATCATTATGGAGAATGTAGTATTTTTTGAAACTGATGAAGATTTAAAGAAGCTAACAGGTGTGGAAGATTTTAAAGAACTTTGGGACGAAGGTTGGGATTTGGACGATTGGGATTTCGGCATTCAGACTGAAGAAGAGTGGGATGAAATGGATCCAAATTCTAAATATTATGATGACTGGAAACATTTTTATCGTTGGTGCATGGAAAATATGATGAATTCGTTCCAAGTTGGACATTATACTCATAATGGGAAACATTATTATTTTAAACATCATTAATTATGTTTAGCGAGAAGAAAATAAATAAATATTTTGAGCTTGCGAAGAATGCTTCGAAGTTCTCGGATTTTCATAAACAGAAGATCGGCGCAATCATTGTAAATAAAAGTCACATTTTATCGGTCGGTTGGAACACGCAGAAGACTTCTACGCTGCAAAAAACGTACAATAAACGCGCATCTCAGCCTTGGTCGGATAATTACCCGAATTGCATGCACGCTGAAATAAACGCTATTCAGAGGCTTTCTAGACGGTCTGGAGAAGACTTTTCAAAATGTCATATTTTTATATATCGAGAGGGCGGCGGAACGAAAAGGCTGGCGAAGCCGTGTAAAGCTTGTGAGAAAGCAATAAGAGATTTGGGAATTACAAACGTTCATTACACAGGATTGAATTCTTTTGTTTATGAAAAATATTTAGAGGGAGAATGATGATTTTTGTTTTGAAAGATGATGTGTGGTGCGACACAGTATTTAGTTCTATTGATAGAAAAAGTTTAAATATTTGTGTTAGAAATTCTTATAAAATCAAATATTCCGATGATATTGAGAATTTATTAAAAATAATTAGCAATAGTCCTACTTTCATAGAATTCAAAATTGCTGGTTACAAACGAACATTATCGAGTATGCGGCGAGAATGGGAAGCACATAATCTTCTTTATAAACTCGGATTTTTTAAAGCTAGCACAGGAAGCACAGATTTGGAAAACAACGAAAGTTTCATACTAAAAATTAGCTATGCAGTTTTGTCGTTTATTTATAGATTGTTTAATAGGAGAAAGAAAGTAAAAAAATGATTGAAGTTGAATTGATTTCATATACACAAAATCCAGTAAATGTAATTGAGAGCGCGGCATCAACTTGCTACGATTCTACGCCGACAGACGGAAGAATTATGAATCACTGCTATAAATCTGGACATCATTCAGTTTTGGAATTTGCTGAATTTGCTTTTAAAATTAAAGGTGTGAGTAGATCTTTAACGCATCAACTGGTGCGCCATAGATTGGCAAGCTTCGCACAGAGGTCTCAACGCTATTGCTCAGAAGATGGTTTTCAATACGTTATTCCACCAAAGATTAAAAACGATCCGAAAGCGTTAGATTTATACGAAAATTTGATGAATTATATTTCTCGCACTTATAACGAATTGTTGGAAAGAAATATCGAGCCAGAAGATGCACGTTTTGTCTTGCCGAATGCTTGCGAAACAGAAATTTGCGTGAAAATGGATTTGCGAGAACTTATTCATTTTTGTAACGAGAGGCTTTGTGCGTGTGCGCAATGGGAAATTCGTCAGCTTGCAAGTAAGATGAAAGAGAAAGTTGTTGAGGTCGAACCAAAATTTGCACCTTATCTCGTTCCGAAATGTGAAAAACTTTCACCTTATAGCTTCTGCACAGAGAGCAAAAAGAGAAGCTGCGGCAGACACCCAGTTATCGGAGATATTTTCAAAAAGGCGGAAAATAAAAATGAATGATTATAAAAGTTTCACCTATTCGGTTGGCGATGATACCGAAGTAACAAATTATTATTCTGCAGATACCATATATTATGCAATTGCCGACATTATTTTTAAAGATAATATTTATGATGTTGTGAAAGACAAATTGACCGAACCAGAAATAGTTAGAATTATAACAAATCTTTCAAAAGAAATTAAAGAGGCAAATATAAATATTGATTATTATATGGATTGCCTTAAAGAGTATTTTTACAACAAAGACAGCGAGGTTTAAAATGAGATTTTCATTTAGAGTTTATGATTTAAATTATGATCATATTTTTTCCTATCATGAAATGTTTCATAAAAAAGATGATAGAAATAAAGTAGCTTATAAAATATATAAAAACATTGAAATGTTTTACACAACTCATAAAGACGAATTCCCGGCGATTATCGAAGTATGGAAATACAACGTTTCTTCGAATAATACGCGTAAGCTGATGTGTGTTGCGAATTATGATGAAGAACAAAAAGAAGGGTTTTCAATTGCGTTCACAAACGAATTTATGAAAACATTGAAAGCACACCCGCTCCCCAAGCCTGAGAGAAACCATTGTAAACGTGAGTATGAAATGCAGTTTGAAGACTTGGTGGATATTATAAAAGATAGTATTTTAAAAAAAGACGGTGATGAAGATGCGGGATTGCTCTCCTAAAAGATGTTTGTTTCCGAGTTGTGGCAAAGGCATTTGTTGTTCGTTATGCGATGATAAAAAATGCAAAGAAAGATGTGCTGATGATGCGACAGTTTGCAAATATATAACAACAGACAACGGAACAATTATTAATCGAAAGAAACCAAAAATTGAAGTAAGGACACTTTCGTATTTAAAGGAAAATTCTTACACAAATTGCTTACTTGAAGAAACGCGTTGCCATCTAAAGGTTTGTTGCAAGTTTTGTGAGAATTTTAAATCTTGTGAAAATGCTTGCCAGGAAAACCCTGCGCAATGCAAATATATCACTATTAAACCGACGCAGGTTATAAAGCAAGAGCCAAAGAAGCGTGGAAGAAAAAAGAAGGAGAATGTTGAAAATGCAGAGCTTTGATATTGATTTTTTAGCGAGAGGTTTCCATCTTGATAAGAACGGAAGTGTTAAAATCAAAATTGATGATGAAACAGAGGTTAGTGGTTGGTGGGCATACGGGAATTTTGTTAAACTCGGAACTAATTTTTATATTGTTAATGAAATAAATTCTTTTGTTGTAGAAGATTGGTCTGTTTGCAAATGTGTTGGAATTACAAATGGTGATCATCCAGTATTCACGCATGATATTATTTCTTATGTAAATCCAGAAACACCGAAGGGTGAAACTGAAATTGGTGAAGTGGTTCCAATCAATCAGTTTGTTCGTATTGACGGAAGATATTGGACACATTTATACGATATCAATATGGGTGATTACAAACTCGCTTGCGAAGTTATCGGTAATATCTTCGAAACACCAGAAAAACTTGAAATAAACGAATAATTATTTTTATAAAACCGTGCAAAATCACTTGACTATTGTGCGGTTTTATGCTATAATATGTGGAGAATCGACCACTGGTATGGTCGTTTTAAAAAGGTGGTAGGTATGTCTCAGTATTTCATAACATCAGATGTTCATGGTTTCTTCAATGAGCTTATGGTTGCCTTAAACTCAAAAGAGTTTGATGTGAATAATTCAGATCATAAACTGATTGTTCTCGGAGATCTTTTCGATAGATGACCAGACAATAGAAAAGTTTATGAATTTGTAAAATCACTCGGAGATAGGTTTATATACGTTCGCGGAAATCACGAAGACTTACTCGGAGAGTGTGTTAGAGAAATCGTTTCTGGGAGAGAAGTATCGGAACATCATTGGCATAATAGAACTGTAGACACTATCGCAGAATTTACGCAAATGAACACAAATATGTTTCGTGGATTTGTTCGTTGGGAAAATGTAAATCAAACAACGTGGGAAGTTATGAAACCGATTCTTGATTGGATTGATGAAAAATCGGTTGATTGTTACGAACTTGATGACAATGTGTTTGTTCACGGTTGGATTCCGTCAACTTTCAAAAAAAATTGGACGAAAGAAAATTGGCAGCGTGCTCGCTGGTATAACGGAATGGAGATGTGGAAGAACGGTTATTGCTTAGAAGACAAAATCATTTGGTGTGGACATTGGTGTTGCAGTTACGGTTGGTCGAAAATAAGACAAAAATATAAAGAATTTCCACAGAAAAATAGAAAAGATTGGGAGAAATCGTTTCAGCCGTTTGTTGATGACGGAATTATAGCGTTAGATTCTGGTGTAACATATAGTAAATTTTTAAATTGTGTTGTTTATGACGAAGAAGATGAAACAGTAATTTTATGAAAATTTTAAAATATCCTTGTGAAATTAGTTGACAAGGATATTTTTTTGTGCTATAATGGTAGTACAAAATTAAAAAAAAGAGGTAAAATAAAATGAAAGCTATTATTAAGTATCTTTTAAACACAATAGGACTTTCTCTTATGTTTTTTGGATTTACCTGTGATTGTCCAGAAACAGTGAGTAAATTACTATACTGCTTTGGTTTTATGGTCTACTGTTCTGTGTGTTACTGGTCAGGTGAAGATGAAGCAAAACAAGAAAAACAGATTGAAAGATTGGAAAAGAAAGTCGAAGAATTAGAGAATAGATCTCGCAAGGAATATATTAAACCAGAATTAAGTGTTGAAAATGTTCCGTCTAATTATGAAGAATATTTGAAAAGCAAGGACAGATGGTGAAGGAGAATAAGATGACAGATTTAGAATATGATTTAACTATGAGCATTGAATGGATGCCAACTCAATGGGAAGATTCTGAAGCAGAAGTTGATTGTGAAGAAACCGCAAAGAATCTGACTAAACTCGGTTATCAGAAAATAGTTTGGCACGATGCAAAGAAAGAATTGCCAGATGGTAATTGGTATATTTTGGGATATGACTATTATGGGCAAACGTACGCGGTGGTTTCTTGGGATGGTACTGATTGGTCAGATGATAATGGAATGTGTTATGACGTAGATTATTGGGCAGAATTACCAGAAATTGAAGTAGAGAAATAATTTCATTGAGAGGACATAACCATGATAAGAATATTAAACCCAAATAATCCCTGTAAAACATGCTATTACAATCATCTTAATCCAGATACTTGCGCAGACAAAGAATACGATTATGTTTGCGACGGATGCACCAGTTATCATTGCTGCCAAAACGCATCGGAGACAGAAGTGAGATGTCCATATTATAAGGAAGAGCAATTATGAATTTGAAAGAAGAATTTATCAAATTATTGGAAGCACAAATTTTTAAAACCAATTCAGAAATAGATGACTATGCTGACGAACATAATCTACCAGCAGCCGAAGTTTGGCAATGGTTTTCGGAGTATAGAGATGATTGTTTAATCAAGCAATCAATTGGAACGCCATGCGAAGGCTGTAAGTACGTTACAAGAGTAGAAGGTTTTGTACCTTGTTATGAGTGTTGTCGAAGTAAGGCTGATTATTACAAAAAGGTATAATAAAGACATGGTAGGAGGTAATTATGAGATTTTACACACTCGCGGAAAGAAAGCCGCTTGAAGGGCAAACAGTATTAGCAAAAATTGACAACCGTGCTTGTTGCGTCGATTATTATGTACTTGATTACACAACGGGGTGGAGTTGGGAGGCTGACGAAGGTAAACCTTTCCATTTTGTTGAAGCTTCTGGTGAAGGATGTATGACAATATACGAAGAAGATATAATCGGTTGGATGCCAATTGAAGAATTGGATGAAATTAAAGTCGGAGAATAATTATGATCGAAATAAGTAAACCACTTGAATATTTTCAAAGTTGTAATTGCTGCGGAAAATATAACAAACGTGGACCAGGCACCGAGCAGATGTATAAAAGCCTATGTAAAAATTTAAGAGAATACGATGTTAAAACCACACCTGGAACGTGTATGCGTATTCGTCTGTGTGAAGATTGTGCGAGACAGCTCAGAAATCAATTGAATGATATTTTAGATGAGTAAAAACACGTTGTATTGTTATGTTGCGTAATGTTTATTATTATTGACAAAAAGGAAGAATTTGTTTAAAATAATTGACATAATGCTTATATTGCAAAGAATTAAAGAAATTTCCAAAAATAAAAGGTAGATAATTATGATTGATGAAAAGGCTTTAGAAAAGTATTATAAAGGTAAGTTATTGTGTGAAAACCATGATCGTCCTTTATCTTTCAAAATATTAATCACATTACAGACATGCACTACAGAAGAAATAAACCCCATAGATAGAGTGTCTTGGTTTAATATTATTTACAAAGAATTAAAGAAAGTACCGCCCGTAGAGATAAACCAACCTATCTACCATATACATAATATGGATAGTAAAGTATATCCCTATAAGTATTATATTGCTTATGGATATGTTTCTTCTATTAGGCAGGATAAAGATAAGAAATGGAGTTTTAGATATTCTTATTGGCGTCCAAATAAAAATGATAATCCACTTTATCCAAAAATCAGAGATAAAAGCGAAAAAGATAAAAGTTTACATGAAGTAAAAATAGATGATCTGTATATTAGAGGTGAATACACAGGTCAGATGTATTTTGTAGATTTAGAAGAAGCGCAAAAGAGGTTGAAGGAATTACAATAACATGGAAACAGTAAAAATTAAATTGACAATAGATGTGCCGAAGAATAACTGTGAAGGATGTCAGTTCAGAAGATATCATAGCGAAGAGGTTGGTTATCAAAGCTATAACGATTGGTATACATGTTCCTTGTTTAAATGTGAGCTTGACGATAACAAAAGATGTATCGCTTGTAAATCCTTAGAGGCAGATTAATTATGTACTCCACAAAATTCAACGATATTAATAAAAGTATAGAATACTTTGAAAGCTTAAAGAAAATTGAAATTAGTAATGGAGAAATATGTCAAAGGATTGAAGATGCGTTGAAAGCGTTGTATGAATTTCAAATTATAAACAATGCGCTTGATTTGTATGGTTCTTCATTGACATTAAAATGCAAGTTTGATAAAAAAGATAATTATATTACAATGGAGGTAATAGATTAAAAATGAAAATTGTTTCGCAAGATGGATTGCATAAATATGAGATAGCAGATTATTTCGTAGACCTTGAAAACGCAACAATATACGGTAATAGATATAGAGGAGAAATTATAGACAAAATTTTCCTTGGTAAATATGAAAATGAAGATTTAGCGGCACGCGTATTTAAAGAAATGATTGATTATGATTCAGTAGTAGATGGTTGTTTCGAAATGTATCCGTATGATGGAAATATTTTTGAAAAATAATTTTAGAAAAGTCAACAAAATTAGTTGACTTTTCCTTTGTTTTCAGTTATAATATAAATACAAAAATTAAAAGGAGTTATATTATGGAATTTAAAGAATTTATGGAAAAATACCCAGAGATTGCAAATAATTATCTTAATTTCAAAGTTGAATCCGCAGTGTTTTCTGTGGATGGTATTGTATCATTGAGTATAACCGGCTATTTAGTGAAAGATAAATGTGATTGTTATAGGGTATCAAAAGAAAGACATTATCTTACCGATTACGAGAAAGGTTACTATGAGGCAACTTACCATAAACCTGCTCCAGAATATGAAATTAAACACAACGGTATCTGTTATGGTACAAAAGATAGAGAATCTTGTGATTGTGGCGGGGATAGGAGCAGGTGTAATTTTAAGAGGTGAATTATGAACAAACTTGAATGTTTGATTAAATTAAGAATTGGTTATTATAACAGTATGCTTGATGTTCTTTCTGCAGAAGATCCTGATAAAAACCAAAGAAATACGTTTATTTTAGAGACGAAAAAGAGAGCGTTAGAGCAAGTTTTAGAGGATTACTGTAATGAAGAAGTTTAAAATCACAGACACCAAACAACAGGTGGCAGTAGATATTCTAACAGAGCTTGAAGTATGGATGATGGGGTTGCCAGGAAATTCCGAACCAACTAAATCAGAGCAGGCTATAATTGACATCTATAACAAAATGTATAAGAAATATGGGTTGAATAACGATCCTTTTACACTTATGTGCTGTACTGATAAAGAATATTGGAAGAATTTAGCAGAGTATACAAGACAGGAAATGGAGAATAGATTTGGATATGATGAATCTTATTAATCAAGATATTTTGAAAGAAGTAGAAAGTAAGAAAGGTTTAAATATCACACTGCAAAAAACATGGGAAAACTTGATTCGCCAAGTAAATAACGAATTTTGCGCTGGATATAAAGATAGATACAGTGTCCAAAAAGTTGATTTCTTTATGGAAGACAGTAACTGTTCAAAAGATTATTTCTATATTAGGTTTAGAATTGAGCAAAAACCAGAATGGATGTTCGGCGTAGAGTGCATGAAAAAATCTGTAGAGAATACTTATATTGATTTTAATTTCCGCTTTTGGGGACAATATTGGGATGTGGTAGACAAATTTAGATATTCTCGTGCAAAATATCGAGATGAAAGTACATTGAGAATTTTTACGGAAGAAGATACTGAATTTACCTACGAGGAAGCAATTGATATTGGCGGTGTTTATTATATTTGTAAGATTATAGATTTTATTATAAAAGAACCAGAAATGGCGTTTTGTAGAGATTATTTTGGTTGGGATTACAACCTTGAATTGCATACAAAAAGAAGTGCTATAAATCAATATAATAAATGGCGTAAAGAGTTTATGACAGAAAATTCAGCGAAGGAAATCTGTCGTGTAAAACTTCTTCATTTTATAAAAAATGATGTTATGCCGTTTTACCCAGAAGATGCTTTCATTGTAGATAAAGGCGATAATGTAAGACCGAGATATGAGATTTGTGTTTACGATGAAAAATGTTTAGGACTTAATTGGGGAATCGACTTATTAAAAAAAGAAGAAAAAGAAATTCGTCGAAAATACAGAGTATTTTTAAAAGAGTGTAGACAAGTTTTCAAAGAACATAAAGTAAATTTTGTTGATTATGTGGATTTACCAAATGATGAATCAAGTTTTGGATGTTGCTATATTATTCCAAGAAAGCTTAAAGAGGCGGTAAAATATAATAAAATTGACGATAACGGCGTCGAAGTCTACGAGGTGGACTATGAGTAAAGAAATAAATATACCGTGTCAAACTTTTATAAGGGCTATGCAATGCGATTGTGGTGGAGAGATGAAATATGAACCTAGTGAATTTACAACTCTTCAATACCCCCTAAAATATAAGCACGTGTGCAATAAATGTGGAAAAGTAGAGTATTACACAACTACTTATCCTGCGCAAATTTCGACTTATGAGATGCCTGAACTCAAAGAGAATAACAATCGAGGTGAATCATGACAGTTATTTTTAGATGTAAGACAGCAGAAGAGTGGTCTAAATCGGATTATATTTTGGAAAAAGACGAGATAGGTTTGATAGATTTTCCAGATAATTCAAGAAAAGTTGTAATCGGAGATGGAAAAACTAAATGTTTAGATTGCGAAGAATTAAAGAGATTTCCAAAATCTATTAAACTCGTTGCGAAACGTTGGGTTAGTTCACATCGCCTTAATGCGGTTGCAAAGGTAGATGAGGACGAATAAAGTAAAGTTATGAAAGTACCTAAATATCTTAGAAAAAGAATGGATGAAGCGGTTGAAGCTGCAAATCTTGTAAATCAGGTAGATAATGAAGTACATCAATGGTGTAAAAAACACGGAATTGATCCAGATGATTATGATGATCCATTTCTTTGGTCAAATCACGTATCAATTCTTACAGAACCAGAAGCGCATAGAAGCAGTATGATACATTGGATTGAGTCGAAATAACAGAAAAATAATTGAAATCTGAGTTTTATCATTAAAATCAGTTGACTTTTCGTTTGAAATAGTGTATAATATTAGTAACGAGGTAAAAAGAAATGATTAAGTGTGATTTTTGTGTAGTTCCTTGGTATGATGAAAACGGACAAATTCATTTTGATAGGAGTTATTGTGATAAAAGATACTGTTATGATTCCATACAAAGAATGACAGATGTAATGAAAGAAGATTTTAAAACAAGAAATTCGCGTAATATCAATAATAATTACAATTATAGAGGGAAAAAGAAATGACAATTGATTATATCGGACAGGAATTGATTTGGAATCTTTTGGGAACAAATCCTTATCATAAGAATAGTTCGCATTATTCTATTAAAATTAACTGCAAGACACGGATGCAGAATGAAGAGGCTGCGAAGTTTATTCTTGCACATATTCCATATTCGAAAGTAAAAGACGTTGTAATGGAATCAGATCCCCTCGGAATTTCGATTGCGACTGATAGAATAATAAAGAGAATTGATATTAAAAATGTATTTGATGGTATCAGTTCTGTAGAATTTATGAATGATATTAAAAACGAGGATAAGTAAAATTATGAAAAGTTGGAAAGATTTGTTTGATTGGATGGAAATGACCTTTTGCGCAGTTGTAGAAAAAAATACATTTCACGTAAGACTTGAAGTAGTTGGTGAAAAGAAACCATCTTATAGCATTACTGCAGACGGAATTTCTTATTTTCCCGTAACAAGAAAAATGGCAAAGAAACTTTTAAGAAACGGAATGGGTGTTGAAGTTTTCAATGGATAATTAAAGGAGTATTAGCAATGATTTGTTGTAGGTGCTATAAAGAAATTAGTAAAACATACGGTAGAGTTACTGATTTAGGGAATTATTGTAAAGAGTGCGCTGAACAAAACGAAGTTGAAGCTACAAAACTATATGAATCCAATATGAAGTCAGTGCTTGAAGCCGAAAAGAAAAACGCTGTCAAACAGTTTGCCGAAAGGCTTAAAGAAAGTGCACAAACGAACTTAGACCATTTTATGGGATTTCAAAAAGTTGTTTTAACAGAACAAATCGATGAATTGTTAAAGGAATATGGAATATGATTTATCTTGGTAATTTATCGGTCGAGCAGATTGAAAGAGAGTATTGTGTTTCCTTTTCTGAAGAAGATAGGAAATGGTTGTTAGAACATCATCAAGACAAAGCAGAAGATATTGAAAAAGATAAGTGGCACTTCTTTGATATACCAAGAGTTGTAATCACTGGAAGTCAAGAATTTAGACAGGAATTATATAACAGACTGATTAAATATGAATTTGTAGGTCAATTTGGAATAGGTGTGGAAGAATGAAAAAGAAAATTAAATCCATTTTACTGGTTATACTATTTGTTCTCTGTATCGGTCTTATGTTTGCTGGCTGTGATCAGAAAACAACAAATAAATATAGATGTAAGGATAATGAGGAACTAAAGGTACAAACATTTATTGGGTATGCAGGATCTACCACTGCTGATGATTTATCAGACTATGTAAATAAGTGGATAGAGGTATGTAATAAAGATATTGAAGTTATAGATATTCAAGTTACAGGTATATCTAATTCGCAGTATTACCCAAGCACTGTGATTATGATTGTATATAAAGAGTTAAATGGAGAATCAAAATGAAAACAGATAAGCAATTAAAACAAGAATTATCAGATATTTTAGATCAGGCAAAAATCGAAGCTTTATCAACAGTCGGTTCGTTAAACAACGGTTTCGGCGGCTGGTATTCAAAACCAGTTGCAAATTACGTTAAACTTTATGCACAGGAAGCAGTTAAAGAATATGCTGAAAGACTGAATAAAAGAGCAATTTCATATTCGTGGGTTTGTGGTAACGGAAGTGCAGTATTGCTTGAAGCCGTGAATGAAGAAGAAGAAAAGATTTTAAAGGAACTGAAATGAAAAAGAAATTTGATATTATTAAGTATATTAAAACTTGCATTAAAAATTATGATGAAGGTGGTTGTTCTAAAACAAATTTAATCGAGGATATAAATTATGCCATTTCTAAAGGTTCTTGGCAAATGCACTGCGATGGGAAAGAGACAACAAATAACTCTATCAAAGGATTTGACTTTGATGGAAATCCACAAACTTACTATGTTATAAATGAATGGTGCAAAGAAGAGGAATAATATGGAAGATATTAAATGCCCTATTTGCGGATATAGATTAAGAGAATGTCAATGTCTTTATTCTGGTTCCTGCCATCCAGATAGAAGTAAAAGAGAAGAGGTAGTATTACATAATCTTTATCTTCTATCTCAGGAACAACTTGAGCATATAATTGATATTCAAAAAGCTCAAAGAGGCTCTTATGAAGATAAAGAGAGTAATCGAATTTTAACTGAGTTAAAGAATCCTACTCTAATTGTAAATAAGTTATTAGAGTCTGAGGGTTTTGAATTAGAGCGGTATTCTCCAGAGGGATATAATTGCGATTATGAAAAAGTAATTCCTCATGATGATATTTATAATCTCTGGGTAAATGTAAGTCTTAAGGATAGAAAGGTTTATTTTTATGATGAATATGATTGCGGTGGAAAAATAAGCAGTTATACTACCGAAATTCCTGAAGATATTGATTTATTGGATGGTAATTTTCTCTATTGGCTAAGAAACGAAATTGAGGAGCGTATTTAATATGAGAATTATTAAAAATGGTGCATGTAAGTTACAGGATATCCAGCAGTTTAAATGTCAGACTTGTGGTTGCGTTTATGAATTAGATTTATGTAATGAGGAAATCGGTGAGTGTCCTTGTTGCCATGCACACAAAAGTTATCAAGTAAGATTTAGGGGTGATGCTGAAGAAGACGTTAAAGCAAAAAATCCTGTTGATGCCTATCCCAATTATTACAATTTTTCAAAACCAGATGATCACAATGTAAAGGAATTAACAGAGCAAGAAACAAAGGAACTGATTGATAAATGTACTAAATTATATTTTAAAAATGCTTGCGGCTATGCTACAGTTGCTACTGGCGATACAATCGTTATGGTAACGCAAAACGATACTTGTGATATGGATGATTATAGAGTGATTGTATCAAATAATTATTATGAATTAGATAATTATGATTTGGAGTAATTATGAGTAAAGAAATTTTGTATAAGGCAAAAAGAGTAGATAACGGCGAATGGGTTTGCGGCTTGCCAATTTACAAAAATTATATCAGAGTATTCACCGAACATGAATATGAAGATGAAGATGGAAGAAAAGTAAAATATAGTACAACTAAAGACTATCAAGTAGATCCCAAAACAATGTGCGAATTTATTGGTCTTACTGACAAAAACAAAAATAAGATTTTCGAACATGACATTGTAGATTATGAAGATTGTCCAGCAAGCGATTACTATAGAGAAACTATTATTATAAATCGTGGTGTAATTGAATTTGAAAACGGTGCATTTTTTGTAACAAACAGAGAAACCGTTGAAATGGATGATTTGGTTTATAAGGGTGTTATGGAATGCACTATAATAGGAAATATTTTTGATAACCCAGAATTATTGGAGGAAGAAGAATGAAAATTGTAAATTTATGTGGAGTAAATAATGATTTGGTATAATATTTTAGAGAGAATGCCAGAACCAAATAAACCAATTATAGTAACTGATTTACAAGGAAATTATTCTACAGGTAAATATAATCCTATCTATGAATATGATGTATTGCCAAGTTATTATTTTATGAGTAGTGAAGATGTTAAAGCTTGGGCTTATATAGAAGAATATAAGGGTTAAGTAGTGGAGAAAAAAAATGAAACCAGTATTTAAATGTGATTATTGTAATTTTATAGGAACAAAAGAAGCAGTAGAAGAGCACGAGAAAGTTTGCGTAGATAACCCAGAAGTAAAATGCTGCCAAAATTGTAAATATTCTTATTCTGATGAATCTTATGATTGTACAGAACCACGATATTACTGTTTATATAAACCTTATACGAATCATAATCGAAGTATATGGTGCACTGGAGAACCAATACCGAAAGAGAATATTTGTGAACAGTATGAAAGAGGAAATCAGAAAAGAGAAATTCTATTATAAAATTATAGTTTCATTAAAGGAGAAGTGATTATGGGAATGGATTATACGTACGCAGGTAGCGCGAGTTATGATAGATTCGATGAAGAGCTTACAAAAGTAGCTGATGTTTTCTGCGGTAAAAGAATAAAAACAGAAGAGGGAGAACCATTAAAATTCACTTTTCCAAAAGATACAAACGGAACGCTGGTTAATTGGTTTAATAACTCTTTTGGAGAAGGATTTACTTACGAAGATACTCTTGTTGTTTGGAAAATAATTTCACATAATAATCTTATTAAAAATATTTCACCTCAGATTTGGAGAGAATTAGAAGGTTGTGTAAATAATCATACTGGCTGGGATATACGATAAAAATTAAATAAGAAATTTTAAGAAAGTTGACGAAATTAGTTGACTTTCTTTTTCGTTTGGTGTATAATTAGAGTAACGAAAATTAAGTGAGGTAGTTGTTATGAATATAGTATTGGGTATGCTTTTTATGGTTGCTGTCGTTGTTTTTGTTATTTTATATTCATGTAAAATTGACAAAGATGAGAAAGAATTGTTAGAAGAGCAAGAACAATTAAAATTAAAACAGGAAGAAAGATTAAAATCAGAAGAACAGAAACAATTAAAATTAAAACAAGAAAAACTTTTTGAAATAGCTGCTATAAATAGAATTAAAAGGTTTATAAAAAATAATACCGATTTATTTAATTCGTTAAAATATATTTTTGATTATGCAAAAAAATTATACGAAAATAATTTATGGTGTTGGGATAGTTTAACTTTATCCTATGGACTTAGTATTGAGTTAATATATTCCGTAGAAACAAATAAATTTTATATCGGATATGACGATGGTCGTTGGTCAGCATATATTGATTCATGTTTTTCTGAAAATAATTTAATTTTTTTCTCAAAAACACGAAAATTTAAATCTGGATATGGATTTGAAACTATAATTAAAAACAGCTCAAATTATTATTCATTATATGCGGTATTAAAAGATTTAAAAGAAAACATAGAATACATTTTATATAATTTTAAATCATATACAGAAGAATAAAAAAAAGAAGAATCAACAGGAGGTGAAAAATATGTGTAAAGATAAAAAGATAATAAAGAGTATAAAAGCAAAAATACGAAAAATATTAAATTTATTAAAATCTTATAATTTTTATGAAGTTTTAAATTATTTAAAGAACAATACGATGGATACGCCAGAAGAAATTTCTTTAAGCCTCTGCCACAAAACATGTGGGAGATTTAAAGGACTTGGTTATTGTGCTTCTGACCAATTTGAAGAGTTATATAGTGCATCAGAAGAGGAAATAGATTCAGAAGATAAAAAAAATTATTGTGATTGTTTAATAAAAGATTACAACCATCTGTTAGATTCGGTTGAAGGTTTTGAGGGAACTATTAAAACAGAAAATAAAGAATTTTTAAAATATATTTTTCAATGGATTGGTCCATGGGTATTGGCTATACTTCCTTATATAATTCAAATTATAAACGCAATTAAAAATTAAAATTTAAAACCCACTCAAAATTAATTGACGTTCTTTTTTGTTTATTATATAATAAGAATAAAAATCAATGAAAAGTAGTCAATATAAATCAAAGAGAACTTAAAAAATTTTGGAGACAATTTAAGGAGTAACAATATGAAAGTAAAAGAATTTTTAGAGCCATTTACGTATAGATCTGTATTTATGTTTAAGGGTAATCTACATTCTGCTGATGAGATTGCTAACGTTTATGGGGACTTTAAAGTTGTTAAAGTAGACGCATCTCCTAATTTAATGTATACTGAACTTATTATAGATGAACCGACTTGTGATTGTTATGAAGTAACTAAAGAAAGGCGTTATCTCACTGAGTATGAAAAAGGTTGCTATTATGGAAGACACGGCGAAGATATTAGATATGTCACTGAAGAAGTTCCAAGATGCTTAGGCACCAAAGAAAGAGAGACCTGTACCTGCGGTGGATATAAGTCTCAATGCAATTTTTATAGGGAAAAATTCATGAAGGAGTTAGAAAATGATAAAAATAATTAAAGAAGGCAAAAAAGAATTTAATGCAGTTTGTCCCACTTGCGGATGCGAGTTTTCTTATGAACTCAATGATTTAAAGATGGGTATCACTTATAGTACAATTAAATGCCCTTGTTGCGGAGATGAAATTGTTCATAGCGACGTAGGCAAAGAGTATGCACAAGGCGTTTTTATATCTCCGAAAAATAATACAAATGGAACAGCGCCAGATCCAATAAAAGACAATATGGTTTGGAAAACTTCTGAATATAAAAAACCGCTAGAAACCCTTAAACAGCAACCTTCTTATATCGATTGTAATAAACCGACAAATCCATGCGAAACCTGTTCTTTTAATTTGAGACTGAAAACAGGCGAAGTTTATGTCGGAGATTCGCCATGTCAGTGGTGTCAATACGGGCTTAAAGTCACTTGCACTTCGACTGGAACGACTTCAAATGGAGCAAAATAAGATGAGCAGAACGAAAGTAAGTAAACCGTATCCAGATTCAATCGCAGCTGGCGGTTACGAAATTTTATATCGCTGCCGAGAATGTGGTTATTCTTTTAGATTGGCAGATGATGAATTCAACTATTGCCCTCATTGTGGCGTAAAACTTGATTGGGGAGTTGTTGCAACCGCAAATAAAGAATGGCAGGATGAATTTATCGATGCAGTCTGTGATTATAAAGATCAAGGTAGAAGTGAAAAGAGAGAAAAGATGCTTGCTGACCTCGATGCTCTCAATCAAACAATTACCGATGGAAAGCGATATGAGATGAAACAAACACAAGCGACCAAAGACGATATTATTTACAGGAATATTTGTTATTTCCTTGGTAACGGTTGGACGAGAGAAGAACTGTTAAGAGAGTATAAATATACCGAAGAAGATTTTAAAATTTACGACAAAATGAAATGGAAGGTGTAAAATTAGTTGACATTTCTTTAAAAATATATTATAATATAACCGTAAATCAAAAAGAGAGGTAAATATTATGGTAGTAATCGAAACTGTAGAAGGCGAAAAATTCAATCTTAAAGATATTGAAGAAATCTGGCTTGCAGAAATTGACAACAATGATTATAACAAAAATGTAGATGTAAAACGTTATAATAGTAGTATTTATACAGACGAAGATTTTGTGGATCTTTTGGAAGAAGTTTCGAAAGATATGATATGTATGCCACACAGATGTCGTAGACTTCTTGTAGAACTTAATGACGGATATTATAATAGAAAGCAAATTGAAAGATTTATTGTAGACGGTAAATTGTATAATGCCGATGCTTTACTCTGTGGAAGATTAGGAGAAGATTATGACGATAAAAGAATTATTTGATAAAAATAAAGGTTCAAAAATTAAGGAATTTCACAAAGGAATACTCCGAGAATTTTCTATTTACGAAGATTATATTACTTATCTGAATAATTATTTCGGAGATAAAGTTGTAATAGCAATTATTAACAGCGAACTGAAAAGACATTCTAAAAATTCATACTCTCTTGATGTTGTAGTTGAAACGGAGATTCCTAAAATCTGTATTTACGAAGGTTTTTGGTGGGATGTGGAGAAGTAAAATGGATAAATATTTAGCAGATAACAACGAAGTAAATTATGATCTTTGTAAGAATTATTGCGACGGATATTGCTGGGAAGATCCAGATTGGTATTGCCTTTGTGATTATGAAGGATGCCAACCGATTTGTGGAGAATATGAAGAAAATGAAGATTGATAAATATAATGATTTTTGTGATAGACATTGTAAATGGTGTACCTCTCTTGTTTGTGATGGCGTTAATAATACAGAAGCAAGAGATGGTTGTCAATATTTTAGAGATGAATTTCCAGAAGAAGTCAAAGACGTTGAATACTGGAAAGTATTAGATAAGGTTTTAGGAGACAAATAAATGAACGAACCAGTCATAATGTATGGAAAAGAAGTTGCGGATAATATGCTGAAAGATTTTAAGGCAAAGGAAGGTTCTTGCCTTTATATTTTTTCAAATCAAGCAGATCCAGCAAGTAAAGTATATGTAAACAATAAGAAAAAGAAATGTGAAGAACTTGGTGTTCCTTGCATTGTTTATGATATATCAAATGCAACAATAGGAGAGATTAAGGGATATTTTGCAGATATTATAATTTTCAATTGGGATAAATTTTATAATCCTTATATTATTATTCAGCAGCCAATCCCGAAGCACCTTAAACAGTATGAAAGCAATTTTGAAACTGTTATGAAGTCTCTTCCGGGCTCTGACATCGATGCTTTCGACGGAGATTTATCGACAGAGTTTAAAACGCCAGCAACTCCTCTCGGAATTATTAAAATGCTTGATTATTACGTAGGGCTTGATAAACTCGATGGAATGAACGCTGTTGTTATCGGCCGTTCTAAAATTGTTGGCAAACCTATGGCTGATTTGCTTTTGAAATATAATTGTACCGTAACAATTTGCCACTCACACACGAAAGATTTGCCGCTTTATACGAAAAATGCAGATTTGATTGTAAGCGCGGTCGGGAAAGCAAAATTCCTTACAGAAGATTATATCGGCGATAACAAACCGATTGTAGTCGATGTAGGAATCAATCGTGATGAAAACGGAAAGCTTTGCGGCGATGTCGATTTTGAAGCAGTTGCACCGAAATGCTCGTTTATCAGCCCTGTTCCAAAAGGCGTGGGTGTTTTGACGGTGGCAAGCTTGGTATATAAGATGGGAGAAAACGTGGAATGATAAAAAATAATCCAGATTTCAAATGGTTAGTAACTAATTTCGATTGCAACAAACAAAAGATTGAAAAGTATAACGTTCTTCGATATCGTGAAGAAGAGATTAAAAAACTTAAAAAGAAATATCCGACAAAAGAGGAATTTGAGAAAGAGCTTGAAATTTGGTGCAAATCAAGATTTTGGTCTCGCGCACAATATGAGCTTATTCTCGAAATCGGAGACGAGAATGTTTGGCTTAAACCTTGGTGTGGATGCAGAGATGATAATTATCGTGTAGACGTAACATTTGAAGATGACGATAATTTTGATTGGGTTCAATTTGCACTTAAACAAGTGGAAAATATTCCAATACTTCCGACTAATCCATATTCCATTAAAATCGATGTTTGGGATCAACTCGAATATCGGTGGAATGAATTCGTAAATTACGTTTGGAACTATCATCATAAATGGCAGAGGAAGAAAAAATGAAAATATTGGTTATCATTCTTGGAATTTTGTCCGCAGTAATTATTTTGGGTTTGTTGGCATTTAGTTTTATTTTCGAAAGTGATTATCAGCAGCCGAAAGAATGGGACAAAGATGAAAAAGTAAAAGGCAAAGATGATTTGTCAGATAAAAACAAAAACAGGAACTGATTATGTATAAAATTGATTTGAGACTGAAAACACTTTTCCCAGCGATTATGGGAACAAGAGACGAGGCTACCGATATTGAATTCAGAGTAATTTCGGAAAACGGAATTAACATCGATAAGAGCGTGGTTGTTACGGCAACAGATATAACAGATAATATTTATGGAGTAGAAAATATTTACGCACATAAAGATTGTATCGTTGTAGAAGTGAAACGCGATCCAGACGAAGATTATTCTGACGAAGACGATTGTTCCACAGACGAAGATAATAACGGTGATGAAAATCCGTATTCTGATTTTGATATACACGATGACAAACCGTTTTATGACGGACCAAAACTCGTTGTAAACAATTTTGATAAAAAATCGGAAGAAGATATTGTAATCGATGGTTTGGATATGGTTTACGGAGTGACTACAAACAAAACCGAAATCACGATTGTCTACCATTACAAAAACTCAGATAAACCTTTACAGGCACAATTTTATCTCAAAGGCGATAAGACAAATCTGTCGAAAGAAGAAATTCTTAAAGAGCTGAACGACACCCTTTAAAATTTCGTGTTAATAAAAGTACATTTTTATTTTTGAAAAATTTTTACAATTTTTCGAAAAATCCCCTAAAATCGTTTGACAAATTTTTAATAATAGTTTATAATATTGGTATGAAAAACGAAAGGGCAACAGCCCGAGGGAGTTAAAAATGAAAGTAGCAGATATGAACGAAAGGCAAAAGAAAGCATTTTACAATATTAAACACGCCGCAAACGATTTACTCGTCGGTTTGGAAAATATAATGCTTGATTATTCAGAAGATAATGAAGAATACAAGAGCGCAAAAAGGTTACTCAATGACCACAACGCACTTGTAAAAGAACTTTACGAAATGGCAACGAGCTCCGTATACGATGAAGGTTTTTGCGGATTTGGAAAAGCCTATCAAATGATTATACGTGATATAAACTTTTGCGGTAAGGAATGGTTAATGGAGTGTTGCGAAAAACGCATAACGAAAGAGGGTTATTAAGATAACAAGCCGAGCGGGGCGGTTAAACCCCACAAAGTCGTAAACCTTTCAATGGATATTATACCCGTGCAAAAAAAATTTACAATATTTCAAAAAATTTTTTAAAAAGTCTATAAAATCGTTTGACAAAATTATTTTAATATGATATAATATACGTGTAGTCAGTTGAAGATAAGACAAAGCCCACACTAAACACCAACCGATACTGATTACGGCATTTGTACCTCCTATAATAAGATGTAGGACGGAGCTAACCACTCCGTCTGATGAGATGAGAATGACTTGACCTCCACGTGGTTCATCTTGGGTAATTCCAACAAAGTCAAAATCGCGACAAAAAAATACGGATAGCTAATAGTGCTTACTTTTGCTTATAGCTACAAACTTTTAATTTGTGTCAGTGTTATAATTCAGTCCTAAAAATGTCGCAGCTAGCGGAACTTACTTTTATAAATAGATAATGGATATATATTGGATAGCTCCGCGACATAATTATTTTTTTGAATCGAGATTTTCAGCTAGTCGAGCTTACTTTAATATAAACTATTCCTATAAACGGATAATATAGCGCGACAATTACGAAAATCTCGATTCTTTTTTTATTTTCAGTGCAAAATCATTTGACATTATAAAAATAATATGCTATAATATAATCATCAAAAACGAAAGGAGAATTTTTACGATGAAAGAAACTTTTAAAAAATATCTGTTTGACAAAAACATTCTTGTGAATGACGGTGCAGAAGAGAAAGACGAAGAACTCGAATCTTTGCTTTGCACAGCCCTTATGGCTAAATATGGCTATAACGTTGTTTCTGGCACAGAACTTATGTCGAAACCAGTACTTAATTACGTAGCGGAACAAATTCGTTATATCGCTAAGCCGACCGAGCCATTTTATAGAGGGTTTCCCGAAAGCGTTAAAAAACTTTGCCCAGAAGAACGTTTGTTTGACCAGCTTTGGTCTTATTATAAAACTTATGGGCTTGGTGATTTTTCCGCAGAACAGCATTCGGTTTGCGAAAGTCCCGTTGAGAGAATTGCGCTTCTCAAATCTTTTACGACGAAGAACGTAAAAATCTTAAACGAAAAAGACGCTGAGAAAGAACTCGAAAGTTTGTTGCAGGGTTTATGTGATCAAACAAGACCTATGAGCGAATATCAGTTCTCTGTGCTTGTCGAAGCTATTCGCGAATACGATATGTTTACATTTAAATTTGCATCGTCGAATACGGCAATCAAAGTTTTGCTTGAAACGAGAAATTTGAGATATGCAGAAAAATCTTCCGCGCTGCTTGAATTGAGCCATTTCCCCAAAATCGTTGAAGAGCTTAATTATAAAGTTTATCATAACAACAATGTCAAAAAGCTTAATCTCAAAAACCAAGACCGAAAGTTTTTGATCAATGTTTTGAAAATTTTGATTACGAATAGCTATAACGATTCCAATTTGATTTCCGAATATCAGATGACAGTTTGTGCTGAGAAGCGAGCTATCTGGAAAGGAATCCTTTATCACCTGCATTATAAAGATGACAGACTTTCTTTCATTTACAGTTCGAAAGTATTTTCTGGAATGTCGGAATTCGAATGGTTTATGGAAGGCGAGAATACTTACGGTGCCGCTTCGATTTTAAAACATCGGAAAGGAACAAGCGCGGTTTTTCGTCATCTTGATTATATCGTGTCGAGAACAAAAGAGCTTTCGGAGATTGAAAGAGTTCTTGGTTTGCTTAAAGAAGATCTCAACCCGATTATCTTGATGCAGCTTATTCAGCATTATAATGATTATAATCGTAAGCCAGATGAAGCACGTAGTTTTTCTTTTAACAAATTCAATATGAAGAAAACCCACAGAGAAACTGGTTATGAAATCGAAAGAAGCAAATCACATCTTGATGAACTCGAAGTGAAATATCTTAAAGACTATTTCACCAAAGCTTTTTATGAGCTGATGAGCAAGAAAAAAGCGGGTAAAGTTTATCTTGAAGACGGAATGAAAGACATCGCTATGCCACTTGATATGGCTACCGCCAACGGTGGTGTTGGTTGTTTGCCAACTGGCTCGCGTATGATGATTCCAAACGGTGCAATCGTCCGCGCTTTCACTTATTGGGAAAAGGTAAATGATGTCGATTTGTCTTGCTGGCTTGTAGATAAAGATTTTAACAGCCTTAAAGAATTCAACTGGAGTGAGTGGAGCAGTATCAGAAATTATCGTTATCAGACAAATTGGGATTTAAATGCCGTAAATTTCTCTGGTGATCAAATATCTGGTTATAACGGCGGCAGTGAGTATTTCGATATTGATATTGATAATGTTCTTAAAACTTATTCCACATCGCGCTATATGATTTTCTTTAACAACGTATATTCTGGCGTAAAATTTAAAGATGTGTTCTGCAGAGCTGGTTATATGCTCCGCGACAGTTTTAACAGCGGTGAAGTTTATGAGCCTAAAACAGTCCAGACAGCTTTCAACATCACGTCAGATTCAACGTTTTGTGCTTTGTTTGCGATTGATTTACAAACCAGAGAAATGATTTGGCTTAATCAAAACGTTGATTCTAACGCTCGTTGCTCGTTCACAAAAGATAATTCGTGGGTGAAGAAATATATTAATCTTGCTCAATATCTGAACGTTTACAAGCTTTTTGAGAACGTAGGAGAAAGAGTAAACGATCCGAAAGAATGTGTCGGCGAAGATGATTATATTATCACAAAAGAACCTATCGATACTAGTTTTGATACAAAGGCAACTATAATCACAGCTTATACCACCGAAAAGATTATGTCGTTTATCGATGGTAAGAAATGAAATATATTGTTGAAGTAAACATTCCAAAATATATTGAAATTGAAGCTAATAACGAAGATGATGCGAGGGAGCGAGTAAAATCCTCCCTCGATCCAAAACAACGCGAAGTAGCTGAAATCAAAGTTGCCAAGGAAGTTAAACTATGAAGAATAAGTTTAAATGCGGTATGCGTGCTAATTGTAAAACGATAGATGATATGTGCTGTATTGATTTTAATTGTATTGATTTAAAAAAGATTTTGGAAGAGTTTTATAAAAAGCAAGCCGAGATTACCAAGAGATTGGAAGAAAGAGAAAAAAATGAAGAATAATCCAAGCGATGCGCACGCTTGATTATTATATATTATTTCAGGGTTCGCGGTGTAGCCATAATTGCATCAGCCCTTAAGAGCAAAGGAAAAAGAGTTATGGAAAAAGTTTTATTGAATGCAAAGCAAGCAGCAGAGTTGTCATTGGAAAAAGGTTACGAATGGTTTAAAAATCAAGTTTTCAAACAGATTCGTGAAACAGCCGAGAGAGGCGAAAGTGAATTGCATTGGGGAATCTCTAATCCGTTTAAAACTAAAGAATGGTTTAAAGTACAACATAGAGAAGAAGATGTAATTCCATTTGCTAAAAATCTTTATAAGATTAAAATCCTTTTAAGTGATTTGGGATATGGAATCAGATTTATTAGCGTAATTGATGGTGAAGACAATCTTGTAACAGAGTTTGTTATTAGTTGGTAAATTTATATAGGAAACGCTCTTAATCGGGCGTTTCTTTTATTTTGCGTTTTAACGTGTCAAATTTAAACGAGACACCTTAATCGATAACTTATACCACTCAAACATTCTCGTTGAAATTTGAGCCCATTCTGTCAACGTAGTAAGGTTTTAAATCAATCTATCAAACAAGCTAACTTATCTTAATCTTCCACTCTTTAATTACAATCGCTTAAAATGCCCTTAAATTGAGCGATATGACATCAGTCGATAGATTTATCGAGTGAAGCAAAGATACGCAAAATAAGGGCTATTCTGTAAGCCAGGATTGATTATAACATATATTCTTTATATATAACAAAATAAATGTTATATATAAAAGGCAGTTGGTGAGTCATACTATCCAACTGGATTGACAATGAGCGATAGCGAATTGTCTACCCATCTTATTAAATATTATTATATATATTTAAAACTATCTTTCAGTATACGATCATTCGAAGAGACTCATTATATTCGCTCTTCTCTGTGATCGTGCATAGCCCGCAATCACTTCGTTCTTGCTCCAAAGAAATTTGCTTCGCAAATATTTAAAACGGAAATGCTGACGCATTTCTTTGAATATAAGATGGGATAAGGTGTTTATAATATGGTCTAAAGATACTGACAATTATGAGTATAAAAAGGTAAATGCAGTCGGTTTAACGAAGTAACAAGAAAATATTGTAACTTGGATTGAATGTAAATATGAGTATATTTATATGAGTGGTTATGATATAATATAATTTATATGTTTTTATGCCAAAATAAGCATAAAATGGTCAAAAATAGCTGATTTTTATATGTTTTTATATTATTTTATAGGGTTAGTGGTCAGACTTGATATATTAAGATTATAATAAGATTATATAAGGATAACACCTTCGGTGTGAAAAATACGGGGTTGAATAGGGTTAAGAGTGGATGAAAGTGGAGAGGAATGGGTATTTATATATGTTTATAGGATAGTTTTTAATGTTGGTTGGTGCGTTTACGGTTTAATTTATTGTGGGTTTTTATTGATTTTTGTATATAATTTGTGTGGTTTGGTGTTTAGTTTATAATAGTTTATTGTGCTGCTTGATGTGAATTTATTATGAATTTATAGTGTTTATGATGAACATAATATTGGTTTATAGTCTAGTTTAGAGGGAATTTTTATGATTTTATGATATGTGTTTATAATCTATTTTATAATAGTTTAGTGATTTTATATGATTTTATGATATGTTCTCTTTTTCTTTATAAAAAAAGAGAATCAAAAAGAGTTAATTTAATACCCCTGAGTAATTCTATCCCAACCCCGTAAGTTTAAGTTCAAACTAAAACCAAAACATAAAAAAATATCCGCCGCCCGAAAGGGCGAAGGATATTTGTCATCATAAATAAAAAAGTTGTCAAACTTCTCAGTATATATAATAAGTACTATATACATATATATTATATACTCTCGCGTTTGACAACTTTTCGTATTAAATTTTAAAAATCAATGTCTTCGATTTCGTCTTTATAAAGAATACCGTCTTCAGTCTTCTCTAACAAATGTTTCAATTTCTTACCATTTGACATACCGCGCTCGAAAGCATAACTACAAACCAATTCGTTTAAACTCATGGTTGTGTGTTGAAGAAATTCTTGAATCTTCACAAAAGATTCATCGGCATAAATCTTGTCTGCCTTTGTAACACAGGCATCGTTTACGTAATCTTCTATCTCTCGTGATTTTTCAAGTTTATCCAAATATTTCTTTGTTTGAACATATTGATAATTATTTTCATCTGGAATATCTGGAAGTAAATAACTTTTTTTAGATTGAGATTCACAGTATTGGAAAAATTGTTCATCTTCAACAGCTGATTTAACATCTTCTTTAATAACTTTATTTAAAGAATCATTATGCTTTGATAAAGTTCTTTGTTTATGAGCTTCTTTGAATTTCCCTTGAATAAACTTTCTTAAATCAGAATCGCTAATCATTCGTTTGGCAATGTCTTCACATTGTTGATCTTGCGAAACAATTACAATATAACTTGATAATCCAATCAATCCGAGATGTTTAAGAATTAATCTATCCAAATCATAATAGAATTGATCTCTATCTTCTTGATTGAGTTCTGTTACATACTTAACGTTATATTTTTCAAGAAGTTTCTTTTGAATAAGAAGATATTTTCTAAGCTCTTCTTTTTCTTCAAGCATTACAAAACTATAATCTTTTTTAATCTTATTATCATAAACAGATCTGATTTTTCCGCTTTCCAAAGCTTCTAAAACCTTTTGTTGAGATTCTGGCGTGAGCCTGTAAGCACCGTATCTTTCGGTTTTGAAAATAGCGTGTTTATTTGTAAGCTTTGTGCAAGCAGATTGGAAAGCCTGATCAAAAGACGAAGTTGTGTTCCGATAAAAGAAATCAAGATTGATGATTGCGTCTTCGCTGTGTTCATCTTGATATTCTTCGTAATTGTTAAATCTTTCATCAATCGTTGAAAGTAATTGATTTCTACTATTTTCGTCATAAGGTTTCCAATGGCTATTTGCCATTCCAAGTAATTCATACCAATAACGTTTTGTTAAGGCAACTGGATTACATTCGGCTTGCGAAAGTATAACACTTAAAGTTAAAGCAACATAATCGGACAAAGGAATCTTCTTGTTGATTTGTTTTGTAATCGGAATTTCATTTGTTTTGATTTTGGTAAATTCTACAGAATTACCGCTTTTGATACAATCGGTGTTTTTTAATATTAAATCTTTAGTTTGCATCATTGCACCTCCTGTACAATATTTCAATCCCAAATCTTCGAAAATTTCTTTCCAATTCTTATAACGATAATTGATTTTGAGATTCGATAAATCAATCTTTCTCAATACTTGAGGATCATTGATTTTTTGTTGAATAATGTAGTTGTCAATACGCTTTTGAATATCAGTCTACTACGTCATGATGAACACTCCTTTTGGGCATAGTACACCCATTTAGATTTTATATAAATATTATAACACAAAACCAGAAAAATGTCAACTGATTTTGCGTGAAAAACAAAAGATTTTTAAATATTTTTTCCTTTAAGGGAAAATCGCTACAAACCTTCAAAATAAAGGACTTTTTTGGAAATTTAGGAGGTTTGTGTTTTTAAACACTAACTTATCCGCCGCCCGAACACCGATAAAAATAATTCAAATAAATTCATAAAAACCCCTTAAAAATACTTGACAAATTAAAATAAATATAGTATAATTGATGTATAAATATTGGGCGGTCCGCCGCCCAAGAGGAGAGAAAGAATGAAGCTTGAAGACATGAAAGTCGGTGCGTTTGTTAAGTGTACAAAGCCAGAATGGGATTGTTACGGTGATATATTTGAAATTACAAACAAACTTCCAGATAACGAATGGGAAATAACAAGAAGACCTTATTGGCAAAGAAGAGAAAGTGGTAAAGGAATAAAGAGTTTACGTACAACGTTTGTTGTAAAACAAGAAGTATTACAACATAATTTTAAAATTGATAAAGTACATCAACAAGCACACATCAGTATGCTTCCGAGCAAAGCCATTACAATTAATATCAGATTTGATAAAACTACAACTGCAGAAAGTATGGGCAAGAAGGTTACAGTCGGTCTTTATCATGAAGACAAATACGATGAATTTGTCGGAGCCGTTGAAGCGTTGGCAAAGCTTTATGGAAGGAAATCGCCGTTTGATGAAATCGAAAAATTGAAAGAAGCTGCACGGGCGGCGGAAGAGCCTATTGAAGCAACTGAAGTGAGTGACGAATGGTCAACTGTGGAGAAAGAAGAGCCGACGCCTCACTCTCCAGTAGATGATATGGATCTTACTCCGCCTTTGGAAGTGGGGTGTCTGATTAAGCTTAAAAATCCATATACCGATAAACTAAAAGGTAAATGGTTTAAAGTAACTTGTATCGGAACTTGTCTCGGATATGACACTGCGGTGATTCCTGTATTTCTTGAACAAAACAAAATTGCACTTAAGGCATTTCGAGAAAAAGATTTGGAAGTTGTCTGTGAGCGTTATCGCAACATTTGGGATAAAAATCTTAAATATCAGTTTGGTGATAGAGTTGTTTTGACACAAACAGGATTTAACGTTAAACGTAAGTCTTATGGAACGGTTATTGATTGGAGACAATATAACAACGAAAATTATTATATCGTGCATTGGGACGATGAAGACGCTCGGTTTATCGAGGGGAAAGAAGAACTGATTCCAGAGGATTATCTTCTTCCAGTAAGATACGAATGAATTTATAAGGGCAGCTATCCGCCGCCCTTTTTCTTTATATATTGTCCGCCGCCCAAGGACGGCTTTAAATAAGACAAGGACGATTATATTGCCCTGTGCGGGCGGCGGCTAAAAAATAATCGGTCAGCTCGAAAATTCTTTAAAAAATATTTAAAAAATATACTGAAATCAGTTGACTTTTCCCATGAAATATGGTATAATATACGTGTCGAAAGGTTGAGAGATAAATCTCAAAGCCATTCGGATTTGCTTATAGAAGAGAGGGAGCGAATTGATCCATACGTTCATAACAATCCTCCTAAAATTTTACATATATTAAGTTTGATTTCTCCCTCTCTTAAAATTGATCATAGTGCCTTACAGGAGCGTTTGCGATTCGTTCTTTGTTTGGTATATTCATATTTGTTACTCCTTGAAAAACAGTCGGTCGAAAGATCGGCTGTTTTTTTGTTTGGTGTTTGAGTTTAGTAAAAGTAAACTTTTTCTCTTATTTGGTTAAAATATTTATTATCAAAAATTACGATTTTACTCTATAATTATCCGCCGCCCGTAAACAAAAAATATACTGTCAGCAAAACAAAATAATCCGCCGATTGAACGCACGATTTAAAAACATCGATTTAAACGCGTCTAATTTCAACAACTTTCTTTCAGTCGATACATTTATCGAGAAAACTATTCTCGTGCAATCTATGCCACAAAGAATCGATTATACGAGGTTTTAAAGATAAATTCTTAAAATATATTTTCCTTTTAGTGGGCGGCGGCTACTATAAAACCTTCTTAAACACCCTTAAATTCCCCTACGTTGCACAAGTGCGTATACATGCGTATGCGTATGTGTGCGTGCGCCTGTGTGCCTATATGCGCGTGTGTGCGCGTATACGTGTATATATATAATATATAATAATAATATAATATATATAAAAGAATATATAAATAAAAAACGTTAAAATAAACCCTTCGGGTTTATTTGGATATATAATAGGGGGTATGGGGGAAAGAAAGAAACCAAAAACAAGTAAAAAGTAAACTGGAACGCTAAATTTTGTTCTGGTAATGGAAAGAAAACAAATCGCAAAAGCGATTTGCAATGTTTTTAAGTTATGAGTTTCTTTGGCTCGCCCGCCGCCCAACTGTCAAAAATTACGATTTTTTATTGGTTTGATATAAGAGAAAAAGTTTAGTAAAAATAAACTTATTCTATTGTGTTAGTATAGTAAAAGTAAACTTTTTGTTTAGTATATATAAACAAAACCGACGGTCAACCATTTTTATCAACGCTTCAAGGGCGGCGTTCAAACCATTTCGTCGCGGCGTGGCGCGTAAATCCTCGCATAATAAGCCCTCGCGTATCTTACTATTTGTATAGCGCAACTTTGGGGTTCGATGCGCTTGAGTGTTATTATGTCCTTTAAAGAGCTTGTGAAGTTTTAAGGCTTGGCGGATAAGATCATTCTCCTATCCGCCGCCCGTCAATTGCTAGTTGAGTACAATAACTTCTTGATATCCATTAATCATAAACGTCAATATTCTCGCCTCCCCTATTTCAATAATGTGAGTAGTTGGATCATTGAGAATTTCCTCTGCAACAATCTCTGCTTCGTGCTCGCGCGCTTCTTTTCCGACAACGCCGCGAATTTCGTTAACCGTTTCCCCCGCTTCTTTACAAAACAGATAAATACACCAACCTATAAGAATTAAAAGTATCATAATTCACCTCAAATAATAAGATTTTGTTTGATTCGAAGCCTCGCTCTTCGATAGCGGTTTGCTAATTTGGCGGATCTTTCGGTGGAAACGCACCATGGAGCCAAAGCCAAAAGCAAACAATAACAAAACATAGACTAATTAGCATTAGCTTACATCACCTCCTTTCCGATTTTAATAATATTATCGATATTGAGCGTAAACATATTTCCGTTTGAGTGCAGAAGTTGTTTCGTGTTCAAATATCCATAATTAACCAAAAACGATTTTTTCTCAATTTGACCGTTGAGAAGATATTTCACTTTTGGTTTGTTTGGCGAAAGAAATGCTTGCAGATACAAACGATTTTCATCGTAATTACTTTTTACAATGCCGCTTATATCCGTCGGAGAGAACCATATATCGTCAGCCGTCGGTTTATAATTCAACCCGATACGGACAGTCATTCTGACGAGCTTATTCACGCTGTAATGGTTCGATTTTGCTTTGTCGGTTCTCACATCGATCTTATATAAGATCTTTACGTAAGAGCACTTTTTGTACGTTGAGAGAAATTTTACAAGTTTATCATAAGTCATAACTCCAGCCCTCCTTGACTTTTTCACGAATTTTAATAATCTGCGAACGTTTATCGCATTTTAAAGCGGCTTTATAATCTTCGACTTCCGGGAAAATTCTGAAATCAAACAAGAAATCCTTGAATTGATTTAAGATGAATATTTTCTTTTCTGGCGAAAGATTGTATTTCACGCCTTCTGCTTCAAGTTCTGCTTTGGCTTGTTTGTAAAGCTTCTTATTCTGATGTTTAAGAAGCTTTTCAATCTCACCTTCGATACGCACTTCACAATCGTAAAGTTTGTCTACATCAACCTTTGGTCGTTCACCGAAGATTTTGCAGAGTTCTTTGTATTCGTCTTTGTAATTATCATAACGTTCTTGTTTCATAATATATCTCCTTAAACATTCAATGCTTCGATTTCACGAACAATAAGCTGTCCATCCCAACCAACTTCATATATGGCTTCTACCACATAATCCGTGTACCTTGCGCCTGGCTGCACATAATAATCAGAACCGTCGTGCATACCGTATTCTTTTTCGAGATAATCTCTGATTTCACTCAAAGATTTATCTTTCAAAAGATTGTATTCTTCTTCGGGAACGTGAAAGACGATAATACTTTCATTCCGTTCCCAACCTTTACGTTCTGCGTCTTTTAAGTTGTAAGTTAATTCTGTTCTTCCGATTTCGTACATGATATTTATTCTCCTTTAAATTTTAAATTTACGAACCAAAAATTTCTTGAAAAATTGCATCGGAATCTTCCCAGCATTTTTCATTGAGTTCTTTAAGCGTTAAACTGCTTTTCAACGCGTTGCATAAATAACAATGAATTTGTTTGCGCTGCTCTTTTGTGAAATCCAATCCGTCAATTAAGGATTCTTCAATTGTGTTGATAGTAAGTTTTTTCATTTTATAAAACCTCCTGTAATTTACGTCCAAGTTCAGAGTAAAACTCCTCCATTTCCTTTGCGTGTTCCAGCTTTTTATCCAACTCTTCGTCATAATGACCGAGTTTGTCATATTCAACTTCGAGTTTATAACGGTTACATCTGAATTCTCCTTCAACGTAACCAACGCAAGTGATTACTTTCTGCTTTTCAAGTTCTGTAAGTTTTGTCATTTTATTTATCCTCCAAAATAATTTTCTTTGATTGTAATTTGACTTTGCACTTTCCACATTGATACCGCTGCGGCTCTCTTACGATGCCGCATAAGCTTTTATATTTCCAGTTTGCAAAGCAGCATGGACACCAAACCATATATTTGAACGCAGTTCTTTTTGGTGCTTCGAGAACGGCTTTGTGGAACGTTTCGTTATCTGAACGAACGGTTGCTTTGTAGCCCCATTTTTCGCCGATTTTATCTGAACGAACTTTCCATAAATACGAATGATGTTCTTTCGGTGTAACGAAATGACCGAGTTCATGACAAATCGTTTTGCGAATTTGTTCATAATCTTGTTTAAGATTTAAACTAACCGTAATGATACACCGAGAATATCTGATTTTGTCAACATTTCTTTCATACGGATCAATCACGCTGTAAGAACATCTTCCAAGATGCGAACGGGAATTGTCCATATAAAGTTCTGGTGTGCAGTTTTCGAAGTATCTCGGATAAAGCCGTTTGGCTTCTCCGAGACATTCGTTCCAAATCTCGATGATTTTGCTGTCGGTTACATCTTTTTGTGTGCGTTTACGATAAATCATAATTTATATCTCCTTTACTTTTTCTATTTTCTTTACTGCTTTTTCGTTTTCATATATGATTAGTTTATTCTTATAATAACTATAACTATAGATGTTAATTTCCAAGGATTTTATATACCTCACTGATAATATTAGGGATTATTGTCTTATTAATTCTATTGTATTCTTCTTCGTTTTTAATGGAATCTTCTACTGGATTGGAAGAATAACCTGCAGAGCCTCTATAAATAAAATCAGAATAGTTTCTTGTAACATAAAAAGATTTCATAAGTTCTACTAATTTCCAAAGCTCATTATTGTTTACAGGAGTCTCTTTAAAGAATTTTTTAAAGGCATCACATCCGTTAGTATTTAAAAACATCATATCAAAATGCTGATGATTTCTTATATCTTTTGAGTTTTTTGGAGAGTTGTTATTAATAAAAGTTTCTACATAACCAAAACCCCAATGCCAATCGTAATCCCAACTTGCTTCTTTTAAATAGTAATTAATTCCTTCACTATCTTTTCCAAGCAAATAATACTCCTTTCCATGCCAAGTAATAACTTTCTTTTCCATAATTATTTCACCTCTTCCTTGAAATCGTTTTTGTTTACCATATTATTTACTCCTTAAAATTTAATTTAACTTAATGCTTTTTAAACCAAACGGACATGTCTTTCTTTAACTGCCAACAAGCTTGACATTTATCGCAATGACCGGCGCAGGGAATACTGTCCTGGGGTATCAGTTCGTTTCTGAAATCTTTCCCATAAACATAAGTCGTGGGAAGATGATAGGGATTTTCAGGAAGCCAACCGCTCCAAGCACTTAATACAATTGTCAAATTCTTTGGAATTTTCTTCCCAGAATCAAGATAAGAATTTATGATTTCATATTTCTTTGTGAAACAAAGATAATGAGTTGATCTGTTCTTTCTTGCAACCCTGCACATTCCTTCGAAGTATTCGGGATCTACAATATCTCCCGAACTGTGGTATCTCACAAACCTCGATAAAGCGGTTTGCGTTGCAACGCTATCAAAGAAAAGCTTCGGATTTTCTTTATAGTGTTCGAGGTTTTCCTGCAGTGATTTCTGGACATTACTATAAAGCCAATGTCCGTGTTTTGCATAACAACCTTTATAGCAAGGTGCGTCTGGTCTGCACGTAATTCCTGCTGGCATATTGATACTAAGAATTTGTGCACCGAGTTTGCTGTTCGTGTTACTAACATTTGCGTACTGTTTCATATTCGTTACTCCTTAAAATTTAATTTTCTTTTTTATAAAAAGCGATTTGTTTTCCTGTTTCGAAAAGATTGCAATTATAATAATGATACTGTTTGCAAAATTTATCGAAATCTTGTTCTTTATCCAACTCCGCTGGTTCCCACCAAGCAGAGTTGATATTTGCCTTGGAAGGCAGGAGATATACGTTATCTCCCGCCTCGTGTAATTTGCGAGCTTCTTGTCTGTTGATTTTGATGTATGTCATTAGTCTTCAACCTCCTTATAACCTTGCTTTTTGTACTGCTCAATCATTTGTTTGATTTGAGTTTTCGGCATTTTGATTTGATCTTTCCCTCTGAAAAGGAAATAACCTTTTCTGAAAGTTTTATTGTTGTTGTCAACAATTGCCTGATAAGTGTTGCCGTTTTTGTCTACGTTAGACGCGAAATACATTTTGTTTTCCATGATGTTTTATATCTCCTTAAATTAATTTTGTTTCGACGCAAGCACTTTGTACTCATATCCGCCGAAATCATCTTCGAATATTTCTTCTACTTCCAATGCCATTGCATCATTTTTATATTCTGATGACTGTGAGAGAAGATGAAAAACAGCAAACGCCGTTTCTTTATTTTCGAACGTTGCTACACGTTCGAAACCGTCTAATTCGTTATACTTCATATTGATTCCAAATCCTACCGTTTTCATGATATTTATTCTCCTTAATTAAAAATTGCATTTTAAAACTTCGATAAGTAGCGAATCGTGATCAACGAATTGGATATAAACATATCCATTGATTTCTTCGTTATACCACTTCAATGCTTCGTCGAGGTCGCAAGTACTGTCAACCGTGCAGATTTCTCCGTTTGGTGCGTCAAGCGTTACAACTTCGTAATGAGCGGCGAATTCTGTAAAGTTGAATTCAAGTTTATCGAGATATTCGAGCTCTTCTTTTGTCGGAATTCTGTCATCTTTATAGTATTCGAGTACTGTGGCAAAACGCCATTCCAACAAATCATCGTCATCTGGTTCAAGCGGGTAGCCCTTACATCTCCTGAGAAAGTCGGCACGATTTTTTACGCTTTCTTCTACAAACATTTCAAGTGCGGTTTTAGTTTCCATAATAACTCCTTTCCTGCGGATATACCGCCGCAGGTCGGTTACAATTTTATTATAACAAATTAAATTTATTCTGTCAAGCGTTTGAAACAAAGTTTTTTAAATTATTTTTCAAACGCAAGAATGATATCGTGCTCGCAATATTCAAGTTCAAAATCAGAACCTTTTGCAGTCATCTGGAAATCATCGGTCCATTCCCATTCGATATTTGCACGTTCACATAAATCTTGGAAATGAACTGTATTTCCAAACACACGATAACACTGTTTACCGTCGTGAGAAATATATTCTGTTACGGCCCCTTCGCTCCAACGTTTTTTCATAAATGCAAGAATTTCTTCTTTCGTTTTAAGAGCTGGTCTGTAAGATTCGATTTCACAAATCTTTGTTTCATCATTTTCACAAAGCCAAAGCATTACATATTTGCCTTCAAGTGCGTATTTATTAAAGAATAATTTTGCATCTTTATATTCTTCATAAATATCACATTTTTCTTCGATACGAATTCCATTTTTGAAATTGCAAATCGAAACGCAATACTTACGTTTTGCGATTATAGAATCGATAAAACGATATTCCAAATTTCTTGTTTTGAGAATATGCGTTAAATGCGCTTCGTTATAAGCTTCGATTTCAACGAATTTGATTCCTTCGATACCGTTGTTCAATGCAACTGCTACTTTGTAAATCTTCTTATTCATAATATAAATTCCTTTTCCCTTATGGCTGGGAGCAACCAAATTTATTTTAATTATTTGTAAAGTAATTCTCTTAAATCTTTAATATCATATTCTTTTTTAACGACAAAATTGTCATCAATTTTTTCGATATAATATTTTTTTTGATTTCTTCTTACATGCGAGCAATAGGAAATAATTTCTTTGATTTGTTCGCGAGTTGGTCTTTTTATAAACTGAAAACCATTACACTCTGGTGAAAAGCGAATGTTTCCCATTTTTACAAAATCGGTCATACCGCTCCAATTATCTGTTTTTCTTTTGTTGAAAAACTTACTTATAGAACGATGATCGTCTCTGTAAAAACAACCACGGTCTTCGTTTTCTTTTGTAATCAGATGAACGTAAGTCCCGTCTTTGAGAAGATATCCGCTTGTTGCGGTCGGATAATCTGTAATGTGATTTTCTTTCTTAATTCTTTCCAAGATCGTTTTATTCATAATAAACTCCTTTGGGCGGATTACCCGCCGCCCACGGGTTAGATTTTATTTGCGACAGTTTGTAATTTTATTGCAATCTCACACTCTTTCTTCGTTTTATACTTGCCGAAGCAAAGAAGAGGACTGTATTGATGACTAAATTTATCGTAAACAACCCACCACGTATTACCATCAAGAGCAGTTCTTTTTCTGGCTTCAAACTGTTCTTCTTCTTTGTAGAACGTAGTACCCATTCCCACTTCCTTATTGCAGTTGTAGAAACGATATTCGTTTATGAATTTATCGAATTCTGTGTCTGTGGGAATGGTTGGAAGTGGTCTCCATCACGTTGAATTGGGATTTGCTTTACTTGGGAGAACATAAACCTGTTCTCCCTGCTCGTGCATCTTGCGAGCCTGTGCTTTCGTGATTTGTTCGTAAGTCATTTCGTTGCAGTTCATAATAATTCCTTTTTCGGCTCTTAACGCATGAGAGTGTCTAGACGTGATTATTTTTTATTTATAACGGTTTAATTTGCCAAAGATTATAGCGATCATCGGCATAAATTGAATGATCTGCAGCATAATAGTCTTTTGCATATGATACGGCTTTTTCATAATTTTCTGCGACAAGTGTGATTATCATTGAAGGGCCGTCGTTGCATTTGACACGAAAGATGTAATCGTGAAAGTTCTCAAACATATTTTACCTCCTTAATATTCCGACTTTTTTATGAATTTCTTTGTTACATACATGCTTCCGCCGCAATCGCACGTCCACCAATATTTACCTTTTTGATCTTTTTTTGTGCCGTATTCGTATTTAAACGATGCTTTTGCTGTCGGAATATGATTGGAAAAATAAACCGAAGATTTTTCAGACCTTCCACACTTCTCACATTTGAGAATAATCGGGAATTCGTGTTCATACAAGATTGCGTTGTCATTTTTGTCAAACATAGGGTATTTCATATTTTTATCTCCTTTGAATTTTAATATTCGGTAATAATGATGTAGATATCGCCGATTCTGTTCACCCACTCGTTATCGAGTGGATCACATTCGTCATCGGGTAAATTCCACTCCGTCAAAACGTATTTTATTGCTTCCGACTTGTTTCCGATGAATTCGCAGTCGCAAACGAGCCAATCCATCAATTCTTCAATCGTTTCGAAACTTTCGAGCATTTCAACATAATGGTTGTATTGCTCTTCAATGGGTGTATCATCTTCTTTAAGAGGAAGATAATCGAGATAGTTTTCGTCGGAATCGTATATTTTTATACGATCTTTTTCTTCGCGTTCATCGAAATTTTCGATATAGAATTTACCGTTGATGTTTTTGTTGTTGATTTTACGCATGTTTTTTTACCTCCTTCCATGCAATTAATTTATAATTTTATTTCTCTGAGTTCGAAGATAACTTCTTTGAACATTTCATCCGTTTGTTCTTCTTCGACATCACTGATTGTTGCCAGAACGCAGTTGTCTTCGTAGATTGTGAGTTCCCTTGTATCATCATTGTAAGAATAGTTATATTCTTTCATATCTGTCTTCTCCTTATAAATTAATCTTTATCAATAAATTCATCGAGTTTGTCCTCGTAGAATTTAATAACATTTTGCTGTGCGAGATACTTTAAAAAGTTTCGAAGCGTTTCGAACGCAACCCAACCTTTTTCTGATAAATCACCATTTTTCTTCAATGGTCTCAACGCGCCCATTTGTCTGAGTACGTCTTCAACCGTCGAGAATTGAGTTGCTTTCTGTTGCGCAGAATCAACTTTTTCGCTGTATTCCACGATTTCAAGCGTCCAAATTTCGTTGATTAAACCGATGAGCGTTTCTTCACGGAAATGATCCATCATAACGAAACCATTGACTGTTTCAACATCACCCACTTCGGCTTCATCGTCGTAAAAACCATCCGAATCCATCCAGTCGAGGACTTTGAACGCCCAAGAACGCATTGATCCATAACAGCCAACGGCGAATTCATCGCCTTGCCCATCATAAAGATTGATGAACTTACGTTCCGTGCTTAAATTTTTCATAATCGCTTCGTAGCTTTTCGGAAAATTTGTTTTATAATATTCTTGATTTTCCTCTTTGTTGTACCGCTCATCGATATTGGTGAGTTCTTTTTCTTCAAAACCAGGATAATATTCCTGAATCTTTTTAATTGCGTCTTTGAAACTAAACATAATAAATCCTTTTTCGGCTTTCTAAACAGGAAAGTGTCCCAAGGTATAATTTGATTTATTGATTATTTTACGAATTCACAAATACACTGCGTATCTGTTACTTTAACAACTCTGTAAATACCGATTTGGTCTTCTTCGTCTTCGAATACGACTTTGACCAATTCGCCAACGCTGAATACGCTTGCTGCGGTGCTATCGAGAATAATTCCACCATCTTCTGCAAGTTCATATTCACCGTATGAAACTCTCCAGATAAAAGCGTCTTCTTCGTCGATAGGACCATCGTCGCCTTCATTATCAAGCCATTCGTCATATCCAGCTGGCGAACAACCCTGGAACTCGTCTTCATAATGTTCAAAAATCCAACGAGAAAGATATTGCAAATAAGCTTTGTGTTTTGAATCGGCGTTCAAAACGACGCTTGCTTCGTATTCAACACCTTGCGGTTTTCCACGAAGAACGTTTTCAGTTTTTTCAACTTCTTTTTCATAATACTTCTCGCCTTTATAACTACCTTTTAATTTCTTATATTCTTCCATTGAAAGCACAACACTATCTTCTGGAATTTTTCGGTAGTTGTTTCCATAGAGAACGTTTGCAACTTCACTTTTACACATTGGATTTAATGAAACACATTTATCCAAGAGTTTCATAATATCTTTTATCTCCCTTCTTTCTTTCGCCATTTTTTCAATCTGTTCTATTCTGTTAATAAGTTTCATAATATATTTTCCTTTCCCTTTCGGGACAGTCGGGTTTAATTTTTGAGTTGACTTTGCAACCCCGACTGTTTTTAACATTAATACTTGCGAATACAACAAAATCTGTCATCGTCTTCATCACGAAGATAAGAATAATGACCGATTTTGTCTGCTGCAAGTGCTTCATCTCTCGAATCCCAACCATCGTGAATGGTTGCGAGATTGAACAAATCAACGGTGTAAACCTGTTGCTCATTTTCTTTACCCCATCCAAGATAACTTTGAATTCTGGGGCTATCGAGGTAATTCAACTCGATACCATTTTTTCGAGAAATAAAGATAATTGTTTTTTCTTTGAATTCTTCGTGGTTATCGATCCAATCAAACGCGAATACCAAATCGCCGAAATACGTTTTTGTGTTTTTCGCTGCGATTTCCACAAGATTTTGCTTTAAGATACGTTTTTGGAAATTAGTGAGTTTAATCATTTCAATTCTCCTTATTGAATTTCATAAAATTTAGGCATACCGCCATTGTCATACGATTCAAGAGTATTTTCTGTATCGTCTTCGAATTCGGTATCGTTTGCCATATCGTTGTAGTCAAGTTCAACTTCGCCGTTGTCGTAAGCATTTTCTGCTTTAAACAAAGCTTCGTCTGCATCGTCTGCGTGAACTTCAACGATTTTAGAAAGAGTTTCGGTGATTCTGATGTAATAAGTTTTCATTTCGGTTTCTCCTTAATTTTGTTCTACTTTTGTTATAAAGTCTTCGTCGCTTTCTTCATCACGCCAGTAAATGAATTGATTTCCTTTTACTGTCGTGAACACTTCAACCTTGTGTGCCATTTCGTTCCCATCATCGAGAACTTCTTCTTTGTAATCTTTCCACGAACGACGTTCGCCTCTAAAAAGGACATCATCGCCATCGCAGATGGTTACTTTATTCGGTTCTTTTCTCCGATACCAAATGACATAACCAACTTTTGCTTTGATAGTGTTGCGCATTTTATTTCACCTCCTTTTGTTTCGATTTCCATTCGCTTTCGGTAATTAACTTACCGAATACGCGTTTATCGTCGCGACAGATGTTATTCTCTCTTGCTTGTAATGCCCAGTCAAGAATTGTTTTCGCCGTTTCTTTTATTTGTTCATCAGTATATAACTGAAATTCGTTATATTTGAACAAATTCTTCGGAAGTATTGCTCCATACCGATTATTCCATTTATAATATCGATTTGCTTTTGTGAAAGCGAAATCCATAAATGGATTGTCATCGAGTTCAATGTAATAATACATGTTACCGATGACGAATTTCGTATATACACCGAACACATCTGCGTGTTTCGATATAAACGTCGAACCGTCTTTCGCTTCGACTTCGATAGGTTCTTTTGCGAAATAATAATCGTGTCCAAACTGGGAAGCAGGTTCGCCACCCAGTTCTTTCACTTGACGATCGATTTCGTCGAGAATTTTGGTTGCGTTTACATTCCAGTTTGAAAGATAAAGTTTTTTCATAATATTTGCTCCTTATGCAATTATTTCAAGTTTTTGTACTTTTACCGTATAATGGTCACTGCTATAATAACCATTTTGATAAATTTCGTAAAAAAGTTCTTCTTTTTCACGAGCTTCAAGACTCTCGTAAGTGTCTTCCCATTCTTCGGCAACACTGCCATCTGAATTTAAGATGTCTTCATATTCTGGATCTTTAACGATGTCTTTCCTGCATTCCTCCCATTTCGCTTTCGCGTCTTCGAAGTTTGCATAAGCAAACACAGCCGTGTTTGCATCGTCTCTGGTTGCCCAGTCAATAGTTAATAAATAGATGTTTTTCATGATATTTTCTCCTTTGGTTTTTTATAACCAATTACTTGCTTTATCGATGAAATCCCATTTATCCATTTTAAGGATGTCTTTAACGGTTTTACCTTCTTCCTCGACCAAATCGTTGATACATTTTGCGATTGCATTGGTTGTCATCGTTTCAGCGTCGAGATAAGCTTCAACACTGAAAGCACATAAGCTTTCGAATTCTTCTTCGGTATATTCGAAGTCAAGAACTGCATCGAGTTCGTCCGCGATTTTCAAATCGCAGATAGAGATTCCTAAATCTCTTACTTTGTTTAATTGTTCTCTGTACGTCATCTTACGTACCTCCTAAAATATTTTTTCGCCCGTTTATTTATGGTCGGTAGCACAACCAAATTTTTAATAACGTTTGAAATACAGTTTTTTCTCTATTTTCTGCATCGGATAAGTCCGATTTTCATCGAATGGATAAACCGTTTCATTGACGTTATCGTCTTCATCTACGATTGTCAAACAATCGTAACCTTCAACTTCGACGAGAACCGCTGTTTCTTCGGCAAAGAAAGACCAATTATTATCAATGATATTGATAATCTTATCAGCCTTCTCGCCGTTGTCGAGCTTTTCAGCGATGTACTGTTGAAGTTCATCGCGTTCGTTGTCGAAATCTGTCCAGTTGTCTGGAACCTTGATAACCTCTGTGTAATTGGTAAACATATATAAATCTCCTTTCCCCGTTTATTGCCGTTAGGGCAGCATAATTTTTAATCTTTAATTTGTTTCAGCGCATCCTTCCAACAATCGGAAGTTACGCCGTAACACTCTTTCATAGAGTAATCGAGACATCCATCGGGAACTGCTTTATGAATAAACTTGATAGGAAGTTCAATATCCTTTTCAAGTTCGATACCCCAGCAACCACCTCCACCTGCCCAAGAATCGTAAAGCGCACAATCAACGTTCTTATCGATGATAAGCGTTCCGCAATCCTTTCGTTTGTCAGGATCGTAAACATAACCGTTTTTGTCGCGAGCGTTGATAATTTTGTTGATTTTCAACAACTGTCTTACAGTCATCTTAATCGGAATGAATAACGCTGGACAAGATGTCGAGCAGTTAATAACCTCTTGATAAACGGTTTCCAAAAATCCTTTAACATCGAGTTTATCTTTCCCGTTTGTCAATTGATTTTGCAACTGCTCTTTCGTATAACCTTGCGTTTTCGCAAGCCATACAAGCGATGCTTTATCGTCGATTTCATCGTCTTCGCGACCGTTGTAATGCGGATAAACCGCGTTCAACGTGTAATCGTAATTCATATCACCCGTATCGACAACAATATCGACATTGACTTCCTGTTTGAGGTAATGATCTTCGGGTATTTTGAAGTACCACATTTCGACGAGTTCATCATCGACTTCCTCGTAGTCGTACTTCGAACCTTCGGGTGTTTTAAGGAAGTTGGAAACAATATCATCGCGATATTGCCATTCACAACCATTGTAGCAATCCCAAAGCATTTCTTCTAATGCTTGTTCTGGATCATCCGAATCAAGAACTTTTTCAAGTTCTTTGTCGCTTAACTGATCATCATAATCAGCATAAGCTTCGTCGAAGAAACACTTGGTTTCTTCGTCGAATTCATGATAGTTTTCCTTTAAGAAAGCTGCGAGTTCGTCATGTAATTTTTCGTTTAACATAATATATCCTCCTATGGATTTATTTAATCTCTTTAAGAATTTCAAGAACCGTTACTAACTGATTGGAGTTGGCAACGTTTGTTTCGCGGCTATGGTCGTATAAATTATACTCATTGAGTATTCTTTCGGCCTCCGCCTTGATTTTTTCACAATCTTCGTCCCATTGCGTCATGGAACAACCAGTGGGGTAAATGAATTCGTTTTTAGTCATTTTTTTATCCTCCTAATGACTTTTATTTCTTTTCGACCAACATTGTTAAAACGTTGGTTAAAGTGTCTTGTTGCGCTTGCAGATACTCTGCATCTTCTTTCGTTCTTTGCTTTTTGTATTTTCTCAACTCTTTGTTTTCTTCTTGAAGTTTTTCGTTTTCTTCAAGTAAATCAAGCAAATCGTAAGCAAATTCTCGTAAAAGTTCTTTGTTCATTTTATACTCCTTTGTCCGTCTAGCCGATAACACAGCTTAATTTTTATTTGTTGATGTCTATCCATCCGCCGTTCAATACACAATACAATTGCTTAATTGTGATTTTACTTGCTTTAAGGACTTGGTTCAAGTCCTTCACAGTTCTGATATTCAGTTTCTTTTTGCAAAGATAACTGAATTCATGAAAATCGTAAATACACAGCATCTTATTTCACCTCCTTTGTGTTATCCACATATTTCCACCAAAGTCTTGCCAACTTAAAGTACAAGACTTCGTAGTTTTTCTTCAAGCGATCAATCGCCGTTGTGTCGTTCAGACACAATTGAACGGTTACGTCATCGATGAGATCTTTAAGTTCCTCATCATCCGTTTTATCGTAAACACGATCGAGAAAACGAATACAGGCTTTCGCAGCCTTCTCTTCAGCTGTTTTAGGCTTGGGAGAGGCTTTCGGTTTCTCTTCGGGGAAGACAATGTGAAGATGCACAAGCATCTTATCGTTTTCTTTCAGACGCTGAATGGACATATCTTTTGCCCACGTAACGCCACAAAGACGTTCTTTACACACAAATCTATATGTGCAATTCGAACAACATTGATCATACAACTGTTCAACGAGCTCTCTGTTGTTTGCCTTGTTTATCATATTGGCAAATTTCTCTTGATAAGTATTCATAACAAGCCTCCATTGGTTGTGCGAGGTACGTTGCCCTTTATCGCAATCAACCGATTTGTTTGATGGAACATCCGTATTGTTAAGCGGTACGGATGCAAATTCCGCTTTGCCTTCAGCAGACAACACTGTTACATATTTCCAATGTAAACACATTGGTTTTCTCCACTTACGCTGGTACTTCCCTCGTGTTTCCTGCTCGCAAACGCACCGTTTTTTATATCGCAACGTGCGCAGGAAATCCATACGAGGTATCACCCAACGTATTGGAACGGAAATGCAACTGTTCCGCGAAACCGACTTTCTTTTTCTTCCTCTCGGTTAGTCTTACGGGAATACCCAAGTTCGACATCCACCAACTTGAGACGGTGTTTCTTACATAACGAGATGCAAGTCCCATTGAAGATACTTAACGCTTGCTTCAACACAAACGAGGCTCAACCCTACCTGAGGGGATACGCTCAACAGCTTCGTATCATCCTGTCCTCTGCATTTACACGGGCTTGGAACCGTCCTCGGCTGCATTACAGAAGTGTTTTTAACGTGGTTATCGCTTCCACGTATGAAGTTAACGGTAATATTTAATTACCACACCTTCTACGGTTTCACCGCAGTATGTTTCACCACCGTCGATGTCGAATTCTTTGAATTCGGCTGACTTAACCTGCCTGCACTCGTTTAAAGCATGAGCAAGTGAACGAGCAGGAACACAATACAAATTGTGTTCACGACAAAGGTTATCAATCTCGAATTCATCATAGAATTCTTTACGATTTTCTTTGTCAGTTACGATGATGTCAGCGAGCGTTCTCGCTTCAGAAAGATTAAGTAATAAAATAATGTCTCCTTTCTCGTCCGAGCTTAACTCCCTTTCGGTGAGTGTCATCGAAACGAAAGACAATGGTAGACGCTTGATTGAGGACAAACGTCTGAAAACCTTGGTTCACCAACGAGTTGAATATTTAATTACACGCACGTTTGTGTGCGTATAATGAACGGTTCGAAGAGCACGTTCACCATAACGACATTCGTCTTTCAACAAGGATTTTAAATCCTCGTTGGAAGCCAAACGACCGTTGATATAAATAAGATTTAAAATCTTAAGCATGAGATATACCTCCTTTAAAGTAGTGTATTACGTTACAGAGAAGAGAAAGTAACGTAATGTAATATACATTTTTTAATATATATTACACTTAAAAAAGAACATGTAGTGATCTACATCCCTTTTGAAACCCAAAAAACCAAAATTTCCCAAAAATCCCAAAAAATTCGAAATTTCCCAACCCCGTTTTCTTCCGTGCCTCCCGCACACGAGCGTAAATAAAAAGCCCGCACATCTCGTGCGAGCCTCATAAATATTTAATTTAAACTCTATCCATTGCGATTTTTACATCTCTGTTGTTATCGTTTAAAACTTTAAAAAACAATAAAAGATTTTCTGCTCTTGCTTCAGGCATTTTAACATAAATCAAATTAGAATTGGCAACCAAATCATCGTCCTTATATAAACAAATGTCAATACAATACGTATTCATTTTTACATCTGGATTTGTACAATCATAATTTATTTTGCAAATCCCGTCTTCGCCTTCTGTAAACACACAAAATCTATCTTTTCGTTCACAATATCCTTCCATTAAATTTTCTCCATAATAATTTGTTTCGGTAAAAAGTTCCAACAATAATACGCGCTTGAAAACGTAATCTTATCTTGAACAACTCCGTGGTTTAAAAACTTAATCCGTTTATCAAACATTAAAAGCTGTAAATCTCTTTCCGCAAATAATTGTTTCGGCGCAGAATCATTAAGCCACGTAAGTGCCATAAGTAACGCGAATGGTTTATTAAAACTTAATGCCCTCTCAAAAATATGTCTCTTTCCAGAAAACGGAGGATTACTGATAATGCAATCCCAATATTCAGACGGCTCATATTCATAAAAATTTTGATTATTTTCGATATGCGTTGCAATCACCTTATTTCCATTTGCTCGTATAAGTTTCACAAACTCACTATCTTCTTTGTCAAACGGACACCAAACCACCCAATCTTTTGGAATATATTTAATCATCGGTTTCACGGCGTAATCTGGAGTATAACATTCGTCGTTGTTTCCATGGCTATATAAAACCCTTTGACTATCAATCATTATTTCTTACCGTCCAATCCACAAATGATTTTGTCAATCTTATGTGCAACTTCAATAAAGTCTTTTACTGTATATCCTTTCGTTGTCATTGCTGCTGTTCCGATTCTTATACCGCTCGTATCTTTCGGGCTTCTGTTTTCATTCGGGACACAATTCTTGTTTAATGTGATATTATTTCTATCGCATGCTTCCTGAACCTGAAGTCCTGTGATTGCTGGACAGCTGTAACGTAAATCTACCAAAAACAGATGATTGTCAGTCCCGTCTGTTACAACTTTATAACCGAGTTTTTTAAATTCTTCCGCCATAACTTTGCAATTCAAAACAACTCTTCTAATATAATCTTTATACTCTTCCGTGCAAGCTTCCTCTGCACAAATAGCTTTACCTGCTATAATATGTTCGAGTGGACCACCTTGACTTCCAGGAAACACCGCGCCGTCAACAGATTTTGCGAGTTCTTTTTTACAGAAAATCAATCCGCCTCTCGGACCTCGAAGCGTTTTGTGTGTGGTCGTTGTAATAATATCTGCAACACCAAAAGGCGATTGATGAACACCTGCGGCTACAAGTCCCGCAATATGAGCCATATCAACCATAAAATAAGGTGTCTGATATTCTTTATTTATATCTCTCTTTATCACAGCGGTTGCTTTGGTAATCATCCGTTTGATTTGTTTAAAATCAATTTCTCTCGAATACGCGCTCGCGCCCGCAAGGACAAGTTTAGGCTGATCTGAAATAATATGATTGTAAATATTTTGATAATCAATTCTACCGTCTTTGTCGGTATTATAAAAACTCATATTATAAAGCTTTCCACTGAAATTTACAGAAGCCCCGTGAGTGAGATGTGCGCCGTTGTCAAGTGACATCGAAAGTATTTTGTCATGAAGATTTAAAACTGACATATAAGCTGCAAAGTTAGCCTGTGAACCACTGTGCGGCTGTACGTTTACGTGGTAATCTGTGTTGAATACCTTGCGCCACATATTGCAACAATATTCTTCGAGATTATCTACGTTTTCGCATCCACCGTAATATCTCATTTCCCTGCCAGAATATCTGTGCGTTGGATAACCTTCGGCGTATTTGTTGGTAAATGCGCTTCCGCAAGCCGCTTTAATTGCATCGGAGCAAAAATTCTCCGAAGCAATAAGTTCGATTGTTTCACCCTGTCTTTTTAACTCGTTTTCGAGAAAACTTCCGACTACGGGCGATGACTTTTGAATAATTTTTAAATTCTTCTTATCGTATTTATTATTCATTTGGAATCCACCCGTATTCAGTATCATAAACAAATGAAACGTCTTCTGTTTTATCTTTCTTCGTCCATTCTGGATGATCTGAGTGATCTTCGCCTTTATTACGATTAATATTATTTATAATCGTTTCGATTTCTTCCTGCGTAACATTGTATTTCTTTAAATTCTGCTTTTGTTTTTCTCTGTAATCTTTAAAAAAATTAGCCATATAAAATTATTTTTCCCACCATGTTTTCTTGACATTTACAATATAATCTATTTCGCATTCCAATCCTTCAAGCATTGACAAAACTCTGTCAAATCTTTGCCTCGAAGTCATATCGCAATTCGGAATAACTCCCATATCGCGCAACGATTGCTCGTAGCTGAGTTGCTCTTCTGATTTTTGATAAGATTTTTTAAAACCGCTATTTACGTTTTTATTCCAGCGGTTTTGTTGGTTTGAGTTGTTATTTTTATGAGTAAATTCGGAAATCCCGAATTTATTATATTGTCTATTTTTATTATTATATTGGTATGCCATGAAAACCTCTCTTGACTTTCGTCCCTTATATTATATCATAAATATAAGGGATTGTCAAGTAATTTTAAATATATTTTTTAATTTTCTTCAGAATTTTCTTCTCTTCTGTCGAGAATGATTTCCGATTCGTCGGCTGTAACATACATAAATCTGTTTACGCCCCACTCTCCATGCAATGGATCGTGGTCATAACTAATACGATAAATACCAAGACCTTCGTATGTTAATAAAAGTTGATTTCCATTTTCAAGAAGAACTTTACAAACACTTGCAATTGCTTTCCATAATTCTTCTTCTGACTTATATTTTTCGCGGTCTACTACAACGCAAGGTGTATTAATTTTATTATTCATAAACAATTTCTCCTTCTTCGTTTATTAAGAAACTTTGTGCCTCTTTTGAAATAGGCATAAGTTTGTACTTTCTTCCAAGAAATTCTTCGCCGTCTTCGCATTCTGTCGGTACATAAGTTTGTTTTTGTTCGATACAATCAAGTATGTCATCACCAAGTATCTGCCAAGCAAAATCCCAATTAAATTTCGTATATGATTGCGATAAAGCTTTAATGTATGTCAGCGTTTCCATTGTGGTAAGTTCGAGCGTCATCAAATCATTTTGAATTTCTTCTTTGATGATGTCGAGATAGCCAAATCTTATATCTTTAAAATCTTCATCGTCAACATCGAAATAAATACTGTTGATAAGAGTAATTGCTTTTTTATTGCAATATTTACGATACATATCACGGAACTTTTGAAGAATATCTGGAATTATGATATAAGAATTTAAATCGTAATATGGAAGCATACTTGTACAGTTTTTATTATATTTAATATCAAAATCGATAGATTCGATATCACGACATAATAAATTCATCGTACAATTTGTATTGATAAGAGGAAGAAACTTATGATATTTCTTTACAAAATCATTCTCTTCTTTTGTTTTATTTTCTTTTACAAGAAGCTTTTTAAGTTTCGTTCCGAACATACATTTTGATGTTTCATTATACGTATTTTCGTATTTCTTATATTTTTCGTTTAATTCTGGATATAAGTATCTGAAGAAATAAGGTTTTTTGGAAATAACGAGTGAATTGTGATAATATTTTTCTTTTCTTTGTTCTTCGGTATCATCTTTGTCGATTTTCCAGATCTTAAGCCATTCATCCTTCGGAGGACCTTTGGCTTCAACGCCTTTAATTCTGTCAATTTCCTGACCGTTGATTTCTCGAAGAAGTTTTATGCGAAGCAGAAGCTCTTCCCGTTGCTTTTTTTGCTCTGGACGCTGAAACATCGGTAACATTGCTTCAATAATCGTTGAATAATTGCTGTAAGTTCCAACTTTTGTACCGAACCCACGAATATCTGTTTCTATGAAGTTTCTGTGGCAGATTTTATGTGAAGGTGCTGGCTGTTTTTTGTATGTGATAGGATTTGTATAGTCCTTCATCGAACCCTTTAAAAATATCGGATTATTTGTGCTCATACAAATATCACCGTCAAAATCGCTGTCTGAGTGTCGGAGTGTGCTTAAATCATATATTGAATAAACAATTCCACTTTCGATCCATTTGTACCATTTTGTTGTTTCTTCATTATCAAACAATTTGCAATGATTTATCTCGTGTTTATCAAGAAGTGGAGAACGACAGAGAACTATTTCATCGCCAATATTTGCGCGATTTTTCCAGAAATTCGAATAAAAATGCTCGCCGGGTAGCACTCCGACGGGTGGCAATCCTAACGCGCTTTGACACTGTGCTATCGGATCGGAAATCATAAACGAATAATTTCCTTTAACCCATATTTTTCCAATTTTCGATTTATTGATTGATTCAACTATGTTTTTGTAAATTTTTCTTTGGACATAAGAATCTTTTAAAAATTCTGGATTTTTTACAACCGCTTTCATAGCAAGGTTTTGCGCTCTTGTATATACGTCGGAATATTCAATTTCCATATCTTGATTAAACCCGCCGAGCGAATATAACATAGCATATAAATCATCTCCGCTACAAACTTTCTGAAGCCAATCGATGGTAGGTTGAATTAATTCTTTAACATCTTGTTCTTTTATATTTAAAACTTGAATATATTGATAATTTGCAAGAACCCATTCGTCATCATATTTTTTGTTGTATCTAGATACACCCCATCCGATGTTATATTTAGTGGCGTACGAATCGAAATCTTCCCAACTTGAATAAGCTTTGTATTCTTTAAATTGACTTTCTGAAATCAAACAATCTATATCTTCTATTTTATGTGGTATTCCCCATCTATCATAAATAATAGATATATTGTGTTCGGCTGCATACGCTTTAAAATCGAACGGAACAAGATTTCCTTTGATAAACACGGAACGAACAACATACGAACTGGCAACATAATCAAGCCCCATTTCCTCAGACCATTTCATTGCCATTTCTGGAGAAACAAGCCCCTGTCCGTCACAGCTGTTCATTGTTACGTCTTGGACTCTTTCCTCTACTGCCTTTTTTCCATCTTCTGTGTTTATAATCCAATCGATTTTTTGATCTTTCAATGTTGTTTCAAAATCTTTGATTATACAAACACGTGGTTTCGAAACCCACATGATTGAAGATGTTGAAAGAGAGAAGTACGCGGACAGTTTGGCAATATTTGTTTCTGCAAGGCGATTATTTAAATCGCACATCAAACGCGTAAATAATTCTTCGTAAATGCGCTCCGAGCAGAATTGTACTGTGTTATGTCTGATTTGTCCTGCACTGGCACTAAAACGAACATATCTTACACCGTTTAAATAAAAACCTGCTTTTGCAAGCCTTCTATATTCCGATTTTTTATTTACGGTAACAAGAACAAAATCTTTAACAAATAACTTATTTAAAATTGCATACCAGAATATTCTTGCATCTTTTGCCCGACCTTCTTTCTTCGCACGCCTCATAGAACCACGAAGAAATTCTATTTCTTTAAATATCTCATGATGATTTCGATTATCACCATTGATAAAACGAGCTTGTTGAAAAGCGATGTTATCTCCGAGTGAAACAAGATTCCCGTCCAAAGCAGCCTGTCTAGCATCGTATGATGGGATATCGAGGTTGTTTTCACAAATAAACTTTGAAGACAACTTTATAATTTGATATAAAACTTGTTCGCGAGCCATTACACGCCCCTTTCTTTATATCTTTTTTCAATCAATTCGTATAATTTAAAGCTTAAATCTTCGAGATCTTCGAGTGTACCGTCATTTTCGATATAAAAATCAAAATCATAATCGTTCATCGCATTTTCAGAAGAATGTTTTCTTTGTTCTTCCGTCAAATCGTTTTCGATTGGTCTATTAACGAACAATGTAATAATTTCTTCCTTATCCGCAACGTTTGTCTCATTTGGATATCTACAATCTGGAATAATAACCACTTCTTCTGGACAACCAAGAACAAATTCTTTTGCGATTTTTACCCAACAATCAGATTTGTTGCTTCTATAAATATCTCCCGTGTGTTGAAGAATTGTTCTTCCAACAGGGCCTTTATCACCTCGTGTCCAATGATAAGCGTTTTCGCAAATCATTTTCAGCGGATCGGCGAAATGATAAATCAAAACGCGTTTTCCTTCTTCTTCATATCTTCTTCTAAGAGCTTCTGCGGTACTATCCTTACCGTGCCGCCCTTTACCAGAGATTAAAATAACCTTTTTCACTATATAAGGTTCTCCTTAATTTATAAATTCTGGATGTTCATAAAAGAAAAGTAAACTTTCTTCAATTAAATCCCAGTTTTCTAAAATGTATACGCTTTCTTTATCATATTCGCCAAGATATTGATTCCAAGGGAGTTGCATCCCGTGCGTAATCAGAATTTTAATCGGTGCATTTGTATTTAAAGAATCTGTTCTATCATCAATCTGAATTCCGCCAGCCATATCAATATGACCTTTGCCAAAATCGGAAAGCGTATCTGTGCTAAATCCAACCCCAACGACTTCGGCTTCTGGAAGATATTTTGAAAAATACTCTTCTTTCCTCCGAAGATTTTCAGAAGTTCCTTTTGTTACAATTTTTAAAGAAAATTTATCTTTATGTTTTCTCCAAAAGTTTTCAAACCCCTTTTTTATCTTTACTCTGTCAAAAAAATCTTTGGAGTTATAAATTTCTGTAACTTCAGCTGCTGTTACTTCATCGCAAATGGAATGGTAATTCCAATCTTCTAAATCCAAAATAGTTTTTGCAGGAGAAAGATTGTATTTTTCGTTGAGTATTTCAATTACAGCTTTAGATGAATCTAAGATTGTATCATCTGCATCAACATATAGAGTTACCATCTCATTTTCTCCTTTATTTTAATTTCTGTGGCTTCATCTTAACCACGATGTTATTATACCACATTTTACAAAATTTGTCAACTATTTTCGACGTATATTGTAAAATATTTTCACAATTTTTATTTTTATTTATTGACACATGTATATACGCGTGCGTACGCGCGTTTTTATTTTTTATATTATTATATTTATTATATATTATTATAAATATCTTATATATTATAATATTTTTTAATTTATTTTAGATTTCCCACCCAAAGAAAAACCCACCCAATAATTCCTTCGAAAAATTTTCGAAGTTCATATTTCCAAATCCAAAAACAAAAATAGAATTGAAATCAAAATTAGAAATATGAAAATAAGATAATCATTCATTACATTCTGCCCATAATATAGATTATATTTTAAATTATTATAATCACGATTATCTTTATTCACAGACACATTACTTAAACTTTAAGTAATTCCTCCTCCCGTCTTTTTTATTTGAGGTATAGTTTGGGAACCACGGTCCTCTAACGGCAATTATTCATTAGCCGAGCGAATATCTCTTGTTAGGCTCGCAACACCAATTAGTTTTGTATTCGGGACTTATATAAGCAAACCGATACTTGTGAAAGGGAAGATAAACATTTTTGCTACCCTTGATCAACGTTGACCTATTTAGTTTGCGGCTATTATAACATATATTCAAAAATAAGTCAAGTGATTTTGTGCTAGTTTCAGGAAATTTTTTAAATATTTTTTTAAAATCATTTGAATTAACTTGACAAATATTTAATAATATGTTATAATATATTATGAATAAAGGAGGTTTTCTTTATGAAAGATAAAAAAATGGAAAAAGAAATTTTAGATGTATATGATATATTCGAAAAACATAAAGATGAAAATTTTGAAGAAATCTTTACAAATTATAAAGAAGAATTTGTAAAATCTTTACCTTCGTTGCCAGATGGAGATTATAAAGTAAAGATTTTAAATAAACTTTACGATAATTATGTAAATATTGAAAATCAAGAACATAAATTGATAAAGTTTTATAAAGAGGAAGATGATTTCATAAAAACAATTGAAAATAAAGATATGAAAGCACTCTTTTATTCATTCTATGCGCTCCATAAATTAAATATGCACGAGAGTGGTTGGGATAGTTATGATATAGATAAATTGCGCGAGTTATCGGGTATTGAGAAGTTAAAATGCGAAGATTTGCCACCAGTTTTGAAATATGGAATTCAACTTCGTGTAAGTGGAAGTAAAAAACCGACGCAAACTTTTCATATTGATAATGGAGTTGCGGGAAAAGAAGTTTCGTGGAGTTGCTTCGACGATACTTTCAAAGAACGAATGAGGAGGTTGGTTTATGGAGATTGTGAATAAGTTAGAAGCAATTAAATATATGTTAAATAATAAATCTTACGTTCCTGAATTAAGTACGAATAAATAGGATGCTTGGCTCTTATATTATTTAAGAAAGAAAAAGGGAAAAGATAAAGACGAAGCGTATAAGATTTGGCTTCCGATTTACGAAACAGCGCACGAAAAATCTTCTGAAGGAGAATACCTTGGTGTTTTTTGGAATAAGTGGAAAACTTCCGCTTCAACCGTCCGTTTAAACAAACAAAATATTGCGACGATTTATCAAGAAGAGATTGACAGAATAAATAAATGCGATGTTAAAGCAACTTGGCAGAAGCAGTTATTGTTATTGATTTTAGTTTATGCGAAAATGACGAACAATTTTAGATTAAGCGAAATCAATCTTGGTCTTTTCGCGAAATATATCGGAAAGAAAACGAAAGATATTACCGAAAACCTTTCTTACTCGATGACACAAGAAGCGGTTCGAAACGAGATATTCGAAATAATTGAAATAAAAGAGTGGGATGATATTGAGGGTTGTTGGGAAACGAGTAGATATTTCAATATTCACGAATTTAAGAACGGTGATGTCGTTTGCAAGATATGGAACGGCTATCAAGTAAAAGAATTAGAGTATTTGTTTCCTATTATTAAAACCTGTGAGAATTGTGGAAGTAAGTTTCAACCGAGTTCTCGTGGTAAGACTTGTTTATGTGAAAAATGTTATAATAAATACAGAAAACAACAAATAAATATAAATGCAATTAAATATTATCATAATTTTATACAGGAAATCCCCTCTCCTTTATGAGTAAAGAAATAAAAAACACAAAATGTGAATAAAACGTTTCTTTCAAAATAACAGAACTCCGCACGCGTATAAGATAAGCGGACCACGCGGAGTCGATTTGCTTTCATGGCTCAATTGGCAGAGCAGCTGACTTGTAATCAGCAGGTTCTCGGTTCAAGTCCGAGTGGAAGCTCCATTTACAAATGGTTTCCGCCGTCTGGTGGATTGAGATTAAAAGGAGATAGAAGTAATGATTGAAGAAAAATTTCAAATGTTAGACGGCGAGAATACCGATGAATACACAATTCGTATTTGTTCAATGCGCGAAGACGAGAATTTAACCTGGCAGGAAGTTGCTGATATAATCAACGAAGAAACAGATAGAAGTTATTCTGAGAAAAAGTATCGCACTGATTATAAGCGTTTTTGCGAAGGAATGAATAAGGGTTATGAAATTGCAAAAGAGGAAAGCGATAATTCTTCTTTATCACAAGAAGAAATTACTGTTAAGCTTCGGGAATTCGAAAAAGCAAAAATTAAAATGCGCGATGAGCGTATTGATTATATGCGAATTATTCGAGAAGAAGCTCGCAAAGAATCTTTTGTTGATTTGGTTCGTCGCGTAATTCAAGAAGAAGTTAAGCCATACGATAGCGGAGTTTATATTCTTCCAGAAGAAACGTACGACGATGATATGATTGTTTGTTTGAGTGATTTACATACTGGAATGGTGTGCGATAATTATTGGAACAAATTTAATACTGATATTTTAAAGCAAAGACTCGATAGATATTTGGTTGAAATATTAAAAATTCAAAAATTGCACAAGTGTAAGAATTGTTATATTGCACTTGGCGGTGATAATATCAGTGGTTTAATTCATGTTAATATGCGCTTGCAAAATAATGAAGATGTTATCAGACAAGTGAAAATTGCTTCTTTACTTATAGGCGATTTTATTAAAGCACTTGATGATTCTAATTTGTTTGAAAGAATTCAGGTAAATAGTGTTGCAGGAAATCACTCAAGAATTTCTCCGAACAAACAAGATCATTTAAAAGGCGAAGAACTCGACGATTTAATTCCTTTTTATTTGAATGTTATGTTTACGAACAGACCAAATGTAAAAGTGTATGAAGATTGTTCGATTGATTCTACTATAGATAGTATTGTAACACGCGCGGGAAGATTGTTCTATATAACCCACGGAGATAAAGACTCGGAAAAGGGCGTTGCCTCACGACTTACAATGATGTTGGGAAGAAAACCTGACGGTGTAATTATGGGACATAGACATCATAACGCGTATAATACTATCGATAATGTAAAAATTATACAAAACGGCAGTTTTGAAGGCGTTGATGACCATTGTATCAATATGCGTATTTCTGGTTCGCCAGAACAAGTCGTATTCCTTACAAACGCAGACAGAGTTGTTAAATGTTTGTATGATATAAATTTGGGCTAATAACCCCGAATAACCCCTCGCAAAGAGGGGTTATAATTTTAATAGATTAAAAGGTGGATAGAAGATGATTTTTAAAAAAACACCAGTAGATAAAAAGTATGATGCTGCTGGCGATGATGAAGATGCTTTATCTTCTGAAAAATACCCTCCTCTTGGGAATTTTAATACCGTAAGACAACAAGGTGGTTGTTTCGGGTGTGGGGCAATACGAAAAATCTCATCTTATCCCATCGTTCATCCAAAAAGCGGCTGGGGTTTGATGGATAAAAACGGCAAAAAACACTTTGTGTTTTGCGAAAATTGTTTTGCAAAGTTAATAGATCAATATACCGAAGAGGCGCGTGGAAATAAATATAAAGCTTTATATCGTATGTGTATGTATACAGGTTATTATTACGACGATAAGCTTGCACACAGGGTTATAGAAGAAGAACATAAATATGACGATAATACCCCAGTTCCAAAATCTTATCACTGGGGCTTGCTTTATAATAAAGCAGTTCGCGAAGATTTGATACTTTCTGATAAGACATTTTATGATTCCGATAATATTATGTTTGAGGAAGTTGTAAAATATCATAATCAACACAGTGTTGAAGATTTAATGTCTGATGAAGATAAAAATAACAGAATTACAATTTTATCAGTTTTTCACTGCGATCCATTTGAAGACGAAGAATTATTGGATAGAGTTAAATTACAAAACGACCTTGTAACAATGATTGACGATTCAATGGCGGACGATATGGTTCGTCAAAAAGCGGCGATTGAAATTGTTCGTTCATTCCATCGTATCGATAAAATTAGTAAGGCTTTGCAAGAATTACAAACAGATAAAGATACGATGCTCGAACATACGAAAGAGATTAAAGAATTATCTGAAACTAAACAAAAAGAAACAAGCTTGGTAACTCAATTCTCAAAAGACCACGGATTTGCCGAAAAATACGCCACTGCAAAATCAAGAGGCTCTGGTTCACTTGGTTATATTATAAAAGAAATGAACGAGAAAGGATATGATAGGGGTGCTGTTAATAAATTTGATATAGACACGGCAGCGGCAATGAAACAGGTCGCGGATATAAGTTCTTCATCAATGGCGAAACAAGTTGCACTTAGTGATTCTGATAAAGCAGTTATGATAAAAGATCAATCGATAATGATTAATCGAATGAGAGAAACGATGGAAAAACAAGCTGAAGAATTAAGATTACTTCGCGAAAAACATTTAAAATCTGAATTATTAGACGAGTATAAAAAAGATTTAAAAGATAAAGGTTTAAACGAAGAGCAAATAGACAGAGCTGTTAAAGAAGAATTGGATAGAAGGATACCAGTTGTATAATGATAAGCGTATATAAGAATTCTACCGAAATAGAAGTAACTACTCGTCGTGCTGAAATTTTTGAAAAATATAATAAAGTAATTCAATATGGAAGAAGAAACCCAGTGTGGTTTATAGAAGAGATTTTTAAAGTTCCTCTTTTGGATTATCAAAAATATATTATAATGAATTCCTGGACTAAATAGCGTGCGATATGGGTATGTTCCCGTAACGCGGGTAAGTCCATGATGGGTGCATTATATACTATGACAAAAGCATTGTTGTTCCCGTCTTTTGAATGTTGGTTTATGTCTTTGAGTGCAAATCAGGCACAGACAACATTTAAAAAATTGGAAGATATTGCTAAAAAGAATATACCTTCACTTATTGGTTCAAGTGACGTTTTTATGAATGAAACCGTAAAATTACAAGCAAATTCTGACGGTTTCACACACCAAAAATCGAACCATGAAGTAAAACTTTATAATGGTTCTCATATTACAACGTTGGCTGGTAAACCAGAAACGACTGTTGGTATGCGAAGTCATTTGAGCGTATATGATGAAGCTGGTAAAATTTCTGCTGAATATTATGGTTTAACAGAACCGTTTGCAACGCAAGATACCAACTTCAAAACTGGTGAAAAAATTGATTTGAACGTTATTCCAAAAATGATTCCAACACAACTTCTTTATATGTCTTCTGCGGAAGATACTTCTTCGTATTTATGGGATATTTATAAAGAAGGTGCGAAGAGAATGATGATGGGTGATAACACTTGGTTTGTTGCAGATATAAATTGTGAAATTCCGTTACACCCCACAAAAGGCGGTAAGCCGTATGCTCCATTGTTAAATCAACAGGTTGTTGATGACGCTATGCGCGTAAATGAATATAAAGCATTGAGAGAATATTATAATATATTTGATACTACTGGTGGTAATGATGCTGTTATCAATAGAACTATTATTATGAGAAACGAAGAAGAGTATCTTCCCGTTTTTGCCAATGACAACACGGTTACGCCAGGAGACAGAATATATGCTTTGTGTTTCGATCCTGCTTTGATGTCAGATAACTCAATTATTTTGATTGGAGAACTTACGAAAAAAGACGGAGTTGGTTGGACTGGGAGAATAGTAAATTGCATCAATCTTATCGAATCTTTAAATAACGGAGAGAAGAAAATTTTAACAGCAGTTGAACAAGTAGAGCGTTTAAAGAAATTGATTATTGATTATAATGGAAATGCACCAGAGTATAAGAATTTAACGATATTTATAGATCCTGGTTCTGGTGGTGGTGGACATATATATTCAGATATTCTTATGCAGAATTTTGTCGATGAATATGGAATTAGACACTTTGGTTTAATTGACTTGGAAGATGAGAAATCTGCTTTGGAACAAAACAAATTCCCGCTCGCCGTAAGAGATGTTTTGCATTTGTATACTGCAACAAAATATAAAAACGAGTTTTACAGTGCGGTAACAACAATGTGTGAACAGGATTTAGTTAAGTTTCCTTACACAGATTCGTTCGGTTCTAAAAATTTTACTATAAATGGGCAAGAAGTTGATTTAACAAAAGAAGAGAGAAGAGCGTTGGTTGAAATTGATCTTTTAAAAGAAGAAGTTTTGTCAATTAAAAGAACAAAGACGGAAGCAGGAAATATCCGTTATGGATTATCAAGCGAAAAAGAACGCCGTATGCACGATGATAGAGCCTACTGTTTCGCAGCTTTCTGCTATTTGTTATCACAATTACGCAGAAAAGACGCCCTCGGCGGCAATGATGTAAAGCAAGATATGTCTGCTTTATATAAACACGCACCAGGACAAGTCAGTAAAGCATATAAGAAAAAAGTTAATCCATTTTTGGGTGCAAGAAATCCTTTTGCGAGGAGATATTAATTAAGATGTGTTTTGAATTATTTCTAGATTTAAGTAATGTAAAGTTAAGTGAAATAATGAAGATTAAATTTATCGACAATATGATTGCAGATAATAGCAATTTATATATATGGTCAAATGACGAAAGTATCGATAAAAAGAAACTTTTGTCGAAATTAAAACGAATTGGAATAACAGATGTATACTGCAAAGAGTTATCTTTAAAAGATGTTGATTGCAGAAACGATTTTGTTTCTACTTGGTTTCACGAACAGTATACAGAAAGTTATTTAAAGAAATTCGAATCAGAACATCAACAAGAATTGGTGGATATGCAAAAAAATATTCAAAAAGCGAAAGACCTTATAAAACAGAGAATTGCTTGCGAATAAAAAGAGGGATAAATTCCCTCTGTATTAGGTATTGGTGTAAGTAGCACAAAATGGTTTTGGTCCAAATCCAAAATACCTATTCAAATTAATATAATAAAAAGGGAGGTCTGTATATGGCGAGTTCCAATAATACGGAGAAGAAGAAAGTCGGAAGACCTAAGAAAGTACAGGCTACACCTGTTGTAAACGAAGAAGAAAAGAAGTTGCGTATGGAAAACACTGGCGATAATATTGTTACCATTGAAGATTTGCGCAGAGATTTAACCTCTATTTACCAAAGAGTTTATGGCCATTACACAAAAGAAGGCGTGCAAGGAAGTATTGTAGATTGGAACAAATATAATCCATTTTTACAAGAAGACAGACTTAGACAGACTTTAACTGCACAAGGAAAGCAACTTAGTAAAGAAGATTTATATAAAGCGATATCAAATCCAGATGGTAGTGAAAATGCTTTACAGGGACAATCGTGGCAGGAGTCTTTTAATCAATATCTTTATTATAAGATGATTAGAATGTCAGCAGACGTTCCTCTTTATAAGCATTATATTACACCAGAATATTTAGAAGCAAAAGATTATAACTCAAAAGATTTTAAAAAAGAAGATAAATATGTAAGAAAATGGGTTCAAACGTTTGATATTGTCAAAACATTAAAAACAACAGCCTTGGAAGTCAAACGCGCTGGTAAAGCGGCTTATCTTCTTAGAAATAGTGTTGATTACGAAAAAGGGGAAGTAAATTATTGCACTTGGCAAAAGCTTCCAGATAATTTTATCAAGATTACCGGGATTGGAGAAAAGACGTATCTAGTAAGTTTAAATATGTTATTATTTTTAAACCCCGTCTTCTCATTAGATTACTATCCCCCTTATATAAGAGATATTTTCGATGATATGATCAACAAAGGGGTTATTTCTCCGAGTGAGTTTGGACCAAACGGAAACGTTGTGAGATATTCTTTAAACTCAGAAGAATTTTACGATTATAATAACGCAAGCGGTATCAAACAAATTGTTCGTATGGGGCGTAAAACAGATTATATGTTTTGGGTTCAATTACCGCAAGAAGTTTGTTATGTATTTTCATCAGATGCTTCTCACCCTTGGAAGATTCCAGACACGACTGGACTTTTGGGACAATTAAGAGAACTTTCTGATTATGCAACCTTGGCTGGTTTAATTGCAAGTACGCCTTTAACAGCGTTACTTACTGGTGAAATCGAGCCAATCCCAGATGCTCGTCCTGGTGCAAACCAGAGTATTTTCGGTATTGAAGAAATTACCGGTGCCGTAAATAACTTTAATGCTATTACATCAACAAATGTAGAAGCACTTGGTTTGCCCTTAAAAAATATCAAATTACAAAGTTTACCTTCGCAGCCAAACAGTTCTGATCTTGTTACAAAAGCTACACAGAACGTAATTACAATGGCTGGAATGGGTGGTTTGATTGCTGCAACAGACAAACCTTCTGTAGCACAAGTTAAAGCCGCACAATACCTTGAAGAAGCGCAAGAAGATTATGTTACAAGACAATTTGAATCTGTATTAAATTATATTATAAACCACTTTATTGGTTGTAAATATGAATGGAAATTACATCTTTGGGGTGGCATATTTACATTCGGAGATGACGTGGCGCGTATGAAGGAGATGTGGCAGGGGGGTGCTACCTTCTTAATGCC